ATCCGGATTTGGGAGGAGCCACACTACTACCTTTGCCACATGATGGAACTGCGCTTTACGAATGATACGGCGGTTGGCAGCCGGCTCGATTATGCTGCCCATGAGGAGCGTCGTCGGTTTTGCGTTCAGGACCGCGTTGACTTTCCCACCATTGAGGCGATGGCGCGTGAATTGTACATCCGGCGCGTCAGGGATCGCACCATTCATTTTCGCGTCGAGCGAGCGCGGGAGCGCGGCGCCATTCGCTCAACGAATGATTGGAATGCGTATAACACTGACGCCCATCGCGAAGCCGAAAGATGGACCCAGGCTGCCTATTCCTATCGAGATCAGAGACGAGCCATGAGTCACAGTTTTCCAGCCCCGCGCCGCCCGGTGCAGCGGGCCACCTTCGACCGCGAACTATATGAAGCCCAGAGACGCCTCCGCGAGAGGCTACAGGAGAGGCTTGATTTCGAACGCGATCCCTATGCCCGCCCCGATGCCATCCAATGGATCGAAGCCAGCGTCAATGATCTGCTGCGCCAGTATCCGCATTTGCGCAATGAGGTGCCGCCTCCGGCTGTTCCGGTTACCGGCATCATGGATGCCCATAACAAGGGCCGCGAACTGCTCTGGAACAACATCACCGAGGCCCAGAAGATCAGCTTGAAGACGCGGGGCTATTTCGAGGTGATCGGCAACAGAAGCGGCCATACCTACCGGATTTATCATGGCACCCAGCAGAATGTGGTGAAGCTGCCGGGGCCGATGCCAAGGCCACGCCCGATACAGCGCGACTACCGGCCTGGAGGTCGGTTCGGCTGGCTGAACCCATTCCGGCTTGAGGAGACACCGATCGACCTGTGGGCCAGGGAGCGCGAACTCTACAGCCAACCCGACCCCAGGGGCTTGTGCTTTGTCTATGAAGGCTTGGTGCCGGGCGATGTGATGCTGGGGCAAAAACTGTCGATTGAGACGGAAGAAGAGGAGGTGGCGAAGGTGGCCTTGTTTTTCGGCAGCGCCAGTTTGGGCCTGCTGACCTGGGATTGCGCGGGCAAGGCGGCGGACTATTGGCGCGATATGCCCTGTGCCCCGCCAGCCACAGCAATGGGCGCTTGATCTGGAAAAAGCGCAGTTTTTGCTTCTTCTGCCAGAAGTCACCTCTATAAGCTCGCCCGATATCCCGATTCAGTCTCGATTCGAGGGCAGGTCACGGGATGAGACAAAACGAAGGGAAGACAGATGACAACTTATTCTCGGCTTGCTGCTGGTGTCGCGCTCGGCGCGCTCCTGATCGCAGCGCCTATTGCGAGCAAGGTGTTTGCTGCTGACATCAATGGCGGCTCCACCAAGGATACCATGGAGTTCGCAGAACGCGGCAGCGTCGTGAACTGGACCGGCTTCTATGTGGGCGGTCAGGTCGGCTATGGCATCAATACCATGAACTGGTCCCGAACCGACAACTTCCCGGCAGTAACCCGAGAAGTTGAGGCTGCTGCATCGCGTTGCTGGGCTGAATTCGCCAAAGGCTTCGAGGATATTGGCAATCCTTGGGACCCGAATGATGAGCGCGTTCACGACGCCGAGATTCACGCTGGCGCATCGGTGACCAACGTTACCTCCGACGAGTGCGACCAGCTCCGCGCCATGCTGCCGAATGACCCGTCCATCACCAGTGGCTACAACGCCGCTGTTGAGGCTCACACCGAAGTCGTCACGCCAGCGGCTACCGTGAAGACGAGTGGCAAAGAGTCCGACAGCGGACTTCTTGGCGGTGCTCGCGTTGGCTATGATCAGGCGCTTGGCCGCATCGTGGTTGGCGTGTTCGGCGACTATAACTGGTCAGCCGTTGAGGGTCTGGACGGCCAGTGGCTTGCTGCCGCACGCGCCGGCTTCATCGTCGCTCCGCGCACCCTGCTCTATGGTCTCGTGGGCTATGGCCAGTCTGATTACGATGGCGTGGACTTCAAGGGGATTACCGTTGGTGGCGGCGTCGAATTCGCCGTATCCGACAACGTCTTTCTTGGCCTCGAATACCAGCATGCCTTCTATGACACCGAGACGCTGGTCAACACGCCCAACCTGAAGATCGAAGCCGATGCGGAGGAAGACCGCATCATGGGCACCCTGAAGATCAAGCTCAACGGCTTCGGCCGCTAAGAAAGAACGCAAATGACGAAAAAGTCTTACACCGAGATGACGATCGACGAACTTCGTGAAGACCTTTGGGGTTGGAATGATGAGTCGGAGGATCGCTTGGAGTGGATTGAATTCACCCCAAAACATGGTCTGCGCTCGGAGCTGATGGCAAGCATTCAGCGGCGCGACGAACGGAGATCGCGCCGCTAAACGGTCGCATGCGGGGGCGGAACCTAAGATTCTCCCAGTTTCGCCTCATAGCCCTCCGGTTGATCTCCCAAGCAGCCGGAGGGCATTTGTAAATTTTCCCCAAAGTAAGAGAGTAGCCATGAAGAAACTAACCATAATCACCGCAGTTTTCCTGGCGCTAGCCACCCCAGCAAGCGCCTACAAGGCCGGCACCTGGGAAATCACTCCAGCATCCGACTCTTGTTTGGCGACCCAATATGCACCGCAGGGCGGTGTAACTTTGCACGTCTCTGTCGGAAAGGATTACAATTGGGGTATTGGGCTTACCGATCCCTCCTGGAGGCTTAATCCAGGAGCAACTGTCCCGATTACCGCTATCGTTGACGGTCAGATCGTTGCTCAAGGTAGTGCGAAGTTTCTTAAGAAAGACACTGCCTTTATTCCTCTCTCAGGCGTCCACCTATACAAGACGCTAAGAGCCGGAAATAGTATGATCATCAATCACCCGGCCGGGAATTTGGTGTTCAACCTTCAGGGGACGGCTGTGGCGATGGCCGAGGTCGTAAACTGTGTCCGCAATCTGCATGCGCCAGCTCCACAAGTCGCAAGGAATGATGTCACCATTCTTCCACCAGAAGATATAAAGGGTGTTGTGTCAGACCTTATGACAAAGAATGGATCGCAGTATACTATTGTTTCAGCCAAAGCCGGAGAGGAAGTTGTCTTTAACTATGACAACGGGAAGCTTGGCAAGCTGATAATCGCCACCGGCAACACCAAAAACGTTGATGATTACACATCTCTATCTCTCGGCGATCTAGCCAAACCCTGCGTCGGCAACTTCATGTCTGGCGTAAAGGTTATCGCAACAACAGATGGGAGCGCGTCTCGCCGGATTGATGGTGAGTGCCGCACGCAGGATGCAACTATCTCAGTTACTGCCGTCATTATAAGGACTCAGACCGGAACCCTAATGAGGCTCGTGACCGCCGAGAAGCAAGGCGATGAGCAGGGATGGAAGCCGGCCCCCAAAGCCATCCCTGACGCCAGCGACCAACCGGGTTTGCTTGAAGTCTTTCAGAAGAACAGGCGTGACTGAGATTTCTGACGAGGACTGGGACGCGACTCATGCGAGCATAAACAGCGCTCGCTGTTATGAGGTAGCCATCAACGCATTGCGCGAAAGGTGGCTCCAAGACCAGAAAGAGAGAAGCCATGATGAAAATGATAATCCCCCTGGCCATCCTGCTAGCGATCCCCAATGCGGTAAACGCTGACGAACCCTATGCCGGCTATGAGCAGGATCGCGCCCGCGCCGAGCGCCAGGACTACATCAAGAAGGTCGCCGGCTCCATCTGCGGACGCCATGTCTCAGTCGGCGAATGCCGCCGCCGCATCCAGCGTGAACAAGCTCGCCGGGAGAGAATCTATGTGGCTGAACCGCGCCATAGCCGTGATCGCTCTTACAGCGAGACTCGGGATCGGGATTACGATCGCCGTTACGCTGGCTCTGGCCGCTGCTGGCGTGAAGTCATTCGGGCCAAAGGCCTCCAGCGCATCAAACGTCAGTGGGCCATCAATACTGCCATCGAAACTTGGCAAAAGGAAGTGCGATACGACGCCGGAGAGGCTTACATGTCCTGGCGCCGAGCCGACAAAATCGGTGGCGACGAACAGCCCGGCGTTACCTGCTCCGAAAGCAGCGTCTCGCAATTCGGAATCCAAAACTATCGCTGCGAAGTCAAAGCCAGACCGTGCAAAGGCAGTTGATAACGTGCTCATCGGTGGACCGCGATAGCTATGAAAGTAGACGACAAAATCGCCATCACCGGCCTCAATATGGCCGTGCGCATCTCCATCTCCGGACGCGTCAGCCGGGCCGTCAAAATCCACGAAGTCGAAACCATGGCCCGGCAAGCCTACTTTAAAGAACGCCTCAAACACCCCAAAGCCGACTGCCTCGAATCCGCCCAAACCGTCGCGCGGGCCATCCCAAGCTTCATCGAGACCGCGCCCATGCCCGGAGAGCTTCGCATCCCATGAGCTTCACCCTCTTCACCACCGCATCCGGCACCCCAATCCTGATCGGCGACAATGGCCTTGTCATCGAGCCAGAAATGCGCCTCGGCGAAGATGTCGGCGCCTCGATCGTCACCTTGCCGCACACCAATCGTGAAGGTAAGGCCAAAATCCACGTCAAAGAAAAATTCGCCAACATCGCCGGCTGCCTCCGGGTGGTCAACATCCTGGACAAATCTACCAGCGAGCGCGCCCAGGAAGTCACCGCACAATTGATCGGCGAACTGGCCGATACGGAACAGGCCAAGCCAGTTTTTGATATCGCCGAACTTGATGAACATCCAGACCCGAGGGCTCCACACCAGAAGCCCAAGCGCGGTAAAAAGAAGGAATCCGTTTAGCGTCTCCACCAGGAGATGCGGCGCAAGGGCCGGAAGTTGGGGGACTTCCGGCCCCTTTTTAAAAGGGGGCCACTATGCGCCACCTCGCCCGCCACGTGCTCATCAGTACCCGCATCCGCTGCAAGGGATGCGGATGGTATTATAATCCCGCCGATGGCTTCCGAGGCACCTGCCTTGCCTGCCTCGATCCACTCGGCGCCATCGAAGCCGAAGACGATGATGGCTTCCATCCCCCCCTCCCCGAGCCACGCTCGCCGATCGAAGCCAAATTAGAGAAACGCTTGAATCGCGCAGAACTTGCACTATATTATCTGCACGATACGCTGGTCAGGCTATCCAGCCGGCACCTGCCAGCACCAAAAGAAACCGCAAATGCGCTCGCCGTATTTGACCAGAACTTCCCGGAATACGCTGCCCATTGATCGAATGAAATCCAGTATTTAGCTGGCAGCTTCCATGATCATCGTTGCCCAGAGCAACCATGAAACCCCTAGGGAACATGGCAACGATCCCAACCCTCCGTCGCCCAGGTCCACTTTGATGACCATCGAAAATATGGCGACGGCTTAACCACGGCCCATCGCGATCATGATACCCACCAGTCTTGTGGCCGTTAAGGAGAGCGCCATGACGTAATGTTCAACAGATCAAGGACTTACGTCATGGCGAACTTCCGCCGACGCCGGCCGCGCATTCGCACGCATCGTGCGATCCGAGGCTCAGACACAAGCTGGCGCGCAAAATGGGGCTTTCACCCCGCGCGCATCACCAAGGAACACTGGAAACTTGAGGGCGCTGAATGGGATGCGCTTTGGCATCCCCGTGGTCGCCACGGCAATAGCGGCAAGAAAATCGGTGGCCCATATTGCCCTATGCATTCATACCCCAAGCGCCACGATCTTATGCACCATACTCGGCCACGCCGTCGCCGAACCAAGATCATAGAGATCGCCATCGCGAAAGGCGCAAAAGACCCAGATAATGTGTGCTGGCCGCTTGCCAAAAAGCCTCACATATATTACTGGTAAACCCGTCCAGCACACCCGCGACTCTCAGTGCCCGAGAGAACGTGCCCTACTATGGATCACCCATCCATAATTCGCGAAGTGTGCTGGACAGTTCTCCAGGGATCAAGATGATGGTATAGTCGGGCATCACATTCATTTGTCGAAGCCAAGGAGTCCCGTATGAGTGACGATCCCCGCAAAAATGCCAGAAAAATCTCACGGCACCAAACCGCCAATGCCGAACAAGCCAAGCCGAAAGAAATAGCCGCCGCCGTCAAAGAAGTCTCGTCTTGGGCCGCCGTCTACCGGATTTTCGATGTCGCACGCAGCCCAAAAGCCCAGACCATCTTGCGCGAAAAAGCCAAGCAACACGGCATCAGCACCGAACATTTTGCCTGGGCCAGCAATACCAATCCTCACACCGTACTCGACCGCAAAGAAGTCATCGCCAATTACACCAAACGCAAGGTCAAGGTAAAAAGCGCCCGCTATAAGGAGCTGCTAATCGCAGAAGGCTTGATCGACAATCATTGCGATTGCGGTCAAGGCCCAATCTGGAACGGCCTGCCCCTCAACTTGATCCTGGCGCATAAGGATGGCAATAATCGCAACAATGAGATAAGCAACCTCAAACTCATTTGCCCCAATTGCTATGCGCAAACCTTCAGCCCAACCAAGGGCCTGAAACGCCGCACCGCCACCTTGCGCGAACGGCGCTATAAGGAGATGGCGATCGCCGGCAGGGTCAATGGCGAGTCGACCGGGATCGAACACTAAACGGAGCGGTGGCCGAGAGGCTGAAGGCGGCGGTTTGCTAAACCGTTATACGGTTGAAAAGCCGTATCGGGGGTTCGAATCCCCCCCGCTCCGCCAAACTGCAATTCGAGGGGATAGCCATGGAAAACGGCAACAAACCGGCCCCGCGCCAAAAACGATCCGATCGCCCACGCGGCTATGTCAAAACCCTGTCCAAAGCCACCCTGCAAAATCTGGCCAACCAAGTCACAACCCTCTCCTCGCTCTGCCGAGCGCTGGGTGTCGCCGATCATGGCGGTGCCCGCGAAACCGTGCGAGTCAGGCTAAAAGAGCTGGCCATCGACACCAGCCATTTTCGCTTTCGGCCGAGCAATCTGGACAATATCAATGCCGCCAAACGACTGCGCCCAGAAGCGCTCTACACCAAAGGCAAGCGCTCCCTCAAACCGCAAGCCATTATCGAGCATCTGGTTGAGGATGGACTCAAGACCGGACTCTGCGAGGAATGCAGCGCCCCGCCAGAATGGCGCGGCAAGCCGATGCGCATGAAGCTAGAATACCTTAATGGCGATATGCACGATAACCGGCTGGAGAATCTGCGCATACTCTGCCCCAATTGTCAGGGCACCATGCCGCTCCATGCAAAAATGAAAGGCGGCTTTAAAAGCGCCAAAACCCGCAAAATCCGGCAAATCGATCGGCGCTATGCCGAACTCGCCGCCGAACTCAAACGGGGCTATTGATCCGCCCACTCCCGTCTTGGATCCCATACGAGAAATGGCGGATACTCCCCTTCTTCCGGCTCGTTGCGCGCTGTGCGATAAATGCAAAGCCTATGCAACGGGTCGGCAGAAGGGCCAATGCCTCTATGGCGGGCCGTTTACTGGCTTTGAAGTGGCTAAAGAAGAGGCTCCAGCGAGCCAAACTTATCCGTCAGAATCCCAAGCCGCATGCGTTCCAGAAGAACAATGATGGTGCCAATGTCTCCAGTAGAGGAGGCAAAATACTCCTCACCATCCTCGGTATAGCCCACCACGATCGCGGTGCTTAGCTCTGCATTGCGGGCGCCGTCAAGGATGCGATTGACCGGCAAAGGCAGCTTGGTTTGTACATCGAGAATATGGATATTGTCATCAGGCATCGGGCGAACTCCTCAAAGTCAGGAACTGTGTCCCCCGCGCTACAGCCATGACCGATGAGCTACGCTATAAGAATGGGACGGCCCCGAGACGCTTCACCTACATCGGGACCGCCCTGAGAGAAGCCCATCACCCAGCTTGCGGGGGCGAACAGGTGAGGGCAACGCACTCTCGATAAACTCAAACGCTATACAAGCTTTGAGACAATAATGAGGCCACAACACTTATCCCCTGGCGCTTATTAGCAGCCGGGGGATTTTGTTTTGGCGGCGCGCCGGAACGCCTTGCCTAAAGGGAACCGGTACGTAGTGCTGCATGGCCCGGATGCAGCGAACCCTCTAACCACCAAACCGGTTCAGCACTTGCCTGACTTCTTGATGCCGCCAGACGGCCCCTTGGGAGCCGGAGCCCCCGACGAGCCAGACTTGCCAGCGCCATAACCACCACCAGACGGACCCTTGCCGCCCGAGGGAATCTTCGGGCTCGTCGAGCTACCCTTACCTGCCATTTTACTCACCCTTCTTTTGTGGATAAACAGTGCGAATCCTATAGCAGATTCGGCCCGGAAAAAGCAGCTTATCCTATTGCTTATTCAGACTGGGGGACCAAATGGCAGAGAAAAATCCGGTATCGTTACGCACTTTCCAGCACCGAGGCGCTTCTTATCACCGTCGCGACGATGGCTATTTCAATGCAACTGAAATGTGCCAGAACAATGGGAAGCGGTGGAACGACTACTGGCGTCTTGATGCAACCAAAGCGTTCATCTCGGAACTCTCAAGGTCTGCGGGAATTCCCGCAGACCTCTTAATCCACCAGATTTCAACGGGTCCGAACCATCTGCGCGGCACCTGGGTACACCCTCGCGTTGCAGTCGATCTGGCCCAATGGATCAGTCCGGCCTTCAAGGTGAAGGTGAACGAATGGGTTGCCGGAAAGATTCTTGGCAAAGACCCAAAGCTCGTTGAACTCCGCAGCGCTAGCATCGAGAAGCGTAAGGAACATGTTGACGTTCTCATCGCGCATGGGTGCGAGACCAACAAAGACCGCAACGATCTCGGCTACGTTACAAACAGGGGCTATATTGGCTATAAACAGAAAAAGGCTGACGAATGGAAGCGGGAGTTAGGCTTGCCCGCGAAAGCCAATCTGCGCGATAATATACCGGGCGAAGACCTCGCTGCCATCTACCTCTACGAAAGCATCGCGGCCTCCAACATCGAAGCTAAGAATTTGTGGGGCCGCCATGAGTGTGGAGATGAAACGCACGCGGCAGGACGCGATATGCGCCGCTTTATCGAAACGCAGAAGGCTCCTGCCAAGCTAAGAAAGCCGGGCTAGGTCGCCCGGCAACTATTGTACAATTTGATACTCCTGATCAAGGCGGCGTTTTTTCGCCTTGAATCAGCTACCAGCCAGCCCGCAATCTGTATTGCGTCATTCCCCTTCACGCGCGGCTTGCGCTTGGTCTCCTGGATCAAATCTGCCGGCACCGGAGGGCAGCGCAGCGACGTGCTAATTGGTTCCGGCAAGCTGTTGCAAGCGCTTAAGCTGCTCAGGAGACAGCAGGCAATTAGTCCCCGTTTTAGCGCGGATGTCATGCGTAAACTCCTCAATAGCCTTGTCTAGCTCTTCGGCCTTTACGCGATCCAAATCGGCCTCCTTCTCGTGGTCTGCAATGATTTTGTCCCGCTGCACAATGGCCGTCTCCAATTCAGCCACCTTTTGCTTATAAGGTGCGGCTGCATCGGCACGCATGAAGGCGGTGAATAACACCCCCGCCAGCGCGATCGCGCCCCAGCGGATCAGCGGCACCGCGAACCAGCCCATCACCTTGGCAATGATGATCCCCATGGCTCTCTCCTATCGGTTCAGATTGATGCCCGTCTGGTGCTCGATTACGCGGCGGATTTCGATCATATCGGCATAGCGATAGAGCAGATAGGCCACCAACGGCACCAGGAAGTACCAGTAAGACATGCCCCAAGTGATGATGCTGACGATCTCGCCGGTCACCCCCTGGAGCTGCTTGAGATCATTGGTGAGCCCTTGCACACTATCAAGCAAGCCGGTGTTATCGGCCGTGACAACAACCGGCGCCGCCGCGCCGCCAACTGTCGCCGCCGCCTTCATCATCTTGGTGATCTTGATCGTGGTTGAGCCCGCCGCCAACAGCTCCTTGGCGCCTTCATTCGCCCGATCGCCGAGCGGCATTGCCACCGCCTGATCCGAATTCAACTTGGCCAGCGTCGCCGGCCCCACCCGGCCATCCGTCGTCAAGTCATTCTCAGCCTGAAACGCCAGCACCGCCGCCCGCACCCGCGCGCCAAACACACCATCAACCTTGCCCACCACATAACCAAGCGCCAGCAGACGGCTTTGCAGGGCCTCGACAGCCTCGCCATGATCGCCCAGCTCCAGGATATCATCCGCAGGCGCTTCGCAGGCTCCCAGGGCATTTACGGCCTTCTGGTAGCAAAGCTGACGGTCGGTCCAGCCAATCGGGAGCGCCGAGGATGCCGGATTGCCGCGATTGATGCCATTCGACACCGCCCGCAAGCCCTTCTCGCCCTTGTCAGCATAAGAGCAAAACTTAGCCAGCTCCCAGCACGCCGCCACTAACGCTGCGCGCGGGTCTTCGATGGTCTCCGGCTTGGAAGCGAAAGGAAGCCCGGTCTCCTTCTCCAGCCGCTCGTAATTGTCGCGACCGGTGGTTTGCATGAAAGAGCCGCCGCGAAACAGCCAGCCATCATTGGAGCCCTTGCGGTTCCCCATCCGGCCATTATAGACGCAGTTCGCCAGACCTTGCGGATTGCCCGCGAACTTCTTCGCCTCCGGGCGGCTCGGCCAGACCTGACCAATCCGCTTGGCGGTATAGTTAAGATTTTCCCTGACGATGGTAAGGCCGCCAGTCTCGTGGGTAACCTGCGCAAGAAAATGTGCCATTCTTGTTGGCGTATTGATGGCATATTTCTCGAAGGTGGCACATCCACCAACAAGAGCATCAATATAATCCTGGCGCGCTCGTGGCGCGATCTTACGGATAATCTCCGTCGTCAGCATGATAGCCCCCGCTATTCTCTCAGCGGCAGGCTAACAGATTCGCTCTGCCCTAGATGTATCCTTTGGGTAACTGGCAATGGTTAAATAGGGCATCAATATCACGCCATCTGGATATAAAAGCTGCTCAACGTGTTGCGGGAGACTTCATCGTCCATATCCACGGTCACGTCGGCGGGTGCTGAATTGTAAATTTTATAAGCAAGATATGCGTCACTGGACGCACTAGCCAATTCTCCATCCTTAGCTGGTGTCATCGTGCGCGGGCTGATCGGGTCACCGCAAGAATAGCAGCCGAACACCACCAATGGTGCGACTCCGCCAGAAGCGGCCACCACCTGAGCGGTAGGATTGGCATCGGTTGTTTGTTGGGTAAGCCCCGCCAGAGTGAGGAGGGTCGCGGCGATATCCCCTCGGAAGACATACATCAACTTGCTGTTCTGCGCCGAACCATTCATGCCGGTCAGCGAGCCCGACTCCGTTCCGACCGCTAATTTGTAGCTTACGATTGTGCGTAAAGCATTGCCCGCCGACGCGAGTTGGTTGGAGATCACAGTAAAGCCAGAAGGCGTCACGGCAGTAGGCGACCCTCCGGACTGGATAGCGGCATCGAGTAGCACAATCATATCCCCTGCCTGGATGCCGCCAGGGAAGTTGATCGTGCTACCGGCTGAAGTGGCTGATAGCACCTGGGTTATGGTGGTGAGCCCAGGTGCAGCGGCGAACACAAAGGGATTGATGATCATCAGGCTCATGTCCGCGACCCCAACAGCGTCACCTTTACACCCTTCCCTGGAGTCGAAGAGCCAACCTGATCAAAATCAATGGTAATCTCAGCATCATCAGCCAATGAGGCGTCAGAGATAACCGCTGCCGAAGCCGCTGTGGTCGAAGTCTCCTCGCCGGCATCGATACTCAGTTTGGTGGAGAGGATGGTCGTACCGTTCTCATTGATATCGATGATGATGGTCGAGCCGGTCGGCGCGGTATTCACCGAAGCGCGCACCCCCGTCAGGGTAAAGGCATAGGGCATCCGGAAGGTGACCTTCGCGGTGCCGGTGGTGATATTGGTGGTTTCGTCCGAACAGGCGATGATGATGCTTTCCGGATAACCGGTGCAATTGGAGAGTACGCCGGAAGCGGGGGTGCCAAGCGCGGGCGCGACCAGCGTCTTGTTGCTCAGTGTCTCAGTGCCGGCGAGCGTGGCAAAATCGCCATCGGTCAAAGCGGTATTGAATTGCGCCGTGGTGCCCGAGATCGTATTTGACCCCAGCGCAATAGTCTTGTTGGTCAGTGTCGCGACAGCCGCATTCTTCGTGGCGTCAGAAGTGTTATCGACATTGCCCAGACCCACATCACCCTTAACGATGCCGGTCGGTGTGGTGATATTGGGCGAGGTGCCAAACACCAGCGATCCCGAGCCGGTTTCGTTGGTGACCAAGGCGGCAAGATTGGCGCTAGAAGGCGTGGCCGCAAAGGTGTCGAAGCCCGAGGCGCGGGTGACGCCCGCCCAGGAAGTTAGGTCGGCATCCAATGGCTGATAGGTGGCCGGAAGCGTGGTGCCGAGCACCAGTTCGATCTTATCGCGCACCGCATTTTTGGTCGGCACGGTGAGGTCGCCATTCCAACCCGTGGCGTCATAGGCCTCATCGGCAACCGTCACCGAACCAGACAGCACGATATCGCTCGGCAGGCCAATCGTGGGATTGCCGGCGACGCCATCGCCATTGGTCACCTCAATCTCATTGGCGGTGCCGGTGATGGTCACATTGTCATAGGTGGCAACGCCAATCCGGGCAACAATGCCATTGCCGCTGATATTGGGGACTTCCAGCACATGAGCCCGGAGCTGGCCTGGGGTGGAGGCGTCAAAGTCAATGGTACCGCTATCGGTCGCGACTCGCTCCGCCGTGAGCGTGCCATTGGCCGTGGCGACAATATATTCCGCCCCAAGCGGCGCGACACCGTTGCTGAGCTGAGCAACAATCTCCTCAATCGCCGCCTGGACTTCCTTAGCCTCCAGGTCTGGGACTGGCTGCAAGACAACCCGTAAGGCCTGCTCCTGAGCCCCAATCTCAGTCTTAACCGCTGTCATTGCGCCCTGCCGTCAGGTGAAATTGAGGTAAAAACCGAGAAGCTGGTTAAAGCCACCGGCATCGCCAGCGTCTATGAAGTGATCATCTGGCGTGTCGCCGATATTATAGATGCGGTGACCCATCTTTAGCGGGGCATTGACGGATATAAGACCACTGGTTGAGCCATCGATCTCAAGAATAGCGTCCGATCCAGAGGTCCAGGCGATGCCGAACGCGATCGTAGGGAGCGTGCCGGCTGAGCTTCCGACCGTATCGCCACCGGGATTGCCGGACGTTTCGGCATAGAAGGCGTCTTGCGCACTGCTGATACTGCGGAGCTTGCTATTGCCGCGATAATGCAGGCCTAAAATCTGACGGAAGTCACTCGCTGTCAGGCCACTGAGAGTAGACCCGGCATCGCTACTTACGGTAATCTTGCCGCTAACGTTGAAGGCGGCATTGCCTGAACCCCACCGATTCTGGATCAGGGTAAACCCGGTCGGCACCGTCGTCTGAGTTCCCCCATATTCACCAGCCACATTGATGAAGATGATGAGGTCACCCTCATGGATATCCGAAGGCGCAGTCACACTGGTGTCCGTGCCGCCAAAGGCTTGAATAAAACTGATCGTCGTCAACTTCTCGACAAAGCTCGGCGCTCCTGCGGGGAAGTGACCGGGAAGGAAGGTCATGACCCCCTTACCCCTTCGCCCGCTTGGAGGAGGCAACAAAATGAGACGAGGTGACGCAATAAATCGAGATCAAATACCAGCGCCCGCTGTCGCAATCGGTGATGGTTGGCACCTCGCCCAAATATTGCGCCCCAAATGTAATGGTCCGATCGGTGGTGTCGTCGCCCTGCACCAGAATGGTGCGCCATGTGCCGGGCTGGCCATTGGTCGGATTGCCGATGGCGCGGTTAGCGGTGACCGTCAGGGAGAAATTGATGCCAGCATCCCAATCCACCGCGACCGTGCCGGCATCGGTGAGCGCGACCAGGGCTGAGGCGGTCTCCAAATCCTGCGCCATCACCGCCTTGGCGCCCGTTGCCGCCGAGCGGATTTCAGCGTCGGTGGCCATTTCAACAAAGCCCGCCGCCGATTCCGTTGGCACAAGCGAGGTGGTCAGATTAGCGAGAGTGATGCGCTTATTGGTGGTCGCCGACAGATCATAAATGACCAGCTCATCATCCGTCGCCGCCGAGGTGAGTTCGGTGGCTTCATGAAGCTGAAGGCCGGTGAGCGCCAAGCTGGTGGTGGCGTAAAAGCTGGCGACATACCAACAATCATCACCGCTGTCATAGGTGAATTTTTGCACCGAGCCACCGGGCATTGCACCGGTTGGCACGGCGGTGCCGGTTGAGACCCGGATGGCCTTGGCCCCGGTTGAATCCACATTGAGCGTCGGGCTGACGCCATTGGTTTCATCCATCCGCGCCCAGACTGTATAGCCGTCAACCAGCGGAGTCAGGCTCTGATTGGTGGTGATGGTATAGGCGGTTGAGGAGCCCCCGGTGACGATATTGCCAGCCTGATCATCGCGCCATTTGGCAATCGCGGCCATCATCGCACGGGAAGAATTGTTCACCGTCGAAGGCGATTGGCCCTCCCGCCAATTTATAGTGGAATCGGCGGTTGAATTGCTGGCTGCGGTTGTGCTCCAGAGATTGACAGTCATTAGCCCACTCCCAGGCCCTTATTCTGCCCTGTGAAGCCCCCGCCGCCAGCGCCCAATTGCGCCCGCTGCTGGAGGATTTTGCTCAGCGCCGCCAAATCGACCGGCTTGCGCTGGATGCCGTTTTGCCTCTCCTTCTCTCTCTCTTTTTCTTCTTCCGGAGAGCCAGCGGCTGCCGTCATCGCATTTTGCGCCAGGACAGCATTCGCATTACCGCCGCCTTCTTGGCCACCAGAACCGCCGCCCTGGCCAAACAGCGAGCCCAGCGCGCCAAACACTGAATTCTGGCCCCCAGCATTGGCCATATTTTCCATGCCGAGCCCCTTGCCGAGCCCAGCCATCAGCGAAGCATTGCCGCCAAGGGCAGAGAGAATGTTAAGCATGCCTTTGTCCTCTTGAGGGGCAGATGATGAAGGAGATGTCCTGGAGGCCGAGCCGGTTGGAGACTGCACGCTGGCCACCAGATTGGCCGGCAGCTCGCCGCCCATCACTAAGGCGGCCTCGCGCTTGCGCCGCTCGGTCAGCCCCGGCAGTGGCTCAAGCTGGCCGGTGCGCTCATTGAGGGCCTTGTTGAAGGCGAGCATGCGCGCGCCAACCCGCTCCCAATTGCCAGCCTCAATATCGGGCCGCAGCTTGTCGAGATCGTCTTCCCCCAGATTATAGCCAAAGGAGATCAGCGCCGCTTTCTGGCCGGGGGTGGCATTGGGGGCATTCTTCTCGACCCAAGCCATTGGCCCGGAGGCATCGCGCCGCAAATAGGCATCGGCTTTTTCCTGGGTGAAGGTCTCGCCGGGCGCCGCTTTTGAGCCATAGCCTCCCGAATATTGCCGGATGTCCCATTTGGCCCTGGGGGCAAAGCCCTCTTCGCGCTTAATCAGCGCGAGGGGATCAATGCCGTATTGTGTTTCGCCCGCCATAGCCTACCTCGGCTCGTGGGGGACGCTCAACAAACACCCCAGATTTAGTATGTGATCCTAGTGATTCGCGTGATTTCCCACAATCTCTTGCGAGGGGATTAAGTCCTCAAAATCAACTTCTTCGCCCGGCCGTGGCATTTTTCCCATGCGCAGAAGTTGTTCCTCGGCGACCGCGCGCATCCAAGTCTCGTAGTCAACGCCAGCCGGGCGAGCATGGGAGTCGCGGCCCTCGAAGATGAAGTCGAGATCAAGATAATCTGTCGATCCCTCAATCATCTCTGCCTGAAGGTCGGCGCTCTTTTTTTCCATAGCCTCATAGCGGTCTTTCTCCTGCTTTGTCCACTCAGCCATGAAGTTCCAGCCATATTTCTCTACAAGCTTATTCTGAAAATTAGCATATTGCTGATCAACCTTCTCAAAATCTTGCTCTAGCTTGAGGAAATCAGCCTTCATCTTTGGCGTGGTTACGATAACAACGCCATCGTCATCGTCATCCGGATTGATCTCCACCTCGACATCATCGCCATAGCGCTCCCTGGCTTTTTCCATGATCTCCTCGCGGTAAAGCCGGAGATCGAAGGCGATTTTGGTCGGGTCATAACGCTTCCAGAACGGGATATCTTTGTCCTGGAGTTCGTAGCCGTTCGGCTTGGCTCCGGAAACGATCAGATTGCGCTTGTTCAGATCGCGCATAATGCCGTCCATGAAGCGCTTCTGTTCGGCATATGGCTTGTTCAGGAAGTCGTCGGCAAGAAACAGCCGCGCGGTCTGGTCGTCGTCGATCCGAACGATCACCATGCCGCTCGCATCCTCCTCGCTACCAGCGACATATTCAAGGTTGGCTTCGTTCGTGCGCATGACGCTAAGCCCCGGCACTACCGGTTGGCGCTGTGCCCAGCGTTCCTTGATGGCTTTGAACACTTCCGCCCGGCGCATGACTTCATCATAGGCCTTGGAATAGTCTCGGGTCTGACCGGAAGTGTTGCCAAGGTTGGCTGGCGCATTGGCGAAAGGCGACTGCTTCTGGCGCTCGGCAGCCGACATATTAAGGCGGTTCTGGACTTCGCGAGCCTCCCATTCACCTGCGCTGTTGCGGTAGTCCTTGGGATCGACTAGCATGGACAGTTCAAGGACTCGGCCGTAATCCTTGATAAGCGCCTCGTATTCTTTGATGACAGTATCAATATCGGCGTGGCCGCGCTCACCCTTTGTCTCGCCGGCAGCCTTGCGCGCCCTGGCTTTATCCAGACCAGCGAAGGCTTCAAGGATGGCCAGCGCATTTTGCTCAGGCAGAGTCATCTTCAGCAAGGTTTTGCGATCTCGCCCATAAGTCGTGTTGACCCAATCATCATCGCGACCTGGATCATAGAGCGCAGTGGATTGCTTTTCGTCAGTGACGAAGGTAGAGGGGCGACCGGAATCCCGGAAATCCGACCCCTTCGAGAACCCCTCTCGGTTCTGAATGTAGTGCTGAATCTCATGCATCAGCACCGACTTAATGCCCTCTGGCGAAGAGGCCGAAACCTGGATTGGCTTGTAAATCTTGACGTTGAAGTGCCCACGCGGATCATCGCCCTCGGTCCACCGCGCCGTCTTCTCGCGCAGCGCACCCCTTTCCTGCACCCCCGCCCCATAGGTCAAATCCACCCGCATCTGACGCAGGAAGGGATAAGCGCTGTAGAGCTGGGGATGATCCAGCAGATTGATCAGCGGGATGTTGGTCTGTTTCTGGATGCCCCCGGCTGGCGCCGATTTCTGCTGGCCGCCCATAATGCGCTTGAAAAAGCCCGGCGACGCTTTGGCGCCGGCCAAGATTTTGTCCAGATTGGTGATCCGTGCCCGGCTATCATCGATCTCCCAGCGCCATTTGGTATCCGGGCCTTGTGCCCAGCCGGTTTGTTGCCAGATTTGATCGGGCTTGGCACCGCGCTCCTGCATGCGCTCGGCAGTGGGAAGCAAGCCTTTGGGAGCACCGATGGCGCGCTTGCCAGCGAGAGCATACATGATCCGGTCATCATTGGGATCGAAGGTGCCGCGATTGAAGGCGGATTTGATCTGGTTGGGGGAGAAGACGATATAGGTGGTGTCCCCCCAGCCATAGCCGTTACCATGCGCACCTTCATCCATAATATTAGTGGCTATTACGCCGTCAAAACCGGCTCCCTCAGCATACTCGGCAATATCATTGATGCTTTGGCCACCAAAACCGCTATCCTCTGGGGCATCATCCCAGCTTCCGCTATAGCCGTCCTCATTCTGGAAATCCACCACAAGCGGATTCTTCATGGAAAGGAAGACAGCATAATTGCCAGGACTCCCATCCAAGCGAGGATCAAAATCCGGATCGTCAGAGACTAATGCGTCAGCTCTGGTGCCAGAATAAGTCTCAGCTCCCAACGGGTGGTTAGTGAAATAGAAACCAGTTGCCCCTGTACCGCTTGATTTGTTTTGCATATAGGGATCGAAGCGGTCAAACCCGGCACGCTCGGTGCCGTGATAAACAATGCGCGGCTTGCCTTCAGCGTCCACCACCTTGCTATCGCCGAACCAGCGCTTGAAGGCTGAAGTCTGGGCGAGATCGCCCCCGGCACCAGATTGCAGCGCGAACAACGCCATCCTGGCTTCATCCACCAGCATCTCATTAAGGCGTTCGCGAAGGTCTGCCTCCAGGAAAGGTGTCGAGGCGAACAGCCCTGGGGAGCCCACCGCGCGCGGATCGAACAGATCATTGGCCGAACGCACTTGTTCAGGCCGCCAGACGATCATGCTGTCTTCGCCATTGCCTTCTGCGGTGTTGGCGTAGAGGATATGATCATAGCCATAGGCCTCCAGGATTTGGATGAGCTTTTCCTGGAACTGACGATTAGTCTCGGCAGAATAAGGCATCCGGTCAAAGCGTTCGGCGGCGACGGAAATCTCATAGGCCGCTTCCTGATGCTCATGGTCATAACCGCGCGTGCTCTGCCAGGAGTGAACCCAGCCCTCCGTGCCGCGCCAATGAGTTGGCGAATCCCATGCCCCTAGATCATGAATGCGGAACGGCTTTTTCGCCTTGACCAGCAGCGGCATGACATTGCCGCCAACCCGCCATTCCCGATAAGGAGCCTCCTTCCAGGGGTTGTCGATCATGGCCAGATCAGACATCCCAATCCGGTCATTGGCCGCCAGCGGAATGGTGGTGGCCATATGGAAGCCCCAATCCTTGCCGGGAACGGCGGGATTGGGGACTAGGAAATCAAGATCGCGAGTGCCATGCCATGTCGGCGTGGTAAAGCCTTGCATCTCGGCGCGCTGACGTGCGGCGGCCGGCTCAAACCAACCACCCAGATAACGATCTATCGCTTTGTCGCGGAGTCGTCCGGCGAGGCGCTTGCGGTCGAGGGATTCTCCGATCCGGGGCGATCGAGCAAAGTCTTCAGGGCGAGGAGCAATTCGCGCCGACGCGGGCTCCCCGGATTGTAATCCTGCACCCGGCGCAGCAGAAAGCTGGCCGCCTTGATCGCTTCTGGCGACTGCATCTAATTCCTCCTGGAGGAGTTGCTTGATCTGTGGCGTCAGTTCCTGATCGAGGCTGGCCTCAACTTCGGCCCAAGGCGCGCGCTTGGAGTATTTGCCGGAAATAATGCCATCCAGCAACGGCTTGACTGGCTCAGCACTTTCGCCAAGCGCGCCATGGCTGTACAATTCCACCAGATGCGCAACCGATTCCTGATCCAGACGTTCCTGGAGATCGGCCATGCCGTCATAGGCTTCTTCATAGGCATCGCGTAGAGTAAGGCCGGCTTCCGTTTCTTCCGCGAGCGGGTGGCCAATTGCCGACAGATACTCTTTCAGATCGCGGTCAAGGATAGAAAGGTTATTGGCATGCCGAAGCAGAGCGCCCCAAGAACGCGGATCAATCCGCCCCTGGACTCTAAGGGCATGAGTGATCTCATGCCGCAATTCACCCCGAAGCGACTCGTGGAACTTGCCCGCCAGCGAAAGGCGCGTAAAGCCGATGCCGGGTCTGGTGCCGGATTGGACGTAAAAGGCCCGAACCCCAAGCAGGGTGTCTAGGTCACCTTCCATCTCGAATTCTTCACCCGCGCGATCCCTAAAGATCGCGCGGATTTTGACCGAGCCCACCTCACCTTCGAGCTGGCCTTCAATGGCGGCTTGCTGCTCTGGCGTCAGCCTGGAGTGAGGCTTGCCATATTGCGCCTGCGCCATCTCATTGAGATCGGCCGTGGTCGTATTGAGCGGGATGATCCGGTTCAGCACCGCCACATAATGGTCATCCGGCACCGCATCCATCGCCCCTTCTAGGCCACGGAAGACAGCATTATTGATGGCGTTGGGGACATGGAAGATTTTGCCAGAGCCAATGGCTTGGCGGATTTCCTGCTGGGTGTCCTCATCGGTGGTGGAGACCGCGAAGCTTGGGTCTCCGTCCTCATCGCCAACGCGGCCTTCTTCCCAAGTCCAGGACGGCATCAGGCCGATTTTCTGGTCGGCAAAGATGGTGTCTTCCACGCTGGCATTGCGATTGGCCTCACCATAGGGGCCGAAATTCAGCCAGCTATTCTGGCCGCGCGTCTCCGAGGTGACCGCGCCCACGGCTGGCCCGTAATACAGCCGGATATGGGCCTGCCATGCATTCTCTTCGCCGCGTGCCCGGAAGCCAGCCCCTTCCATAGAGTGGCCAAAGGCATCGTGCACCGCGCGGAACAGATCATTCACCAGCACGCGCTTGGCTGGGCCATCGACCGCGCCATAGGGCCAGCGAATGCCGCTATCGCGCAGCATGGGGCTGTCATCGACATTCAGGTCAGTCGCCCCGGAGCCAAAGCCGGCTTCGGTTGCGAACACGCCCATCTTCTGGTTCTGGCGCAGATCGCGGATCGAGTTCCAAGGATTGCCCTCATAGGGATCGTTGGTCTCGTCATAGAAGAAGAATTTATAGCCAGCTTTCTCCAGCGCCCGGTACTGGGCGATGGTCTGCTGGATCATGTCGTCATAAGCAGCGGCCACCTGGGGATCGCGCGGATTATGCGCCATCTCCTCATAGGCTTGTGCGATGCGGCCGGCTAGCTTTTCGTTGACGGTCGCGAAAACAGCCTGCCGGCGAAGCGGGATGCCGACTTCGGCGGCGTATTGCTCGGCTGCGGCGACGATGCGCGGGTCTGGCCCTGTCGCCCCTTCAACAACTGGCGCACCTTTGAGCGGCGCAAGGCTTCCGCTTGCAGACCGTCTTCCTCCGTCTCCGGAGCGTTCACGTCCTTCATTCTTAGCTCCTAGCGCAAACAGCGGCTGGCCTTCTTCCGCCAGCTTTGCCTTGGCTTTCTGGGTTAAGGGGAAATAGGTGAAGTCATAGTCGAATTCGGAAGCTTCACCGCCTGGACCTGCTGGTTTAAGTCGTGTCTTCTCCGGCTTGATGCTTGGATCAAGCTTCTGGAGCAACTTAAGTAGGGTGCGAGGATAGATGCCATCATAGGTGGCCTTCATGCCCTCGCCGCCCATCTCCATATCGAGGCCGGACAGGCGGTGAACGGAGCCGAGCGTGTCGTCAACAACGGGAGACGCCAAGAGCTTTTCGGCGGCCTCCTTGCCGACATAATTCTTCAACTGCTCAGGCGGCACGTTTTCATGGGTGAAGCCGCGTCCGCCGCTATGGAGCCGCGCCGTCAGAATCTGGCGCTGCGGATCATAGACCAGCTCTTTCACCTTCTTGGAAAGATCGAACCTCTCCGCCTGCACCTTCCCAGGCGTGATGGTAATTCCATCCACCCCTTCATCTGCTGCTTGTTGAATGACCCGTCTTAAAGCGGTGGTCACCCATTGATCGGTGGTGTTGACGAGAGGATGGCCGGGGGCTGAATTCTTTGCCGTCTGCCATTCAGCATAGGCCAGATTGGCCTTCTGTTCGGCCTCATTGATGGCGTCGATCCAGCCATTCATGCGCCGCGCCAATTCGGTGTTGCCGTCGTTCAGAGCGCGCGTGGTCGCCAGTTCAAGCCGCTTCTTGATGTTGATTTTGCGGATATGAGAGCGAATTTGATCAAGAGCGCCGTCCAATGAGCGCATCTGGGCGTTTGAGAACATGCCGTTGTCGGCGCTCGCAATCCAAGCCTCACCTTGCGGCTCCCCCTTCCAATTGAAGGTCTGAGGCCAATAAGTGATCTTCCCGGAAAGAGAGCCCAGATTCCAAGGCGTTTCCGTCACGCCTTTAACAAGATAGCGGCCCTCCCAGTTAGCCTCCCCTTCAGGGTTGACGATGCCATAATCAATCACGCCGTATGGCTTGGACTCGCGAAGTTTTGGCTCAAGGAGCTGGGCGTTAGCCTCTAAGTCCTTTTGGGCCTCCGCCTTGCGCGATGAATTCCACTCGCTGGCCTCATCGCTGATGCGCTTCAGTTCTGCCGTCTTCTCCGGATCAGATGTTCCGCCTTCCCGGATTTTCTGTCCCCAATCCGACTGTAGCTCATCCAGGTTATAAACCTGTCTTCCCTTATTATCGGTAAAGATGGCAGAGCGGATATGGGCGACGATGTTGGGCTCGTCCCAGTGGCCGGAGGTGAAGTCAGACTCTGCCTTTCGACGAGACTCCGCTGCCAAGCTCAGTCTCTCTTTATCTAGCTCGGCAAGGCGAGTAACCTCACTCGGCACCAGATGCGGCTTACCTCTTAGCGCCTCCCACTCCGGAGTTATTTCGCGGAATCGAGCCTCAATCTCTCGATCTCGCGCATCCTGTCCAAGGCTCACCACATCTTCCCGATATGTCTTATTATCGGGATCAAGGGAGTAGTCTCTCCAGCGGGTCTCGCTCTGGGGTTCATCAACATACGAACCGCGACGACGCGCTACATCCCAATCATTAGGGTCAACGATATTGCGAATATCGCGCTCAAGCCGGTCGATATTCCACTCGGCGCGCTGCACCTCGATGGCGAGCTGGCGCACGCTCTCCGGCCATTGATCCGCGCGCTCTGGCAGATTGGCCTTCGCCATATTCAGGCGTGGTCTACCACCAGCAACAATGGCGCGCTCTTGCGCGAGCTGTTCCCGCAGCTCCTTCAGTTCCGGATGCCCCGCAAAGCCATAGGTATTCTGCTGGAGCTGAACCCGGTTCTGCGTCAGGAAGTCGGTGATCTCCTGCTTGGTGACGCTGGGGCGCTCAGACAAGAACCGATCAAGGCCTGTCGCTTTGATCTCGGCATCTTTCACCCCAGCCGTTTTAAGCTGGGCCAGCATCTGCTCTGAGGTGCCCTTCTCCTGCTTCAAGCCATTGGCGGATTCGAGTGCCTTGCTGTAATAGCCTAGATTGTCGCGTGACGGCTTCATGCCGCTCAGCGCATACATGATGTCTTGCGTAGAGATCGCATTCGGCGATGCCGCCATCTCCGGCGCATTGGGCGCGGGCGCACTAACCGACGGCGTGGAGACCCCGCCAGCGCGATCTTGCGTGGTGCCAAACTGCTCTTGTAGAATAGGGGCGGCCGGCGCTGCATCGACCGATCCCGGAACAGATGACGAGGGCGACGGGGGCGGGAGCACTCCACGCGGGGCGGTGTTCGCGGCAGGGGCTGGGGGAAGCGCCCACCCGCGACCCTGCGGAGAAACAGTCGGGGAGAGAGGGGGCTCCATACCTGACTGCTGCGCCGGCCGGTCTACTTGAGGAGATGGCAGACGGCGATCTGCCGGAACCAAATCCTCGAACTCCACATCAATTGGTCCTGTCGTGGTGATCTCACCGGCCGGGCCAGTCGGCGCCGGCTGTAAGGGCTGCGCAAACGGATCGCCCGCCCCTGCATCGGGCGCTTGCCCCGGCTGAGCCGTCGCGCCACGTCGGCCGCCAAAGCCAGCCAGCGCCAAACCACCCAGTTCTTTTCCGAGCTGGGCAATGCCGCCCACACCAGAGCCGATGCCGGCCTCGCCAGCCACACCTTCGGTCAAACCCTGGCTCGGATTGTAGTCTTGCGCGATGGCATTTTGCAGGAAAGCTTGACCGCCCTCTTGCGCGCCCTCAATGAAGGCCTGTCCGCCAATCCGGCCAATCGCCTTGGCCAATGGCTTCTTCAGCGGTTCAGGCACCCGCAGCCGGCCCAAGATCACCTCAACCGGCAACAGATCGGTGGTGCCCGGCGCGATGCCCCAAATGGCCGCGCCATTGATCTGCTCCTGGGTCAGGCCCGGCCGTCCAGCACGCTTTTCCGCCTGATCATAGGCAATCGCCCTTGTACCGGCCTCGCCCGCGCCGCCCGCGCCAAAGAAAATTGTCGCCGGAATACGGCCGATCGCCCCGAAAGGCAGGCCCGCCAGCATTGAGCCCAGCCCCTCGCCGAGCTGGCGGCCAACCGCGCTCTCATAGCCCGGCGCCGCTGGCAGCACGGTCTTGGCGTACTCCTTGACGGCTTCACCGGCTTTATAAAGGGGTTGATCGGCCAGCACAGTGGGCTTAAACTCTTGGCTGGCCTTTGAAGCATCCGCGCGGAGCTGCCGGCGCTGATCAGCAGTCATATGCTGATAGCCGGCAGCATCCTCCATTTCGGGGACTTTTTCGCCGCGATCAATCCGGTCCCAGACCGTTTGCTGGCCCTGGCCGAACTTGAAGGCATTGGCCTGACCGACAGCCGGCGCCGCCGCCAAGCCTTGCATGGTCGTGCCGGTGAACTGGATCGCGCCGGGGGCAATACCCTTAGCCGCTTCCTTATATTGCTGGGGGTCGATAGCCGCCGCCCAGCCTTCCGGTCGCTCCTCGGCCGGAGCCCGCGCCGCTGGCGCCTTCGCCTTCTCATCGGTTTGCTGGAAGGCCTGGAATGGATCGTAAGCCTCGCCGAATTTGGTCAGGTCAACCTGAGTGAGCGCTTGTCGCTCACGATCAACGTTCGCTCCCGGAGGCACTCCCGGAGGAATAGCCGGACCAGTCGGCTCCTCCTCTTCCGGCGCCGGGCTTGCGAATGGGTTGAAATTGACGATCTTCCAGGCCATGCTATCCCCCTAAACCCCTTTCGGGGTAATGCCATTCTCCTGGAGCCGGCGCATCACCGCCGTGCGATCAGCCCCGCGCGCCACCGCATCGCGCGCTTTTGCAATAATTGGGTCTTCGTCCACGCTGCCGCCCGCATTGGAGCCCGCCCCCAATTGCCGCAACCCCTCCAGCACATCGGGCTTGGCAGCATGCTTCAATCCGGTCAAAAAGATGTCAGGATTCTTAGAGGTTAGCATCCCCGCAATATGCTCAGCGACCCGTGCGTTAACCGGTGTCTCCGTTTGGCTACTACCGCGCACAATCAGCTCGGCCATCTTGCCGGCCGGATCATCGCTAGTCCCAGCCATCAGGCCTTCCAGCCGCAAGAAAGCCTCAAGCTGATCCGCCTTTGCTCCGAGCGCTACCCGCACTTTATTGCGACCGGTCTCACCGGCATTGATACGGTCGAGCATCGCGGCACGATCAGGGCTCGACCGCACATCCTCGACAAAAGCGGTGGCAAAGCCCTCGGTGAACAGTTTCTTCTCTTCCCCCGACATCGCCGCAATCGCCTGGGCCGCAGCATCCAGCGGATAGCGGCCACGGGCAAATTTGCCACCCGCCTCAAAGGCATCGGAGGCATTGAAGAACAGCTCAGCCGCGCCGCGCGCCGCCGCATAAAGCGGAAACTGCTTATTCAGCCTTTCGCGCAATTGCTGGCGCATTTCATCCAGCTCTTGCGCACGCGGGCTGCGCGCCTCCTGCGCCTTGCGATACATATCGTCCAAGCGCTGACGGACCTGATCCCAATATTCCAAGGTCTGGCCATTCGGCCCCATGCTGCCGGTGGTGAACATCCCTGGCATGGCTTCCTTGTCGCGCATCGTGCTCTGGGCGCGCTCCATGGCGATGGCAAACAAGGGATTGCCAGCCATGTCGGACAGATCAAGGCCATCGGCGCCGGAGCGGAACGCCTCCTCATAGAAGGGCTGGCGCGCTTCTGACGCTTTCTGGCGAAGCTGATTGCCAACCTCTTGCACCGAGGCGGCAAAGCCGGGGCCGCCGCTGATGCCCATTCGATTACCGGGCATCAGCACCCGCATCACCTCATCGCGGGCCGCAGCCGAGACTTCCAGCTTGCCGTCTTTGGATTTTCCAGAACCAGAACTTGAGCGTGAGCGTGACGGTGTAGAAGAATTTTTTGCAACCTCCGGGAACCCACTGCCGGCGCTAGGCATTACCCCAGTGCGCCCCCCGCGCACCCCATCAGAGGCGGTTTGATCCGTATAATTTGAGGTCCCCTGTTCTCTCGTAACCTCGCTACGAACACCAGGGTCAGCCGCCTCTGCCCCTTGCTCGAAGGGGTTGAAGTCCACCACCTGAACAGCCATCATCGTCTCCTAGTCTGGGGTCCAGATGATCCACCGATTGGGATTGTTCGGATCGCGGCTCGCTTTAGAGCCGGGCGGATAGCCAGAATTGGGCGGCAGATCGCGCGCCCCTGGAGGCGCTTGGTTCGGAATACCGCGCGGCGGTGCCTGCGATGCAGCCGGAGCCGGCTGACCGCCACCCCCACCGCTTCCCGGCAGATAATTGCGCACATCCAATTGCGGGATGTAGAAGGGCGGCTTGTTGTACCATGGCTTGGCCGCTTCCTCTTGAGCAGCACGATCTTCTGCCGTCCCCGTGCCAACCTTCTCAAAGGAACTCATAACGTAGTCCTTCATCTCTGGCAGACCTACATTGTACTTGCGCGACAGGCCGACCATCTTACCCTCGATCTCTTCCGGGGTCTTGCCGTTATAGACCGAACGCAACTCTTCCAAGGTGGGACGAGCGCTGTAAGATTCGGCATTGCCGACTTTTTTGCCGGCATACATGTCCTCAATCATCCGCTCGATGCTATTGAGGCGGAATATGAAGTCCGCCTTGCTGGTCGCCTTGTCCAGATTGGCAATGGAGTCCGCAATAAGCTGACGCTCAGAGCCGGCAACGGAACCTTGCCCCTTCATGAGGGGGCGGGCAATAACCAGCTCAAGACGCTTCTGCGTTGCCTTGATGTCGTCCGCAACGCCCCAGACCGGATTGTTGGGGTCCGACGCTCGGGCAAACCCATACCCCCATTGCGCGGGGCTAATTTCGCCGATATAGGGCAGGCCACCCCTCAAAACGTCGGCCCGTCCCATTTTCAGGGCATCATCGAAACCGGGCTGCTGCGCAAGGACGCGGCCAGTTTTCAGAATATTCTTGACGCCGGCCTGCTGCTGCTCTGCCTCAACTTCAGCCTCCGCGCGCTTTTCATTTGCCTTTGCCTTTGCCGCCATCTCAGATGTCGGGATCATCTTGAGATTGCCATTGGCATCTTCGAGCGGATAGCCATTGGGGGCATCATAGGAATAGCCGCCCTTCGGGTCCGGCAGCGATGACAACGGAACATTGCGGTTCTCGCGCCAGCCGGGCGGGATCGGTTTGTCGCTCGCCTCATTAGAGGTCGCGGCCGGAGACGCTGCTGGTGCCGCCTGCGCGGGACCGGACGCCATGGATGGCATCGGCGCCGGCAGCGAGGGAGCCCCGCCACCGCCACCACCCGGCGCGGCGGACGGCGCTGGCGCTCCGCTCTCCATGCCAGGGCTTGCAGGAGTGGCCTCGCCGCCATCGATCGTCACCCGCTCCCAACCACGGGTCATCGGGTTATAGACCACCGAAATCTCGGTCTCGCGACCATATTTATCCCGCTGCTTAATCGTCTTGATGTCCGGGGTGGACTTGCCGGCGTGATATTGCAGCAGCACCTTCATCAGGTCTGGATTGCGGATCGCCGCCGACGCCAGCTTGGGATCAACGCCGCCCCTAATCAGCGCATCCAGCGTCATATTCTGGCCCTCAACCTCGCGGTCAAGCCCCGTGCCCATGCCGGCCGCCACCGCGCCGACAAGACCACCTTTGTTGTAACCCTGGCTAAAGGCCCCAAGCCGATCCCAGAAATTGGGCTGAGCAACCGGCGTGGCGCCACCGGCCATCCGCTGCGCTCCAGCCGTGGGCTGACCAGCCGGCTTCGGATTAGCTTCGCTCGGCGGCCCGGCCTCGGCGCGGCGCTGTTGCTGGGTAACCGGCGCGGTCTGTGGCACGCTCATCTTCTGCGGCGTGGCGCCCTGCTCCAAGGGCTCGGTGCGCTCAAAGGTGGTGCGCCAAGGGGAAGTCGCTGGTGACAATGGCTTGGTGGCCGGCGCCTCGCCATTGGGGAGCCGCGCTTGGCCCTTGGGCATATCCTGCACCGCGATCCCCATGCCGAATGGGAAAGCCTCGCCCCCGGCTTGTACACTCGCTGGATCGCCGCCTGTCGCATTGACACGGCGGATCATCTGCTGGAGGATTTCTTCGTCTTCCGGGTTGATCGCCCCGTAGCCGAACGGTGTCATATTCGCCATGTCTGTCCCCGAATTATGGTTTTAAACCACAATTACCCCATCTGCGGCATTGGCGGCCCACCTGGACCACCGGGGCCGCCAGCCGGTGCCGCCGGCTTCTTCTGAATGCTCGCCAAGATTTCTTGCAAGAATTTCGGGTTCTGCATCGCCCGCTGCGCCACCTCTTCCGGCACCCCGGCCTTGATCAGCATTTGATAGGTCAAATTGGCCTGTTGCGGCTGCATCGGCTGAGTCTCGCCAGCCTGCATCGGCGCCATCGGCGTGCCGAGCAGACCCGGCGCCCCCGCTGCAATCCCCGGCTCTCCACCGGATGGCATGCCGGGCGCCCCGCTAGGCCGCCCTGGCGCTGAGGCAGCCGGTGGCATGCCTTGGCCCGGCGCGCGCGGATTACCGCTCTGGAGCGATGCAATGCGGCCCAGCATCTGTTCCAATTCGGGATTGATGCCCGGTGCCATACCCGGCACCCCGGCTGTGCCTTGGAGGAGTTCGTCAAGCGTTGGCATCGGAATTAACCCTTCTTCCTGCGCTTTGCTTTGCGCGCCGCCTCGTCAGTGGCTTCTTCATAATCGACATATTTCACACCGGCCTGCTCGGTCACGGCACCGGGCTCGCGACTCTCGACTTCTTGCGCCATAACGCCGATCTGCACCGGCCCGGCACCGCCTTGGCTCTTATAGCGATAGCGATAGATCGGGGTGCCATCGGCCAGTCGGCCAACTTCCTCGGGTTCCCCGCCATCGGGGCCTTCCTTCATCCGCTCATCAGAGAGAATGTTCATGCCGATGCCAACGCTTGAGCCTTTTGCCGTCGAGGTGCCCTGCTGCTGGCCGCCGAGCCCGGCGATCGAGCCGAGCAGGGTGACATAGGTGGCCAAATCCTCGCCCGACATATCCTTGAGCTGTTCCTCAAGGTTGATGATCTGGTTGGGGCCATAATTGAGCGCATCCATATAGGCTTGCGCGGCCGGGATCGCCTGCATCCGTAGCGCCAAATTCTGCTGATCGAGCCCCTGGCCCAATTGCGCCGCCGTGCTTTCGCCCTGGAAGAGCTGATTGGCGGCATTGCTCTGGTTTTGCCGCTCCAGATTATATTGATTGAACATCGTCGGTAGCGCGCCCTCGGTGATGCCCTCGCCGACAGCGCGCAAGCCAGCAGTGTTGCCGGTGATGTTGCGGCCAGCGCCGGCAAATTGCGCCCCGATCCGATTGAAAATGTCATCGGAATTGGCCTGGACCATCTGCTGGAGGTAAGGGTTCTCCTCAATATCCAGATTGGCGCCATCAGCGGTTGGTGACAGCCGGCGCTTCAGATCGGCAACCGCACTATCGAGATCGGCCGAATTGCTCTCAGAGCCAAACAGATCGGCAGAGAGATTGTAAATCTCATTCTGGAACGGCATGCCCTGGCCGAGATTTTGGAAGAGCTGATCATAGGCCGCCTGCTGATCGCCGGTTGGCCCAACATTATTGCCCGCCGCAGTGTTGATCTGGCCAATCAAGCCTTCCAGCCCTGGGATGGTTGGCTCCCAAGGGTTTGTCTCCTGATTGCTGCTGCTCTTCTTCTTCGAGCTGCCCAGGCTGACGCTCATGGCTAAATTCCTTGTTGGTCGCTCACGATAAACGTTCGCTCCATGCCCCTGCCTAACCGCTAACCCGTCGCGTCTCACCGGTCGGATGGACATCGCGCTCATAAACAAAATGCCCCGATTTCACGCCCACAATGGCAAAACTCTCCGGCAGCAACCGCATCCAGGCCCGTCGCCCGGCCATCCGCACCCGCTTGGCCCCCTCCAGCAGGGCAAAGCTCTGCATCTTGGCATCACATTCCCCGAGCCAGCGCTTGGGCTCATGACCGCCCATCGCATACAGGCTGATGACCCAATCGCCACGATCGCGCTCAATCGAGGTCAAGAACACCGCCTGCAACTCAACAGTATCAGCAGCGACTTCTTCCAACACCATCCAAAGCTGAATGCTCTCATCGGCCAAGCCATCGACAATATAGTCCAAGCTTAGTTCAGGAGCGGCCCGCATGCCTTTCTTGAGGAGTGGGTTGATGGCATGCCAAAGGTCTGGAATGCGCTGCCTTGGTATCTTGACAACACTATATGGTGATTCGGATACAGTTTCACCGCTATAATTAGTATTTACCGACATTTGGCCCCCTTCCCCTCATCCCCGGATTGAATAGCTGAATGTGCGATCCACGGCGGCGTCACTATCATGGGTCACGGTGAATTGCCCCGGCACCACATCATCTTGGGCGATATAGACCGAGGTCATCGCGGCGGCAGCGCTTGCGGTCTGCGGGGTGAGCGCAATGCGCGATTGCTCGCCGACATTTTGCGCGGTGACCACCGTCGTCGTGCTGCTCGGCGTCAAGGTGAACTCCCCCATCGCATTAGAGCGGCCCTGGAACAGATCGCGGATCGCGGTGACGATGCGCACAATGTCTTTCTCGGTGGAGGGAGGGTAGTGACCCGACATCTAGAGCCTTCCTGCTCGCTGGGCATCGGGAACCAAGCCCGAAGCAAATGTCCACGCCTCACCGGCCGGGATGACGATCTTGCCCCGCACATAGCGCCCCTCGGCGAGCAGCGGGCAGAAGCCGTCATCATTCATACTGGTCAACGTGCCGTAAGACGCGCTGCCATTCAGCCGGTCGCGCGCCCCGATCTGACCGCTGATATCGGCGGCATCGCTCACCGGAGTAAAGCCATTGACCAGGGTGCGCCAGCCATGATCGGCAATCTCGGCGGTCTCTAGCGTGGCCACCAGCGCATCGCCATTGAAGAAGCCCAGCTCATGGGAGGCGTTGAACATTGAGAGCTGCGCCAGGGTCGAGGAGGCGATAGTATCGAGCGAGAAGGGCAGATCGTCGAGCGAGCCCGCCACGATACCGCCGCTCACATAGAGATTGGCAAAAGTGGTGCCTTGCAGGTCGATATGGGTGCCATCGACCACGGTGATGATCCAGGTGCCATTGGCCTCTGTGGTGCCGGTGACGCCGGAGATGGTCTTGCTGTCCCCGGTCGTCCAGCCGGTGGTGCTTGCCACGGTCAGGCGAACAAGGCCAGAGCCATTATCGGCAGCCCCAGAGATCGCGGTTGCCCCGATTTCATCGAGCGATTCCAGCGATTGGCCGGGACGGGCGAGGGCGGCCAGATATTCCCCGGTCATATTGACGGGGGTCCAGCGATTGAGCACCCAATCATAGCAAATCAGCTTGTCGAACACCCCATCGGTGCCGCCATCGAGGCTCTTATAGGTCCAGATCACCACATTGGAGGAGGGGTCGGCTGCGCCCATCACCAAGCCGAGAGTGGTGCTATCATAGGTGGAGAGGAAGGTGCGATCGACCCGCTCTTTGCCAATCGGGGTGATGGTGCCGGAGCCATCGGTCATGATGAAACCGCGCGGGGATAGGAAGAACACCCGCTCGCCGGCATTGACGATGGAATAGGGCGCGAGCGCCCCGGTATCTTTGGCGATGCGATCGATCTCGAAGATGACATCAGAGCCGGGCGAGAAGATCATCCGGCGCATGGCGCCGTCTTGAATGATGATGCCGAATTCGCCGCCGACCACGCCGCGCACCACCCCGCCATCGGGCAGGTCTTGGAAATCGCACAGACCGGTGCCGGCCGTCCATTCGGTGACATCGTTAAGAGCGGACCAATGGACACGATAGGGATTATCGAGCAGACCAGAGAGCACGACAAAGCGGTTGATGATAGAGATATAGCGCGCTTGCGGTGCATCGGCGGCCAGATCGGAGAATTCGGTGTCGCTGGAGAGATCGAACACTTGCGGCAGTTCATTGGCCTGCACTGCGATCACGAAATTATTGAACTGGGCAAATTGCCAGTTTTCGTGGTCATTGAGCGTGGTGTAGGCACTGCCACTCTGGCTGACATCGGTCCAGGTCAGATCGGTATTGTTGAGCTGATAGATGCGGGTTGCGGTGGCGGCAAACACCGCGAGCTGGTCTTCATTGCGGGCAAAGAAATAGCCTCGGCAGGCGCCGGCCAGCGCCGAGGTGAAAGAGACATGGGCCGGGAAGGGACCATAGCCATCGGCGCGCGACAGCACATTCTCGATCGAAGAGGTCACCTGCCCGTTCAGGTCCGAAACATCCGGGGACCATGGTGCAAAGGGAACCATCTGGCCGTTGACCGCCACGTCTTAACCCCCTATATTTTCCTTGTCAGGTTTTGCGCACTTCATCCGTTTGGATGAAGCCTGACTGTAATCCCCCCGATGCGCCGATGAGGGTTTAACTGAAACCCTTGGTTCCCTCAGAAGTGCATCGGGGTCACTCTGCCATTGTCCATCTGCGTGAGCTTATTGGTCTTGCGCTTTAGCTGATCGAAGGCCTCGGTGGTGTTCGCGGTCATGATCTGAGCAAGGTTCATGTCCATCAGCACATGAGTGGCCAGCTCATATTTGGCGCGGCAGCGGATCAGCCTTTCCGCCTCGGTCATCCAGAAATTGCCGGTTTCTTCATCGGTGGTTGGTGCGGCATAATGATAGAGCCCGGCGACCCGCACTTGCCAGCCCGAAGTTGATGGGATCGGATAGAGCCGGATTTGCCGCTCATAATAGACATACCAGCCGGGCTGGCCGACAGCGGTGGCATTATCGGAAACGCCCTCCATCCAATCTGGCCGGTCACCCTGGAGATCGAACACGGTGTCGTCGATGCGCAGCTTGATGTAATCGATCTTCACCAGATCATTGAGCAAGACCTGATCATCGGCGTCATAGAATTCCTGATCGGCGACGGTGGTGAAGGTGACGGTGCGCTTTTCGTTGAAGAAGAAGCGTTCATCGCGATAGGCCTGGATCGCCGAAGAGATCGCCTCGGCGATTTGGGTATCGATATTGCCATTGCGCCGGAGTTCCCGGTCAATCCGGTCCTTCATGATGGCGAGCGTGGTCATGACGCCGTTCTCCCGGCCATTAGGCGATGTAGACCTGCGTGCTGAACACCTCGGCGCTTGCGGGTGTGTAGGCCGCCGTGGCTTCAATCAGGCCATAAATCGTTCGCGTTGAGCTGGTGATAAACGGCATGGCTGGGTTGGCCATCGCCACATTGGCGGCGCCATCATTGCCAGCGATCAGCGTCACTGAGAGATTGCCGATGTAATTTGAGCTTTGGGTTGCCGCGAGCGCGCCATTATCGCCATTGGCGACGGTTGGCAGGTCGGTAAAGAAGTGCAACCGAAAGGCCGCATTGGTCGCTGAGTTAGCGCTTTTCTTCAGGCGAATGCCGAACAGATTGTAAAGCGGGGCGGATTTCGGGAGCACCCAACTCATCGGCGTCACAGACCCGGCCGTCGTCGAATTGGCCACCAGATCACCGGCAGCGTAGGCCGTGGTATCAGAGGGCCGGGTAAAGCTGTAGACGCTAGAAATCCAGGCTCCAGCCCCAACCGTTACCATTGCCGTCATAGCATCACCTCAAGAAGATGGTGGAGACAAGAGAGGGATGACGGGGCCGAAGCCCCGTCATTAGAGCGCCTTCACAACGAAGTAACTGACCACGAACACCGCGCTAGACCATGCATCGGCATCGTGCGGGTTCTGTAGCTCAATTGCCACGGAGCCGGCCGCTGGCGTCACGCTTTTCAGCGAGACGTTATTGGCCGTGCCGCTCGACAGCGCGAAACTGACGAACACCATATCGGCAGCGGCGATCTTGTTGTTCGTAATGGTGAGCGTATACTCGGCATCGGACGCGGCCGATGATGCATCGGTCGTGATTTTGCCGGCATAAGCATTCTGGGTAATCGCACCCGAAGATGCGGTTCCGGTCGCAATCTCCGTCCCGCGCGCAGCATAGTTAAGCTGCTGATTGCGGTGCTCGTCCCAAATTCCGAATTCACCTGTAGGCATTTCAAGTTCTCCTTAGAGAGATCGAGGGGGCCATGCCCATCTCATGGCCCCGCTACAGGTTAGCCGTCGATATCCGGGATGTAGCAGATGACGATCTCGGCAGTGCCTGCCGTGCTGTCATTGCCCGTCGCAGAGACGCCAGCGATGATCGTGGTATCGGCCGCCACGGTGCGCAGAGCGTTCGTAACGTCCAGCGCCACGAAGGCAATCGTGCCAAGCGCCAAATCGGAGGCAAAGCGCTCCGCTGTGCCGGACACGCCGATATCCAGGATCGGCGAGGTGCCGTTGAAGGCCACATTCACCTGTACGCCGGAGATCGGCCCCAGGATGGTCGCGCCGGAAGGAATGGTTCCAACCGTAACGGTTGTGCCTTCATCAGCCTCGGAGATCGACTTCCGCAGGAAGTGAACCGCCTGAAAAGGAAGCTGACGTGCAGTTGTACCAGCAGTATTGGTAGCCATTTATCGACCCTCCTCTTAGCTGGCAGCCGAAGCATAGGTCGAGATGACCACGGTCCCGAAGTCGGCGCTGTTAAACACCGTCTTCTTGAGACCCCAGATCGACCAAGCCGAGACTTCCAGGAGCCGCTTATGATCCAGCAGCTCTTCGTTCCAACGGTACTTTGTCGGGCCGTAATTGGCCTGACCGTAGCCGCAAACCGCCGCCTGGGCACCCAGCAGCACCGCACGGCGAACCGTGGTGATCGCTGCGCCCGTCGAGCCGTTCACGCCCTGGGTCACGTCCTGAGACTGGCGAAGGATGACGCCGTTATATTCACCAAGCGCACCGGTATAGATCGGGTTGTTGGTGATCTGGCCGCCAGACATCGCCGCCTTCTGAATATCAAGCCACTGGCCGGAGGCGGAGTTGGTCCGCAGGCTGGTGACCTGATAGGGATGCAGGTAGAGGACGTATTTGGGCTGGCCGCCGATCCGGATCGGGCGGACCATGTTGGAGCCCACCTTGGCCATCTCCACCGCCTGATCGATCAGGTTGAGGGTGAAGGTGTCTGCCGAGGTGATGTCCTGATCAGCCGATCCCGAGCCGGCAACAATGCGGCGGCCGGAAGTCGGGCCGGTGACGCTGTTGAGGCCGGTATAGCGGGTGTCGGACTGCGGGGTGTAGCCGCAAACCTGATTGAAGAAGCTACCTTTTCTTCGTGCATCGTTCGCGAGACGAGCACCGCCCTTGCGGGCTGCTGCATGTTTCCATGCAGAGGAGACTATATCATCATCCACTTTCGTGGAGCCGGGCGCTTCGGGCCGCTTGGCCCTACGAGCTTGCGCTCTAGTCGTTGCTCTTTCCCCTGCGACGACGATCCTTGACAAGGACTCCGCCGTTTCTTCTTTTGCCAAAATTGCAGTTGAAACAAAGGACTTCGAGGTGATCTGGCATTCCGTATCGCAGGATGCGGACATATAGGCCGTATCCAATTTCGCGATGGCGGTTTTCCAGGCGCAATTGCTGACCATCGTTGTTGATGTGATCGATGGTAAGGAAAAGGCGCTCGTTTTCACCGCACGCTTGGCATTCGCCACCGAGCTTATCGAACACTTCTTCCCGAAGGACAGCGTATCGACTGATGCTAAGCTCGTTTGCGCGTCGCCTGCGCTCTGGCGTCCAGACTTTCCATGGAGCCTCGGCATATCGTTCTCTGATCCGGGAAAGCCTTCGCTCTTTATTGGTGACATGATGTGCTTCGACACGTGCGCTGTTGCACGTTCTGCAAGCATGTCTCCGTTTGGTGCGAGCCGGGTCATAGAATTGAAATTCTTCGATAGCCTTGGTTTCACTGCACTTTTTGCAAACTCTGGTTGTCATATCCATTCCTGTGGTGGGCTGACCCGTTCACAGAAACTTACACTGACCAGAACCGAAGCTGCAAGGGCTTAGATCAGGATTGCCGCCAGCCGTACTGGGACGGGTTTCCCTGAGTTCACCCGGTTTTAAATCCGCTAAGCTATTGTGTCCAAACGGATTTTCTGTCGGCCCACCATTCGCCGAGACCATCACGGGCCTGGACACGAAGGTCGAACGGCACGCGCTGGGCGTCGATGGTGTTGTGGCTCTTGACGCCGACATTGTGACCAAGCTCGTTGATCAGCACGGCATCGCTGTAGATCGAAAGGCTCTCGCCATTACCTTCGGCGGTCATCGCGGAGGTGATGCCGTCGCCGGTCAGACGGGCGCGGAGGCCGAAAGTGACCTGATCGCCAGCGCCTTTGGAGAGTTCGGATTTGATCTGGATGATGGAGTTGTCATCCGATCCCATGAGCGGGGCAATATCGAGGGCTTCGCGCTCGGCGACAACCAGCATATTGCTCCACAGCTTGACCGCGAATGTATCATTCACGGCAAAGGAAGTGTACGACATCGCGTCGAATCCTTGTGGTTAAAAGGAATTCGCAGCCGATACGTCGGTGCTGACGGGAGCACGCCTATTGCTGGTGAGGCGAGGGCACAAGAGCGGGATAACGGGGGCTCAACCCGAGGGCGCCAAACTTGTGGCAGGGCCACCTTGATCTGGGAGAGCTGGCTTGCACGAGGACAGGCTTGGGCTGCTCTCACCCCAGATATTGGGGCGGCTACGCGCTAAACATCAAGATGTAGCGTTAGAACGGAAGATGCGCGATTCCGCGCGCGGCGTCAACGGATTGCATAAAGGCGATGAAAGAAGACGAACCGCCATGTGGCTCATGGGACACATAGTTGGCTTGGGCGGCTCGCTTTGGGGTGGGGGATCGCGGCCACAATTGTGATGGGGTTGCCCCAAAGTTTTGATGGGCCGCAATCGATATTGAAAATAATGCTTTCTTCGCTTATATGCAAGTTCACGGAGGAGTAAGCCGAAAGATTCTGGGTAGCGGCAGCGCACTTGAAATGCGAGGGCTTGCCGAGAGGCAGCGTACGGGTTCGAATCCTGTCTCCTCCGCCAGAACACAAAGACTGCCGGCGCCCAGTAATTCCATGGCGAGAGCCCAGCACATGTGTGGCGCCGGCATTTTATAGAGGTGGTGGCAGACCGGTTGATGCGCAGGACTGCAAATCCTGAGAAGCGGGTTCAATTCCCGTCCACTTCTCCAAACCCCAAGGAGACACGCCATGAACGACGAAATAGAACTTAAAGCCGATTTCCTCAAAGCCCTCCCGAGCGGCCAGCTCGACGACTCTACCTTCGAGCAGATCGAAGACGCGCTTGACCGCGCCGAGGCGCCTATGCAGGGCGATGGCGACCGATGGCTCACGCTCCCAGAGCGCATTGATGCCTTGTCGGAAATGCACCGCACTGCTGTCCGATCCTTGTTTCGCGCGAGGGGAGACACGCCATGACCATTGATCACCACGCCATCAGCGAAAAGCTCGCCAAGCTTTATGACATCACCAAGGCTGACTGGCACGTCACCATCTCCTTCAGCCTCACTGAGCCCTATGCGCCCGTGTGCAGCATCACCCCAGATGACAGCAATATGATGCGCTATACTTTCTGGGGCAACACGGTCGAGGAAGCGGTGAACAAGGCGGTCGAGGCGGTCTATCAAGAGGTGATCCTTGGCAACAAGATCGAACCCGAGGCGCCCTGGACCAACCCAGATGATCATAAGCCCCAGCCTTGGCAACCGGAGTAGCCGCCATGAGTGAAGCCCTCGATCAAGTCGCCCAGGAATGGCAAGCCCTCATTGAAACCCCGCTCTGGGAGCTGGATGATTTCCCCAGCTCCGGGCATCTACTGACGCTGGCGACCGAGTTCCGCATCGCGCCGCGCCTTCATGTCAAGCGCCGCCAGGAAAATGACTGGATCATCGTCAGCAATGGCGCATGGCGCAACCATGACGGCGAATGGGAACTCCCCTCGCTTCCCAGCAGCCAGAGCGATGACTTCAAGGCCCGCACCACCTATAAGTTCATCGACGCCATGCAGATCGCAATGGGCTTGCCGGTGACCGAGCCAGACGAACTCAGCCGGCGCGGCTTCTTCAATTATACCTATGAACTTCCACCACGAAAGGAAAATGCATGAAAGCAGCCCTTATTGCCCTTGGCCTGATCGCCATGGCCGCGCCAGCCTCGGCGCAGTCCTTCTCCTGCCGCAATGCCGACAGTGCCGCCGAGCAAACCATCTGTGAAAGCGGCCGGCTACGCGCCCTCGATGTCCGCATGAACCGGGCCTATCTGCGCGCGCTGCGTGATGATGCCCGCCATGCCGCCCGCATCCAGCGCCGCCAGCGCGATTGGCTCGCCTCCCGCAATAGCTGCGGTCGCAATGATCGCTGCATCGCCCGGCATTATACCGAACGGTTAAGCGAGCTTCGCTGATGAGCACCTGCACTTGCCTTAGATGCAACAAGGTCATGGAGAATTTCCAGAACCCAGAAGAAGGCCTCCAGCCGATCGGAGGCCTCGCCTTCTCGACGCGAGGGCATTATGGCTCGGCTTATTTCGACCCGATGGACGGCCAACATCTGGAGATCACGCTCTGCGATGACTGTGTAGAGCGCGCCGAAGATCACGGCATTGTCTTTCGCGGCAGAACCGTCAGCAGGACGACGACGGTCAGGATCGACCGGTCCACCCCTCAAGCCAAAGCCCAGGTCATGGAAGGCGACAAATGGGTCGAGGTGTCTGACGCCGAACTTGCCGAGATCATAAAGCAAGATTATGGCCTTGACTTAACCGACAAAGATACCTAAATTCTCCCACATGATGCAGAATCGCTTATATCTATCCCTCCTCCGAAAGCGACTAGTCCGTCGCTAAGCGGCGGAGCCTTGCATCAACCTCATGTCGATACCAGACCGTAAAGTTCTTCAGGAACTAACCGATCTTGACCTGACGCTGCGCGAGATAGCTGCGCGCCTGGGCTGCTCTAAGACCAAAGTGGTGTATTGGCGAAAGCGCTACGGGATACAATGGAACGGCAAGCGAGGCTGTAGACCAAAAACTGCTTACGGCACGCCGAGAGAATGTGAAGCCGGGTGCGGGACATCCTTCACCCCATATAAAGGAAACACGACGAAACGGTTTTGTTCTCAGCAGTGTCATGCGAGGGCTAGCCGAGACGACCTTTATGAGAGGTGGTTAAACGGAGACCACACCTTTGGCATTAGGCGGACGGCCAAAGAGAATATGATCCGGAAGAATGGACACAAATGTTCAAGGTGCAATCTGTCAGAATGGCTCAATGAGCCAATACCCCTTCAGATTGATCACATGGACGGGAACAGCCGAAATCACGCGGCGAGCAACGTCCGACTACTATGCCCCAACTGCCACGCCATGACGCCGAATTATGCAGGGAGAAATGCAAGGAGACGCAGGCTCGGATAGCCCAACTGGTAGAGGCACGGCGCTCAGGACGCCGCCAGTGAGAGTTCGAATCTCTCTCCGAGCACCAATGTTCGCGTACCCCAACCGGTAGAGGGAACAGCTTGAGGTGCTGTAAAGTGTTGGTTCGAATCCAATCGCGAACACCATATAGTCCCGTAGCTCAGTGGAATAGAGCGTCGGTCTACGAAACCGAAGGTCGCTGGTTCAACCCCAGCCGGGACTGCCAATATTGCGGGTGTGGTGGAATGGTAGACACTGGCTGCTCAAAACAGTCCGCCTAGTGCGTGCCGGTTCGAGTCCGGCCGCCCGCACCAACAGGAGAAGAGCATGCCCTGCAATATGTTCGAAGGCGCAACCAGTGCAGATTTCTTGAGTAGCGACGTTGACAGGCTGCGCAAGGAAGTCAAAGAGGCCCGCGACGCCGCGAATAAGGTCACCGACCTGCTCTGCACCCTCCTGCGAACCATGCCGCCAGAAACCTTAGCCGGCATGAGCCCGGAGATTCAGCAGTGGTTCGAAGAGCACCTGAAACACGATGCGGCGCATGGCCGATGATCTGGAGCGAGCGTCACGGCCGAGAACTGTACATCTACCATGATGGCGTTGTTATCTATAAGCGCTGGCTCAATGAGGATGGATCGAAACGCCAGCCATCCATGCTCTTCAATGAAGTCTGGCCCAATGTGAGGATCGCCATGCAGAAAGACGAACCCAAATACGAACCTACCGAAGATGCTCCCTCTAAGGAGGATTTCGAGAAGGAATATGACGACGATAAAGAGGCCTTCAAGGAGCGCTGGCTCCCGAAAGACCCCGAGCCGTCTCAGAACTAAAGCATAGGGTCGCTTTCCCCTCAACAGGCTGTAAACCTGTCGGCTGATAAACGAGGGGTGGATGCCTTAGAGGTTCGATTCCTCGGTGACCCACCATTGGTCCAGTAGCTCAGTTGGTCAGAGCGGCGCTTTTACACAGCGAAGGTCGTGGGTTCGACTCCTACCTGGACTACCAAATACCCAAGGAGAGTGACATGAACGATAAACAGCACCCATGGGATGACCCTAATTTTCAAATCGCCTTCTGGATTTCCTATGGCCTCTGGAACTGGGCGCTTCTGGTCTTCATTGGCTGGGTCATCTGGAGAGTCAGTGGCGGCGGCTGCTAAATAATATAGACCGGTGGCCAAGTGGTTAAGGCAGCGGACTCTTAATCCGCGATCCTCGGTTCAAATCCGAGCCGGTCTGCCATTACCAAGGAGAGAAGCCATGGGGAAAGCAGAATGGAGAAAGCGCAAGCGCGAACGCGAAGAGAAGGCCGCCAAGGAGGCCAGACGCATTCACCGCCAAGCGCCTTATGTGGTCGAGGCAAACAAAACCTGCGGCTGCTGCACAGAAACGCTGCATTTCAAGAGCAAGGCCTCAGCCCGCACCGCCTTTGAGCAAGCCGGCCTCACCAGCTTCGGCACCATCACCGATGACCTTGGCCGAAGCTTCAACGACATCGATACCTTCTACGGCTTCCGCCTCAAGGAGGAAGAGCCGCGCAGCATTCCCTATCTGCTGGGGGTGTTGACCGGGAAAGATCGGTGGCCATGATGGATGATGCCGAACTCCGCGAGCGTCGCAGAAAGCGGTGGCATGAGCGCCGCGCCCGCGAAAGAGAACGGGAGGCAAAACAGGCCGAAGAGGAGGATGACAACGACAGCGATTGCCTGGGATGGATCATTTTCATCCTGTTCTTCATCGCTATATTGTAATCGGCCCCGTAGCTCAATGGACTAGAGCAAGCGGCTTCTACCCGCTAGGTTGCAGGTTCAACCCCTGCCGGGGTCGCCAACCCAAGGAGAGAGACATGAATTGGCTAACATATCATCGAAAGTCTGAAGACTATGCCGGCATGGCTGAGCGCATCTGGATGGCATCCAAATCCAGCCATGACGAGGATACCAAGGCTGAAGCCAGGGAACTTTACGAAAGAGCAGCCAGCGCCGAGGCGGATGCTGTCCGTGAGGTTGCAAAGCTTAACTTACCACGCACACTTAGCATTCTAGCAGTCTCAGCCGTCGCGCTCCATATAAAGGCAGGATATCCCATCGCTGCCATCGATCTCGCCAGCAGCTATCTTGATCTCTATGGCGTGGAACATCTTACGCCTTGGGCAATCCAAGAGCTGCGCAGCATGATCGAGGCCGCACAGATCGGGTTGGGACCATAGTCATGTACGCCGCCGTCATACGTACCAACTCGAAGATGATCACCCGAGCCTGGAATTACTACAAATACGATTTCGCCAAGACGAAGGTCAGGGTCATCCTCTGGGAACGCGAATGGTGGGACGATTGTCACATGGATAGCATGGGCCTCTATCCAGCTCACGCCCTTCCCTGGAACCGTCCGCCGAAGCCGGTGAAGCGCAAATGATCCCCTATCTCTTCATGACAGTCGTCACCATCGGATGGCTTGCGATGCTCGGCATGGTTCTGAGCATGACGCCCTTCAGCTCACACAATCCTGGCATGTGGTGGGGCGAGCTGTCCTTCCAAATCTTCTTGATTTGCCTCATTCTGGCGCTTGGTATTGGCGTGTGGTTCGGCTGGATGGAGGTGCTGGAATGACCCATGACGAGTTCAAGATCGGCGAGCATTTCTGGATGTACGGAAACGAGTTCCGCTGCGTCGATAAGGGCGACCACTATATCATTGCGGTGAAAATCGGCGAGAAAGAGCGGGCCGATCCGTCCTGGCTCAACGGGCCACCCTTCGGCATCGTCGTCCACGCCTTTGATGCCTATGACATCCCGGCCTGCCGCCGCAGGCGCGAAGATTAACCGACGCGCCAGACTTGTCAGGCTATCACAGGTATATTGGGCGCGTCGGTTTCTGTTGCGGCCAAGGATTGAAGATAGGCCTTCACCTCTTGCATGGGCCGCAAATTGGTGCCGATCAGAGGACTCGAACCCCTCACCTCCCGCTTACAAGGCGGATGCTCTAACCCGATGAGCTAGATCGGCTGGTGCCAGGACGGGGAATCGAACCCCAGTTGTCGCGTTACGAAGGCGCTGTTCTACCACTGAACTATCCCGGCGTATCGACCCCCGGACTCGAACCGGGAACCTCCGCCTTATGAGAGCGGCGCTCTGACCGCTTGAGCTAGGCCGACGGTGGTTGCGAAGCCCTCCCGACCGCCATGCCGTTAGCCTAGGCCGGCATGCCTGAATTTCGATGATCCTCAACGGCACCCGCCTAAAACCACCGGGGAGCGCTTCGCAATTCTGGTGCCGCATGATGGAATTGAACCATCGGCCTCAGCTTTACCAAAGCTGCGATCTGCCACTGATCTAATGCGGCATTCATAAGTGGCCACATTCATGTTGGGTATCATGTTCTCTTTGGGCCACTTGTGTCGTCATCTTATGCAGCCAGGAGTTTGATGGATATCATGCTTGACTTGGGCTGCTGATCTTCAGTTTCTCAAGGCAATGCCGAGCCACGATAAGCATGGGCTTGCGCCAGAATCGCACTGGGCTCGGCAATTGGGGAACGGCGCCATGTATTGCATGGCTATCACGTACATGTTGGGCACCGCATTTCCCGTTAATATAGGCGAAATCGCTTTCCCGTTCAAGACCCGTATACCACGGCGCCGCGAAAAGCTGCGTCCGCTGGCGGCGATAGGCATGATCCCAACTCCGCGACTCCAGGCCACGGCCAACATGATAAGCAATGTAAACCGTGAACGCCCAGCTCACCCCAATGAAGCTCGCCAAGCAGAATTCCGGGCTAACCGTCCCCATCACAGCCCCCTGAGCAATTCATCCAGCTTGCGCAAGCCCGAACCAGTGCCGCCGCTGGCCTTGCCGAGCTTGGCCGCCAAATCCAGGAACTGGGCATCGTTCATATTCACAAGCTGCTGCACCGTCAGCCCTTCAGCCGGGGTGCCGCCATGGCCATTCAAGGTCGCGCCAGCCTGCTGCTGAGCAGCGGCGAGCGCCTGCACCTTGGCTGCCGCCGCAGGATCAACGGCCGGAGCCTGAGCCTGCGGGGCAGCGGGTGCTTGCTGAGCGGCAACCGGCGCGGGTGTGGCCTCCGGCGTCGGCGCAGGCTCGGCTTGCTTCTGATAGCCATAGGTCTTGGCCAAATCATACACCGCCTGGGCGAAGCTCTTATTCTGAGCCAGCGAGCGCTGTTGCAGCACCTTCTCTTCATTGTTGAGATAAGCGGTAATCTCCTCATCGCTGCCAAAGCCAACCACCTTCAAACCATCCGCTCTGGCCTTGCGCAGATGCTTGTAAGCATCGGGCAGGTCTGGATTTTTGGCCACAAACGAGGTAAGATCACGCTGGATCGCCTGACTAACGCTCATCTCCTGAATCTGCTGCTGGGTCGGCTTGATCTTGGCTTCGACCGCATTATCCAGCTCCGCCTTGAGGCGCGCGGCATAATCAGCATATTTCTTGAGGTAATCCTGCATCTGCTTAGCGGACTTAAAAATGTCCACATCAGGATCGACCAGCTCATCCAGCGAAGGCGGCGCCAACGGATCAGGCGCTGCCGGCTGTTGCTGCTGCTGGGCCTGGGGCAACTCCCCACCCGAAGCCAGCAGCTCATTGAGCACCGCCAACCGCTCCTCAACCCGCGCATTCATCTCGCGCTGCTGTTGCAGCTCCGAGCGCAGGTCTTTCACCTTATCGCGCTCGCGATGCAGCGCCTTGAGCGGCACATATTGCCCGGTCTGGGCATCGCGCGGCCGACCATTGGCATCGATCACAATGCCCTCGACCAGCTCGCCGTCAGAGCCCTCCGTGGTGGTCTGGTTCGCGCCCTCCGGCGCCAGCGGATCAAGCGCCTTCTCCAGAGCGGTTTGCTGGGCCGCTGGTGCCTGGGGCGCTGACGGCTGGGTGATGGGTGCCGCCGTTGGCAAACCCTGGCTGGCAGGGTCGCCAGCGCCGTTCTGCGCGGCCTTGAGAATGGACTCAAGCTGGGCACCAAGCTCTTGGGCTTCAGCCTCCATGCCATGCTGCTTCAGAAAGGCGATCTCCGGCGCCAAAGCGGCGACATCGGCCGGTGCTGCACCATTGGGTGCCGCGCCATTCGGCGCAGGCGGTGTTGCCACAGGTGCGGTTGGCGGCGCCAACACGTCAGCCGGCAGCGGAATCATCGGATTAGCCATAGGTTACCCCCTTAAAAGCCGCTGCCATTGCCCCCAGCAAGCGGCGGAACTGGTAATGCTCCATCAGCCGGCGCCATCGGCGGCTCGGCCGGGAACGGTGGTTGCGCCTGACCAGCGGTTGGCAGCATCGGCAATTGCGGCCCCTGCCCGATGGTCTGGCCAAGATTTTGCGGCGGCGTGATCACGAACGGATTATCATCCATCCGGAACAGCCCGCCATCTTGCTCATTCCAACGCCGCATCTCCTCAGCGCGGGAATTCTCCATATTGGCCACCGCTTGTTCGCTGGCGACCTGGGCCATGCCGAGCACCGCATCAACACGGGTCTTATCGGCCTGGGCCTCTTTAAGCTTGGTATTGGCCTTAGATTCGATCGCCTTGGCCTGATCCAGCGTAACCTTGGCCTGCTCACCCGCAATGAGGAGCTGCTGTTGCGCCTCTTGCATAGGATTGGGCTTCTGCATAAGCTGCTTGAAGGCCTGCACCACTTTGGACGGCAGCGGGCTGTATTCCAGCAGCACCAAGGCTGCTTCCGGCGTCATCATGCCCTTGAATGCTGGCATGAGCTGCATGAGCAAGCCCCAGGTCTGCTCTTTCTGGTTTGGCGAGGTCGGGGCATCATCGACGATCACGTCATATTGGCCGATCGTCTTGTCACGCAGGAGCGGCACAAGCTGATAGCCCTCACCTTCCGGGCCAACAATGCGGATCAAACGCCCATCGGAGAGATAGTTTTGGATGTAATTCAGGCGAATACGCCCGATCTCCTTGCGGAACCGGCGCAAACTATCGAAGATCGTGGCCAAAATGGTGAGGGCGGCCTGTTTGCGCTGCGCCTCCAAAATGCCGGGCTGATTCACATCACGCATGCCCAGCAGCTCCATATTGATGCCGGTGACATCGCGAATGGAGGTGATGGCGAATTCTAGCAGATTGACATAGCCGGTCGGCAGGCCAACACCGGGCTTTTGCATGATCTTATTGCCCGAAATGGCCTTGGACGCAGCCCAAGTGATGCGATCGGCCTGGGCATAGGAGGCCTCGGCTTGGCGCTGATCGGCAAAAGCATCCTCTTCGGCGATGATACCGCCCTTAGCGGTGGAATTGAGGATATGAAGCGTCTGGCTGAGCCATTTATTGGCCCACATTTGCGGGTCGCGCATCAGCCGGACAAGGCCGAACCATGTGCCCTTATTGCGATGCTTTTCGCCGGTAATGCAGGTGAAGGAGAAGCGATCAATGGCTGGCGCCCGGCGCACCGGCCCGAGGAGTGTCTTGCCGAGGAACGCCTGCTTATAGACCCGGCGCGTCAGCGGCACTGCGATCACATCGATCCCAAGGATTTGTGCTCTTTGCTTGAAGGCGGCGAACTCTTCCTCGTTCAAATCCTGGGTGTTGGGGCCATCAATGTTGGCCACCCGCCAATAGCGCTCGCGCTCCCACCATTGCACCTGGACGATATAGACTTCGGCGCGCGGATCATGCGGCAAGGCGACATTTTCTTCACGCAACCGCCGATCCTCGACCGGGCGCAACACATCGGCCTCCGAGCCCGCCATACCGGCCCAATCCGCCGAGAGTTCACTGTCGGGCACTTTGACACCGAGGCCATCGACGAAGGAGCGGGCATCTTCGAGCTGCATGCGCCGCACCCGCCAGATGCGCTTGGCATCGATCAGATTCTTGGAGCGGGCATCGCGATCCCAATACATCTCCAGCGGATCGACCTTCACCTCGACATATTTGCCGTCAGCTTCCTGCTCATAGGAGATGACCGCCTCGGTCCAGCCCATGCCGCAAGTCAGCGCGTCCTGGAAGGCTTCGGATTGCTCATCCTCGGCATCGCACCCATCGGACATCCATTGCGAGGCTTGGGTGAGGAATTCGTTGATTTGGACATCGCCAGCATCGGTGCCGCGCGGGATAAAGATGGTCTCGTGGCGACCATTGATCTCGATGCCGGCCACCGCCTTGATGACCGAGAGCACGCGGTTGAAGGTGATGACCGGGCGACCTTGCGCCTCCAGCTCGCGCTTGGTCATCTCATCCCATTGCTCAGACGCCAGGAAGTCGAAATCCTCGCGGGCGTTCTTGCGCCATTCATTGGAATGGGAGGCATCCACCTCGAACCATTGTCGCAAGGTGCGATAGAGCGCTTCATCTTCGAGATAGGATGGGGGGAGGCGCTCTTCTTCGACCGCGCCAGCGGCCATCATCTCCTGCATGGAGACGACGACTTTATCCATCAGTTCGCCAGAAAGCGCCATGTATTGACCCCGGATCATTCTTTGGACGCTTTACTCGCTCATGGTAAACATTCGCTCCATGCGCGATACTAATACGCCCGCAGAATGCGCTTGACAGTAGAGTTTCCGTTGAAAACCCTGGCTGATTCGCAATCTTGGGTCTACAGAATGTTGCTCTTTTACCTGGGAACACCTACTAGATGTGGTTGTTGAGCCACAGATTTGGCTAAATCAGCTCCAATTGCCGGCTATGACTTGGCTTGATGATCTTGATGCCGGCATGGAAGGCTTTGCGGGTCATATCCGCTGTGCCGGGGCCTCCGGGGAGGCTGAGCAGCATATGGGGGCGGCCTTCGGCGAGCATCCAGCCATTGCGGCGAATGCCGGCGCGTGCATCATAGGAAGTGCCGTCACGACGCTGTTTGATGAGGGCATCGGGATGGCTGAGATCGTCCCAATCGGCCGGATAGGGCAGCACCGCGATGCCGGCCGCGCGCGCCCAGGCGCCACAGATACGATCGGCGCCATGGGCATCGCCATGGATCAGGAGTTTGATGCCAAATTCATCATGGATGCGGGCGAGGAGGCGATGGGCAAGGCCGGTATCGTTGAAATCACGGCCACCGCAGACGAGAAGCCGGATGCCATCCAGCCCCCGGAACTTGTCTAGATCATAGTGGCTAAGCATGAGTGTCCTTCTTGGCCTTTAGGATCGAGCCTCACTTTGGAACAAGGGACAGGAACGAATGGGCGGGATGATCGATTTAACGGTTCACGAGTGACCCGCCTTAAGGCAGCCTCGGCGTTGCCACCGAACCGACCTTTGCTTTCAACATATGACCAGGAGTGCTCCGCCCCTGGCCTCTGCCAACTCACATGATGCCCGCCCTCACCACCGGAAACCTCGCAGCGCCGAGGGAATCACAAGATTATGGTAGAAACGCTATGATTGCGGGTCAAGCACCTTCCGCGCCGCCATGAAGCAATCCTGGATAAATGCGGCGGTCATGCTCTCGTTCGGCGTTAAGGGGCGCTGCGGGTGGGCGCTCTTGAAGCCGAGCCGCATATCGAGTAAGGCCTCCTCCCAGGCATGTTCACTCCAAGGGGTGACGGCAGCCCACGACCAAAGCTCTTGAGCGATGATTTTTGCCACCTCTTCGAGGGCTTGGTCCATAGGCGGAGGAGGGATTTTCATGCCCGCTTCCTCTTCTTGGGCTTGGTTTTGGCCTCCAGCTCGGTGACCCATTTCTCCAGATTATGTTTGGCGACCGCCTTTTCCACCAGCGGCAGCGGGCCGTCTTCTCTGGCGTGAAACACATTGTCGCTGACCAGCTCGCCATCCAGCCAGACATGATAGCGGCACCATGTCTTGCCGTCATCGGGTGCCTTGGTGGCACGCCCCATATTGCCGATTTCGAGGGTATGGAGGGTATATTTGTCCTCCTCCTGGCCGAAGGGAACGATTTCAACGGTGACTCTCATCATGGCTTGTTCCTTTCCTGCCAACGCTTAAGATGCGCCTTGGCGTCATACTCGCCCTTGGCACGGGCAATCCAGGCGTAGCTCATATCAGCGCAGCCACAGAAATCGCGCTCCGGGCGGTCATAGCCCGGAGCCGGACACCAAAGAGACTGCAAGCGAGGGCAGTCGGGGAACGGCCCATAATACCAGCGCCCACCCACATAGATGGTGCTAAGCAGACTGACTACGGTCAGCATCGCGATTACGGCTATCTTCATGGCTTTTCTCCTTGATCTTTTTCTCCATCTTCGCCAATGCCTCGGCTCTTGAGGAGGCGAAGGCGATCAGCTCGGGATGCTCCTTCACCCTGGCGACATAATGCTTTCTGGAAAAGTTCCACCGAACCTCGATGGCGTAACGCTCAGACATCGGGCTTCATCACGCGCTTCATGGCTTGCTCTCGTTTTTGTTCAGACAATAGGACCAGCGTGGACCGCTCCCCCATTTGTTTGCGTCCCTCATCACAACGGCACGCTCGCGCTCACACACTGAAAGCGTCGGCATGTCGATAGCAACAGCAGCACCGCCTTTGACGATATCAAAGACAAGCACTAAAACGAACGTCATGCTATTCATGGTCATCTCCTTGGATTTGTCTGCGCTCTTGGATGGTTGGCCCCTCCCAGAAGCGCCGATGGCTACAGCAGCGCTTGGCGCATGGGCAGCGGGTGCGGGCACGGAGCCCGATATAGCGCGGAAGACCGAGATCGCCGCTGCGATCAGGATCGATCTTCCAGATTGCGGAAATGTGCCTTGCCGCTTTGCGCTTTGCCATCGCGGCGCGATGCCGGGTTAAAGACCGTTTTGAGTTTTTCATAGATCGTGCTCCACGCTCTGGTTAGCGTGTTGCCGATCCGGTTGAGGACGCCCTCGCTCTTAAGCGCGAATTCGTTTCGGCATGTCATGCAATGCATGGTGCCAAAGGTTCCGTCAGCGTTGATATCAGGCACAATATTCGTGCCGTGGCACTTCGGGCATGATGCGATTTGTACAGTCATGGCGGGTTCTCCTGTTCCCAAGACATAGGTCTGATTGCGCTTGGAGCGCTGCTGACGGGTGAAACCAATATCGGCCTCGGGCGCTTTGATGCGGGCCTCGGCCGATTGGGTGGCTTGCAAATGCCAGTCCGAAGAGGGCTTGGTCAATCGATGCTCACCTTGATCTCGTCCTCGGATTCAACTGGAGCCCTGAATGGTCCGGCATCCTCGACAAAGATTGGGGCTGCTGATCCTGGCTCCGGCAGACCTTCCGGCCTTACCGTAGATGAGGCAGCCTTGTTGGCATATTCTTGCCTCAGCCGCGCGATAATAAGCTGGGCTTCGGCTACACTGTCGGCAGGAAAAATGCGATTGGCGGCTTCCGTCAGCATCTCCAACACCAGAGCGTCGATGGCACGCTGGGCCTGTTCATGACTCATGACGACTTGCTCATCTTGGATGGTGAGCGGACTGCCGTAATGCGAGGTAAGGCTTCCCAGCTTATGCAGCGCCTGGGTATAGCTGCCATAGCTGGCCCCCCAGACGATCTCTTTCCCGTTACTCATGTCACTCATGGCTCTCTCCTTGGCTTAATCGATGCGAACAACAAGATCGTCGTCTTCGCCCTTGAGGGCTCCCGTGGCATCAGCAGCGGGCGCAGTCTGCTGAAAGGTCTTAAGGGCCTTCAGTTCCCTGCTCCGATCCTCCAAGCGCTCCTGAGTGTCGTAATCACCCTCTTCAGCAGCAATCCGACGCGCCCGGATAACCTCCTCGGTGCGCCCTGCGACAATGGCGGCATTAATCTTGTCGATCAGCCCCTCGGTGATGTGGTCGCCGGGCTCCCATGGCTCTTCATACCCCATATACTCTCTGAGGATGCGATAGCCGGCCGTCCCCTTAACTTTATCGTAATTGCTCATGGCTGTTCTCCTTGGTCATATTACGCTTATGTATGTTTTTTGCGTCTTTTTACAACGGGTGGTGGCGCCGGAAGAATCTCAAAGCCCTGCCCGGCCATCTCCTTGCGAAATCCGTCAAAATCCTTTAACATCAGTGAGATAGCCACTTTCTTGCGGGTCTTGGCATTATGTGCCGACAGCGCCAGCTCAAGCCATTGCCGGGCATCGGCCAGACTCAGACCGCCGCGCTGGCGCACCAGCTTAATCGCACCGACATGGTTTGGCAAAGGCGTCCTTCTCGGCGCCAAATGCAACCAGCACTCCACCGGCACCCGCTCTTCAAAGCCAAGACACCCGCCCAGATCAGGCATCCATGGGCTGCGATAATCGCTTTCCCAGGTCTCATAATCGCCGCGCTCGACACCATGCGGCAGATCATGCAGCCCGCAAGGTGCAAAATGTCCCTGGCGCTCCGCTGTCCGCCAGAAGCGGCAGTCTTTGCACTGGATCATGGTCATGGCTTCTCATCGTCCTTATGCGTGATACAGAACTCAAAGTGCTGCATCATTCCATTCTTCTCGGCCGCCATTTGAGCGGCTCCGCGCGTCGCATATTTGCCGTGGCGGGACCAGTTGTGAGACCCGCGCGGCCACCAACTTCGGCTATTCTCGCGTCGAAGTTGGTCAAGACGAGCGCGCATCTCAGCATTATAGCGATGCCAAACAATCCAAACTTTTTCCTTGCGATTGCCGCCGCTGCGTCGAGGTGATTCCTCTAAGTCTGGCGTGCTGGATTGCTGTCTACTCATGGCTTGGTCTCCTTAATGCTCGGCTGCCCCATTGGTCTTGGCCGCAACCTTCTTGGTCCAGCCCCTGCGCTCTCTTCCCGTGGTCCATTTCACCCCGCGCTGCAAGGTTCCCTTATAGTTTCCCATCACCTTCTTGAGTTTGTTCCAATCCTTTTTGCTCAGCCGCGCCACGATTTGCCCTCTCTCTTGCGATCGCGGCATCGAACAAATCGCCTTCCGCGCGACGCCGCTCCTCACGCATACTATAGAGGGTATTGTAAACCCGCGATTCATGCACCTTGAGATGTTGGGCAATTGCAAATGTATCCATGCCGTTGCGCCAGAGACGCATGGCAATCGGCCAGTCATCCTGCGCTAATCTTGTCGGCACCTTGCGCCTTGCCACTAGGATCGTCATCGTCAATCTCCGTCAGCAACTCAAACTCAAAAGTGGCGATGGCCAGCTTTTCCCAAAGGTCATGGGCTATCAGAACTTCACCTTGATCTGAAAAGCCCCAGGCGCCGTCTTCCAGCCGGGGCTCGGCGCGCACCGGCATGCCGAGATAGCGGCCCAGATCAACCACGCATTCGGCCATCGGGATATCAATCCTTGGCCTTCTTGCGCGCTTTAGCCTTTCCATCAGACGCGATTTCGGCTTGGCCATTAACATTCAACTCCTTGACGATCCGGCTGATTAAGGCCTCGCGGGCAATCGGATGCAGGATGCGCATATCGCCATCCAATAGGTAAAGCTTATTTTCTTGCATCCAATCCTCCACGAGGCGCTTGGCGATCGTCTCACTTGCGTTTTCCACAGTCGGTCTCCATATTATGAGCAAAGCAGCCCACAAATCTCTTGGTAGCCACTCTATCATGGCTGCTTCCATTAAATTCGAGGCCCAAGCAGCTTATGGCAAACCACACGGCATCTGGCCTCTTGCCTTTTCGCGTAACCCGAATTATATATCGAATCACGGTGGTCTGGCCAGTTATGGATGCACTGACCAACAGCAGAGCGTCCGCGCTACGTTGCACAGAACGAGGGATTGATCAGATCACCACCGGAATTCGCGGCCCACGCCCAATCATGATCCACCATGATGTCCTTGGCCGCAAACGAGTTGAGTGATGGGAAATTTCTGGATACATCAGTGTTTTCCCCCCGTCACTCAGGCCAGCGGGGAACAAAACGTCGCAAGCGTCTTCATCCCCCTGCTGGCCACCACTATCGCGGCCCACGCACGATTGACTTCCATCTCCAAGTTGGCCGCAAACGAGATGAGTGATGGATAAATATCTCAGATGGTAATCCCCCATCACTCAGGCCAGCGGGCAATAAGCTCCAGAGCTTCCTTCCCCCGCTGGCCCACTAATGTCGCGGCCCATGGCACGACTGCCTTCCATTGGCAAGCTTGGCCGCAAACGAGATGAGTGATGGGCAAAATCTCCCAGGAGGCAACCCCCCATCGCTCAGGCCGGCAGGGAAACAAAGCTCGATCTCCCGATATTTAAGGGAGCCGCCTTCCATCCCCCCTGCCGGCCACCAATATCGCGGCCCAGCACAGCGATGAAGCCCAGTCAAAGTATGGCCGTCTCATTCTTAATCGGCATGGCCCATCAAAGAATTGTTCGCCACGGAACGGTGGCCATGCCCCCTCTTTCCAAAGTCCATGGCCCACAGAACTGGTGATCCCCAAAGCCAATCTGGCCATGGCACCAACAAGCGGCCCATAGCGCACTTGCCATCCATTAGGAACTTGGCCGCAACCCATTAGCAGCCCATTGCTGCCGTGGGCGTAACCCGCCCCAACCTGCTAGTGGCTGCTTATTCGGCCCAAGGGTTCCGCCATTTCGGCGGCCCCTTGCGGTCAACCATCTTGCGGTAAGGATTGGCCGCAAAGGTCAACAACAAGGCATCAGCGCAGTTCGGCGAGCCCATCGCCGGCACCCGCTTCTTCATATCCTTCTTGGTCTCCACCACAATGCGACCCGAGGAATGGTGGTCATAGGTCGGCACCACCAACTCAGAGATCAACCGCAAATCATTGGGGATTGAGCAATCATGCGCCTCAAACCACTGGCGCCCCTTCCACCACAATTCATCGCGCAGTTTAAAGCAGCGGTCATCTGAGGCATTGCTCTCAGCCACATTGATGCCGCGCACCGGCAGGCCATTTTCGCGGCAGCGATCCACCACACCCGAGCCATTGCCGATCACATCGATGAGGATTTCCTTGGGCCTCATATCCTCGTGAGTGCCGTAATATTCCGCCATGATGAGGCCGGTAAGCTGCATATTGTCCTTGCCAAACCACATCTTGACCGGCTCCAGCAGCCGATTGGCTTGTCGCTTGGCAAGCGCGGAGGCATCATCCCCGAACCGCGCCACATCCACCCCCCAGATCGGCAGGAAATCAAGCGGGCTCACATCGCGATCAATCGCCGCCTTCACCCAGGCCATCGGGATCACGGTATCGTCATCCTGATTGGGGAACTCGCCCTCGACACGGACGCGATATTTGTTCGATCCCTTGCCATAGGCGGTGATAATATCTTCGATATGGCCCTGGGCTCGGGCGACATCGGCCGATGAGACATGGAAGCCGCGCCAGCGCTTTGAAAGCACATGATGGGTGTCGTAAAAGAAACCCGAGGTGCGGGTTGGATTGGAGAACATGCAGGCAATGGCGCCGTGGGTGGACAGCGAGCCTTGCGCGGTCTCGAAGACGATATCGTCAATGCCAGAGGCTTCGTCGATCAGATAAAGCACATGCTCGGCATGGATGCCGGCGAGGGCTTCCGGATTAGACTTCGAGGCAGTGCGTCGCACCACAAAGGCCATCTCGGGCGAGGCCTTGATATACATTCGCTCTTCATCGATTTGGAGCTGGGCTTGCAGCGCTTCCGGCAAGTGCTTGGATTGCTTTCGTAATTCTGGCCAGTTATTGGTTTTTAGCTGGTCTTGCGAGTTCGCGGTGATGACCGTCTTGCTGTCGTAATGGGTCAGCGGGAACCAGAGGGCCAGGATAGCGATGATGGTGGACTTGCCGACGCCATGGCCGGAGCGAACGGTATGGCGCGGACTGTCGGTGATATTGCCGGCTGGGTCGAGGAAGAAGTCCCGCAGGAACTTGTCCTGCCATTTTTCGAGCTGGCGCGCGCCATCGGGATTGGGAACGCCGGCCGGCAGATAGCCCATCACCCCCGTGGCGAACAGCCAGGGATTATTGGCGCTGCTGAGCCAAGCCTCTTGCCAATTGGGCTCAACCTTAATTGCCGGCGCGCTCACCATTTTGTGGCTTCCCCATCGGTAGATAGTCAGGTGGCGGCAGGGTCTCGGCCGGCTCCGGCGTGAGGTGGATCGCCATCAGCGAGATGGCCAGGAGCGCGGCGACCGCGAGCGCTGCCACGGGGAAATAGAGTGCCTGATTCCACAAAAGAACGGCACCCCAGATTAAGACTGGGATGCCGAGAACGGCCACGATTGTGATGGCGATCATGGGGAAGATGGGCCGTTTATTTCAGCGCCTCATTGCCTTTGAGCAGCCGCTTTGGCACCCAGGTTACAGCTTCGTCTTCACCGCATTTAGCCTTCACCTCGGCGGGAATGTCTTCCTCCCGCATGATCTTGCCGATGATGATATAGCCATCTTCCTGCTCATAGAGGGCGGGACAGGATATCGCGATAGCGCAAGGCGCCGGGGTCACCTCATAGAGGGTGGGGCAGGCTCTAATGTTGCACCGCATCTCCTGCGGGGTCACGTCTTTCATGGCTGCTTCTCCTTATTCATCCCAGGGTGGGCTTTGGGTTTCTTTCTCGGCTTCACGTTTCACTTGCTCAGCATCCCAAGCGGCGGCGATGAAGACCCGGCCTCCGGCGCAGTCGCGCATGACCTGGACGATTGCGGGATCATCGACACGATGCGGGGCTGCTTCTGGATCACCAGCGCCATGCTTCTGGCGATACTCCTCGAAACGATCGGCTTCCTCACGCAGGCTCTGCACATATTCAGGCTCAGCATTGTCGCGCTCAGCGGCATCCGCATAGGCCCGCATCGCGGCCGGTGCCCATGGATCGCGCGCGCCCATAACGAAATGCGGCCACTCCGGCACGGTGCCGTCGCGGCGCACCACCAAGAACTTGCAGCCTTCCATGACATTGCGCCAGAGTTTCATGCCCTTCCTTCCATGTTCAATGAATGCGCCGGGGACATAATTGGGATCGAAGAACGTCTCATCCATACGAGCGAGGCTCCAGATGCAGTTGCAGCGCCTGATAGAGCTGCGTTGCCTCCTGGCGTGTCATATCTAAGACCGTCATGCCAAGAGGTGCTTGAATGACCACATGAACTGGGAAGCTTGGGTTGTTCTTGCTGTTATCCTCGACGCGGATGCCTATCCTAACACCATTTTCGTTAACGAACTCAACCTTATGTGGCATCAACTTCGCTTTCCGCGTTGCTAAGGATGAGTGTGGCGACACGACTTGAGACCCAGGGCGAAATTCGCGCAAAAAATCGCGCATCAGGGATAATCTCCTCATCGGCTAGCGTTCGGCATAAGACTTCGATCAAAGCCGATATCCGATCTGAAGAGTCGCAGGGAGCCACCATCAACGCCAACTGAAGCTCATCCACAGTTCTGTCGTAAATCGTCACTGCGTCAAGTTCCTGGCTCATCATTTGCCACCATCCGAATGGCTTCGAAAGTGGCAGAAGGAAAGCAGATTCTCACCTCTTGCACCAGCTTACGCACCTCTGGCCGCAAGACTAGCGCACGAATGCAGCGCGCCGTCATCTCATCGACATTATCCACGCGCCGGCCGAGGATGGACTCAAGCTGCATCCTTGTCATCCCGAGCCGGCGCAGACATTCACGGAGTTCCTGGGGTTTCATCGTCATCGCTCAGAATGCGCTCCATGGCGTCCCATCCCGCAATACGATCGGCCAACCTCTTGGCCTCCTCCTTCTGCCACTGCTCCCGGAGCGTATCCCACAGAGTCGGCCCTCGTTTCGGGGTCGGCAGCGACCCGGTGATGATCGTAGGGGGTGGAAGATCAAGGATGGCGTCGGCCTTGGCGCCGATATCGATAGTGGTTAGGCAGCCGTCAAAGTTCGTCGTGGTGGTGCAGACAGTCTCGCTTAATTTTTCCGCGACCTTGGCGGCAACGCGCAGCACCATCATCTCGCGCTCGACTTCATCTGCGAGCAGCAAGGGCGTGTCTTCCTCTCGAAGGGGCCGACCCAATGCTTTGGCTAGTTTCTCGGAAACCTCAGCCAGCTCCTCGAATGCACCGCGAACACTGGCGTCATCCGGTATCCAGGCGATGCCGTTGTCGATGCCCGGATCAGGCTGACGCAAATCAACGATGCGCGACGATACAGCATTATCCATGCGCTCAAGAGCGGCATCCCGCTCTTTATGCACGAAGTCGAGATCGGCATTGAGCTGCTTGATTTCCTCCATGAGCTGGCGGTTGTGCGCCATCAGGGATTGGACTTCAATGGCGCGGAGCTGAAGGTCAATCTCATTCTGGAGACCATTGCCCATTCTCCCCACGGCTTGCGCATTCTGGTTCAGCTCTTTGATGAGCTTCACCGCCTCCAGGTCGAGCGCATTGCCGCGCGCGGCGAGCATCTTTAAAGCGGCTTCTATCCGCTTGGAGGTGTCGTTCATCATTCTCTCCTTGTCTGGGTGCTGACATTGTTATAGTCACTTTTGCATGAGCCGCAAGGCGCTACAGACCAAACGAGAAGCTAATGCCGATCTGCCCGCGATGCCAAGAGACCGAGATTCAAATAGAGGGGATGCGCTACTGCAACTATTGCCGTCGCCTTTGCTCGAAGTGCGGCACGAACTTTAAGGGCGTCCGCTCGTCCTATTGCAACGGATGCCAAGCCGCCAACAAGCGGGCAACCCGCAAGCCATACTCTGCGATGAGCGAGGAGCAGAAGCACAAAGCTCGCGCGCGGGCCTATGCACATTCACACCTCAAGCGCGGCAAAATCAGCCGAAAAGGATGCCAAGTCTGTGGCGAGCCGGCCGAAATGCATCATGCTGATTACAACTGGCCGCTTCGCATCACTTGGCTCTGCCGGCGACACCACGTTTACCTGCATCACCCTCTTCACCCTTCTCCCAAGCCAGAGCCGAAGGATCAATGAAGCGCTGATATTTGTTGAGATATTTTGCCATCTCAAAGCCGACGATAAGGCCAGCCTTGTAAAGATCGCCCTCATCCATCTGACTGAGGAACAGCTCTTGAATGCGGAACATCTTCTTGGAAGCTGGCGGCGACATCGAAACCTCAAGAATGCCTCGACGTGGCACCACCGTAATCCACTCCTGGCCATGAGCCCAACTATCGCCGAGACCGCGCCGTATGCCCTCCAGAAGCACCAGCTCGTGGTCGAAATCGAATTCCCTCATTCTCCTTGGTCCTTCTGTTTCACCGTTCCACACGAAACCGTAAGGGACTATAGACAGGAACGCACACAATGGCTAGGCTATGCAAACACTGTACTGTTGCAGAAGCTAAGAAATGGAGCCCTTATTGTCCAGCGTGCTCCTCGCTCTGCTCCAAATGCTTCCAGGCGCCGCGCTCGGCGAGCCATCGCTGGTGCGACGCCTGTAAATCTCAACGTCAGAAACGCTATCGCGCCGAGAACTCGCTTGAGGGCGAAGCCAAGCGGCGCGCAGACATTCGCTCTCGCATCGGCGTGGATGTTCGGGCTGGCCGGATAAGGAAGGGGAAGTGCGTGGTGTGCGGGGTCGAGAATGTCCGCCTCCGCATTCTCGACTTCGACAATCCTATCGAGAGCATCCGCTGGCTTTGCCCGAAGCATCACACTGAATCTCTGAGGGTCGCAAGAAAATGTCAAAACCGGTAACCCGTATCTGTAAAATCTGCCAGACCAAGGAGGCCTACGGCATCCGGCTAGTCTGTGAGGATTGCCGGATGCTCTGCACCACCTGCCGGGAGCGACCGCGCTCGGCGAACCAACCCTATTGCGCCTCTTGCCGGCGAGAGCGCTTGAAAGCCAAACAGGCCAGCGCTATATAGCTGCAAGGCGGCTCCTCACTATATGGTGGTTACCCAAGGCAACGTTCTGGACCGCCCACCCCGCTTTTACTTTTCTCGGCCCAATCGACCTATCCCGTCTCCAACTCCTGGATGGCCGAGAGTTCTTCAAAGCCCTGGCCCATGACTATCGCGTCTACCCATCTCCTGACTGGCCAGGGCTTATTTCTCTGCCTCATCCCGCTTGGATTTCAAGTTCTGCCAGACTTCCTTGAAGACTTCATCGCCGGAGACTTCGACCTGCTCCTTAACGCGCCACTTCTCACCCATGCGAACACCAAGCCAATGCCGTAACGCGGTAATGTCGGGCGGGCAATGCTCCCAGTATTCTACGATCTGTACTTGCCCCTTCACAATCATAGGCTTCTGGGCGATATACGAATACCCCGCAGCACGCTCAGCAAGTGTTCTTTCGATGCGTTCATCATACACACTTCCTAATTCGCGGAAGGCTTCATCGAACTCCTCGTAAGATTGTCGCCATTTCCATACAGTGCTGTCCTTTACATCGAACGCCTTGGCGATCTCAGCAATGGTTGCGCCCTTGCGGAGCATGGCTTTGGCAATTGTGATGTATTGCGGATTCCATTTCGAAATAGGACGCCCGCGCTTACGCTTAAGCGTGACATTGCCGGGCATTTCCTCCAGCACGAAGGCCTCTTCAGGCTCCTCTGGGGATGCGCTATCGGTCGGCGGCTCGTTCTTTTTACGCGCCATTAAGTCTGTCCCCCAGATTATGCTTCATTCACTCGCCGTTTCTTTTTCACTCTGCTCATCGGCCTTGTGCGTGATCTTGGTGATTTGATCGGGATGGACGGTCAGGACATCTTCTTCAACTTCGATGAGATAGGCTTCATTGCTGGTGCCTTCAGCGTGGACGAAGACGATGGTGCCGTCTAGGGTTTCCTTGCCTCTGATGAAGGTGACGACATCATGGAGGGCAGCGCGCATTAGACCATCACCTTGATATGCTCAACAGGACTGTCATGGGGAACGGTGCGCCAGTCAGGCCAATCGCGCGCCTCATTCTTGTCCTGCTTAGCGAGGATGGCTGCGCAGATTTGCTCTGGTGAATACCCCATGCGCCACGCGCCGCAGAGCGCGAGCTGAATAACGTCTACCCACTCCTCCAGGTCAGAGGGATCGGCGCGAATTTCATCAAGCTCTTTGGCGATATGTTTCGTAATGCCAATGGTGCGCTCGCCAGGGCCGAACGTCTCTTCCCCCCATGCCCTTTGGCGACGAATGAAAGCCGGCAGGTCGAATATCATACCTTCACCCTCTCATGGTGAGCGGCAAGCCATTTCATAGCTCCCTCAGCGGCATCCTTGCCGGCCTCATTGTAGCTCTGGCCGGAAAGTTTTATGCCGATGAACTGCTTGGTGCCGGTAATGGTTGAGACGAAGCCGAACTCAACCATCTTGCCATTATCGCATAGGTCCACGCTGACGAGGGTGCCGCTATCGAGCTTGAAATGCCGATCGAAGGCGGCGGCGAGATCGGAGATGATCATTTATTTCTGCCAGTGTCTGCGCTTGATGTCTTCGCTGCCAGCCATATCGGCAAAGGCCCCGATTGCAGGACTGGCCCCTAGCTCAGGGCTGTGGCCAGTCGCACCAATTCCACCACGCATTAGTGCACTCCCTCGACGGTTGGTTCAGTCTTTGGTTTTGGGAAGAGTTCGGGGCAATCTTGAGCGGGATCGATGACGCCTTCTTCGATGAGGGCTTCGATGAGGGCCATGGCGCGCTTTTGGTCGCGGCGGAGGCGTCTTAGCTCTTTATTGAGGCCGGCATTTTGTTCGTTGAGGTTGGTGATTTCATCGCGGATGACGCGGATTTGATCGTCTTTGGCTTTCAGGAGATCGGCGGCATATTCGCCCTGGGCGACCATGTTCATAAATTCGGCCTGGGCGATATTGGGTTCACCTGTGGTTTGCTCGATATGCCAGCCGATGATGAGGTCTTTCAGTTTGGGGTGCAGCAGGATGAGGCGCACGATGAATTCCACCGCTTTGGGGACTTCGGTGCGGTCGCGGCACATTGCGTTGATCTGGGAGAGGGAATAGCTGAGGAGCTCAGCCAAATCGCGCTGGGTGAAATCGAGAGTGTAGAGCGCCGATCGCAATTCAGCGGCGGTCATCTTGGTGTACATTAGAACGAGGCCTCCAGTAAAGAGATGGACCAATTCGGGCCAATCTTGAAGAGCTGGGTGCCGGAGATGTAGAGGCTATCGGTGGTTGCCTCGGTAATATCTGTGGCGCGCGCGGTTAACTCTATATGGACGACGCCGCCTGGGTCCACTTGGACTTGCAGGAGTTGACAATTATTGTTTGAAGTCAGGCTGGCATTGGCGGTGGTTGCCGATGCACCTGCACTGATGGTTTGGCGCGCCAGATAGGGGTACTTCAAGAGGCCCACGCTATCGGTGCTGTATCGTCCGCTGGTTGCCGAGACCGGCGCGGTGATGATTTCAGAGAATGTGAAAAGCCGAACGGTGACGGCCATTTAGTTTGCCTCCTTGAGTTTGGCAGCTTTCTTTCGCTTCACCATACTCCTTAGTTTTGCAGCACCTTTAGGGGATAGACGATATTTGGGGTCTAACCCGCTGACTTTCAATTTTGGGTCGGTGCCGAGGACTTTGGCCATGTTATGTGGCTTTCCTAGGATATGTGTGATTTATCCCCTATAGTGGACGATTCCTGATGAACGCGCAAGATGTGGGGTGGTTCCTCTGGAGACCGCCAGCAGCCGGTTGGGCATCACTCATTATGTGGGCGATGAGAGGAACCACCAGGGGGGCCGCCATGCCCATAATGGCTATCAAGATGAGGAAGGGCGGCGTAAAGGGGCGAGGCTGCCACTGTGCTTGTGGGTATTGCAATCCTGGACTGGGCAGCGCTCGCTTAGGGGTCTCCGGCCACCGCTTTGTGGGATTTCAGAGTGGCTATGGGCCGGAGATTTGCTTGATCAGACGGTGATATCGTCGATCAGGCTGGATTTGTCATCCTTCTTTTCGGGTTTGGCTGGGGTCGAAACACCAGGGGCAACAGAGGTTCGGCTGAGGACTTGATCTTCGCCGGCTGCCTCGCGCTGTTGCTCGCTCCAATCCATGCAGGCGCTCTGGCCGCTGACATAGCTCTGGGTATTGACGCCAAGCGAGCGGAAGGTTGCACCGGTGCTCTGGCCAGCTTTGCTGTAGCTCATAGTCGAGGCGGCTGAGATACCATATTGGCGGGCCATATCATAGGCATCGATATCGGCGCCGAGGAAGACGAATTGCCAGCCTTGCGCGGTCTTCTCCTTGATCTTCTTGTGGAGATCGGCGGTGGTGAATTCGGTCGAGGCGTTTTCCTGGCCATCGGTTTGGATGACCACGATCACCTTTTGGCCTGTCGTGGCGGCCTGTTCGGTGGCCTGAATCAGGCGCATAGCGGCATCGATCAGCGGGGTGGCGCCGGTCGGTTTATATTTGCTGACGATGGTGTCGTGATCGACCGATTTAATCGGGACCGCTTTATAGATGGTCTCGGTGGTGATGGCGTTGAACAGCACCAGAGAGTATTCGTAAGAGTTGCCATCGCCACTAAGGGTATCGATATACTCTTTTAGGCCGGAGAGGGTTGCGGTGAGGCCTTCGCGCATGGAGCCGGAGGCGTCGAGGAGCATGGAAATGCGGGTTGGGGTGGTCATTTTGCTCTCTTGGGTTTGGTTTCGAGGAATTTGCGCAGTTTGGCGACTTCTAGGCTGAGGTCGTCAAGTTCCTTGATCGGGCTCTTGCTGGGGATTGGCTTGGTCGTCTTTTTCTTGGTCATGGCTGGTTTCTCTTTGGTCGGCTTTCCAGGCATAGAAGCGGAGCGCTTCCATTAGGCCTGGATCGGGATCGTCTACCGGAGGCCGCAGGGCTTCATAGGCATCGCGGATAAGTTCCAGGAGATGGGCCTCGCCGATTTCGAGGGCGAGGATTTTATCGGGCATGTGCTCGCGCTCTTCTGGAGTGGTGATGCGGGGGCGCAGCCATTCAAGCCGGCCGGTGACGGGATCGCGAGTGGTGCGCTCTTCTTCTGGGATTTGCTCATAGACGCGATCGATCTCTAAGCGCTTCTCATATTTGGCGATGAGAGCGTCTTTCTGGGCGATTTGGGCGCGGAGGCGTTCGATTTCGTCGATCATGAGGATAGTGCCTCCTTAAGTTCAGCCCTGACTTGTTCAAGCTCGCCTTCTAAGCTGAGTTTTGTTACCACATCCTCTGGCGAAAGCTCGCGGAGCATTGCCATGAGTGTGGTTTCGCGCGCGGAGAGATAGTCGATGTTATTGGGATATAAATCGCGGTAATCTTCGGCGCTCGCGAATAATCGCTTCAGATTAGTGATTTCAGCATCCTTGGCCGCCACATCCCTTCTTAGGCGCTCGATCTCGGCATCTTTTTCTTCGAGCTTGGCCGTAAGAGATTCAGCGATCGCAATCCATTGCTTGCGCTCATCGGCGGCTTCGTCGAGAACTCTGGCGAGGCGTGGATCAGCTTTCATAACAGTGCCTTCCTTGCGATGGTTCGGGTTGTGCCGGCTCGGCTTTTATGGGGGAACCAATCGCTATCGAGATAATCCTTGGCAATGGCTAACCGGCGCTTTAGCTCCTCGATCTCGGCATCTTTGTGGAAAAGGAGTTCCCGAAGCGCGATGACTTCCTTCTTGTAAGATGCTAACTCGCTTTCATCGGTCATCTTTCCACCTCAGACATGAAGGCCGAAGCGTTTTAGCGCGGCGCGGACATTCATAAGAGCATTGTTGACAGATGGAGCGAGGCTGGCCGCATTGAAATAGCCAGACATCTCATAAACAAGCTGCATGCTCTCGGCGCAGAGCGCGATGACATCATCCTGGGTATAGTTATCCAGGGGGAGCGCTGTGCTTTTTCTTGGCTGCTGGCTGCCGGCCATGAGCTGCGCTGCGATCACCATTTTGATATTGTCGGACATGGGGTGATAGCGATCCTTCTCGATTTGATCGAGGACCGCTGTGGTGATGGTCTCAGCTAATGCGTGGGCCTGTTCTGGAGTCATGGCGAACCTTGAGAAAGGAGAAGCAACGCCAAAGTTTCAATGGGTGTTCATATTCGTGTTGGGCGTTGCTTCTTCTGCGGAAGAATGGTCTGGGTGGCTGGTCCCGCCCCAGCGACCTCCGGATTCCAAGTCCGGCGCTCTCCTGACTGAGCTACACCCAGTTACCGTGGCCACGATCTTAATGGTCTTCAGATGTCGATTGGGCCACGGGTCTGTTTAGAGTTGCGGCCAGCAGGCTTCGATGGATATCACACACTTCATGGGCCGCGCTGTTTGGTGGTCTCGGCAGAACTCGAATCTGCGACCTCCCGAGTCGGAGTCGGGTGCTCTACTCCACTGAGCTACGAGACCTTGTTGCTCTTATATATAGCAGTTTTGCTAATCTTCAAGCGTGACTTTAATCTCGTCATCACTTTCTTCATCGGATTCTTCGGTGGGCGATGGGCTGGCTTGCGGCGCTTCATCATGCAAAGCTTTCCAGAGCTTATCGGCCTGGGCCTCGATGGCATCGATCTCCGCTTGCGTCCACTTCCGGCAATAGGGCCAGCCGCGCATGCCAACGGTGCTGTCTGCGCGCTGTTTGATGACGATGGTGCCGTAGCGGCCTTGCTGGAGATGACGCCGGCCGAACATCTTGAAGAAACGGTTGAGCGGCATTTCCAATTCAGCATCGTCACCATCATCCTTGATGCGCAGGAAGACGCGATCGTCCTCGATGACATCGACGAAGAAGGGCCAATGGGCGAGAATTCTAGAGTGTTTCATCGGCCCTCTCCTCCCAAAGCACCCCGTCAGGACCGCACGCATAGCCTGGGAGTCTGGCGGCACCGCAATCTGGAAGGCGAGGCGGGCTAATTTCCCCGGTGACGAGTGAGGCGGGCTGCTCCTCGCGTAGACTCGGGTGGCTGCATTTGGAGAAGACTTCAAGCTCCATCGCGCTTGGTGCCTTGCCTAACTGAGGCATATGAAAATAGCGACAGTTGATGCAGAGCTTCATGGCGTTGCTTTCTGCTTCAGCTCATGGATCACCTCATTCTGAGCGTCGAACACCTTGGCGAATTCCTCGATGATGCGAATGGTGATCCGGCCGTCGCCAGCTTCCTCGGCCTTCATCATGGCGAGCCCGATCAGGAAGCGGGCCATCTCCTCGCCAGATACTGGTCGGTCACCGAACACATCACGCACGATCTGGCCGGTTGGGGTGTTATGGATGGTCTTCATGGCTTATGCGCATCGCGCTCAGCGGCGAGGATGCCGGAAGCGATGAAGGTGGCGAGGGCAAAGAACGCCCAAATCCATGGGCTTGTGGTAACCTCGCACGCGCCATTGAAGCCATCCCCGGCCCTGGCGATAGCGATACCGCCCCAAATAAGGAGGATGGTGCTAGCTAGGCTGAAGAGGCGGTATTTGGTCATGGCATTTCTCCTTTGGTGATGGTTGGGGGAGCAGGCTTCGAACCTGCGACCTCGGGATTCAAAGTCCCGCGCTCCACCAGCTAAGCTATCCCCCAAAATTGGTTCGGGGTCGAGGGCTTGAACCTCGCACCTCCTGATTCAGAGTCAGGCGCTCTACCAACTAAGCTAACCCCGAATATTAGTCATTCTTTCAAGCTCCCTTATAAGCCCTTCATCATCATGAGTGCTGTGACGAATAGAATGACAAGTTCTACATAGCAAAACACACTTTTTAAGCTCATTCTCAATTATATGCCACGCCCTATTGGCGACCATACCAATGTTGAAATCTTTGCCGTGAACGTGATGAAAGTCAAATCCCGCCAAAGGCCCACTCCACCCGCAATCCAAACACGCCCCACCCATCAGAGCCACTGCCCTTGCTTTGGTCCGATGTCGGCGAACACGTGTATTGCAGGACCCGCACCTAAACCTTCTCCGTATTTTCTTTGGGATCGGTTTGTTGCAAACCCGACACAAGAAACCGGATTGCGCCTCCGGTATAAGCCATAAACCGCGCGGACCACGCTTGGTTTTGAGCCCATGCTTCTTCAGCCAATACTTTACTGTGGCTTGCGACCTGTTGAACTTTGCGGCTATCTGTCTCTGAGAAAGATTTTCATCGATTAGCCTAATTAAAACGTCTTTTTGCATGATCTCCTTGGCAAACACTGGTGCCGAGGGCGGGGCTTCGAGTCCGCGACCTTCCGTTTTTCAGACGGACGCTCTTACCAATCTGAGCTACCTCGGCATTTTTTGGTAGACCGGGCGGGATTCGAACCCGCGAATGCCTGATTAAAAGTCAGGTGCCTTGGGCCTCTTGGCGACCGGTCCCTATATTGTCTTCGACTTCATCGAATGACCCGAAGGGATCATAGAAACCCTCCAAGACATATTCGACATTGGGCGCTGGCGCAGGCGGATCATCTTGCATCGGGCGGCCTGCTGCGATCCAGTCGAGGATTGCTTTGGCTGCGTGACGCAAGAAATAGTCGCGCTCATCGGCATCAAAGCAACCATCGCCCTTGGGATTGGCCTCATAGACGGTTTTGCCGCCATAATCGGGGCAGGCCACGGCCATGAAGCCATGGCGCAGCCTCACATAGCCGACCTGCTCTTCGCCGAGGAACACATCATATTGTTCTGGGCAGGCGCCGCAGGTCATTTTGAAGCGAAGCTTTTCCATGGCGATCTCCTTGGTTTGTTAAGTCATTGATCTAGAATGGTATTTCATCGTCTAGCCGGTCAAAACTCGGCTGCTCGTCCAGGCTATCGGCATAGGACTTGCCGGAGCCCTGATTAATCGGCGCCTGGAAATCGCGACGGCCGGGGCTTTGTTCGACGCCGGGCTCGGTGCGCTGTGGGCCGCCATCGAGCATGGTCAGCGTGGCATTGAAGCCCTGGAGCACGATCTCGGTGGCAAATTTATCTTGCCCGGTCTCCTTGTCCTGCCATTTGCGCGTCTGGAGCTGGCCCTCGACATAAACCTTGGCTCCTTTCTTCAGATATTGCTCGACCACCCGGCAGAGGCCTTCTGAGAACACAACGACCCTATGCCATTCGGTCTTCTCTTTTCGCTCTCCAGTATTCTTATCGCGCCACGTCTCTGAGGTGGCGATCCGCAGATTGGCGATCGGGCGACCGTCATTGGTGCGACGGATTTCGGGATCGGCAACGAGATTGCCAATGAGGATCACCTTGTTTACCGAGCCGGCCATGCTGCCTCCTTAGCAGGACAGAGCGATATGGATCAAATATCCGATCACATACAACGTATACGAAACCACCATCGCAATGCCGAGAATAAAGGCTAGGCGCTGGAAAGCGCGGTCGCCAGGGGTTTTACCAAACATGGCGTCTTCTCCTTGTTTTGGGTGAGCGGCCACGACGCTATCGGGTATTCATCATGACTATGGGCCGCTCGCCTCTTGAAATAGGGGACTCGGCTGCTTTAGTCAAGCCCTATCGCAAAATCAAAAGTTGACGAAAAAATCGCATTCCTCTTGAAACTTTCTCTCTTAATGCGCATTATCCATGTACAAGCAGACGGGATGGACACCCAGAGACAAAGGTCCAGAGCCAGGAAGAGCCGAACAAAAGCTTCCATTCGACCAGTGCTCGCATCGATCTACGGGTCATGCACCAAGGGCGGTCTCGGCGAATAAAGACTTCAAGAAGATGGCGCTTTCTCACTTGGAAGCAAGCACTACCAAGGAGAGAGCCATGCGTGAAGGTCTTATTAATCTTCCCAAATTCGACAATGACGGCAAGTCCCTGCATCAGGTTACTGAGGGGCTGCTAAGTGCTCTGACAGATGCCTTTGGCGGGGTGACCGCCATTGATGCTCAGGGAAGCTGGAAACATGACGGCAAGCTTTATCGTGAGCCTGTGACCCAGCTCGTTGTTGCGTATGATCCTGACAGTGACCGCGATAATCAAGTTCTCCGCAATCTTGCGGTGGCGGCGGGCACGGTGACGGGTCAACTTGCGATGTATGTCCGCTATGCCTCGGGCGAAGTGGAGATCATCGAGATCAAACAGCCGGAAGCCATGCCGGCTGCTGCGTAACCCTCACACTATACCATGATGCTTCCAAGTTAGTAAGCGCCATTTCCTCTTTGCATTGCTTGGAAGGGCGACGGTGCCCTTACCCAAGGAGAGAGCCATGACTGTAGTTTTTGAGATTTTTGATGCCGAGGAAGACCGGATTTTTGGGGTCGCTTTCAAGGCTGAGAAATGCCGGCTCATTGCGAAGACCGATGCCAAGCATCAGGCTGCCCAGGTGCAGATCACCGCCGATGAAGTTCAACAGCTCATCGACGATGAAATGTATGAGGGCTTTGCCTTCTGCCCCAGGGCTGGGTTCTGAGCATAAGCGGTGGAGATTTATCTCCGCCGCCCTTCCAAGCAATGAAGCTTGAAACCAAGGAGAGTATAGCCATGGACGACGATTTTATCCCTTATTCTCCGCAAGATTATGGTGTGGTCGAGGCGGCTCGTTATGAGCTGGTTGCTTCGGGGTTCACGCCAGAGCAGGCCAATCAGCGGATTGCCGATGTGTATGCACCGGAGCTGACGCCGCATGATCTTCAGGAGAGACTGCGGTGACTGCGGTTGCCGCGATCATTTACTCAGTGGCGGTCGGGGTGGTGATATTCATCCTGATCGCCTATTAGACCATCAAGGAGAAAGCCATGAGCAAGGTGCTGCGCGCCCAGCTTGAGAGTTCGCTGATTGCAGACAATCTGAAGCGCGAGCTTCTGGCGCAGAGGCTGGCGACCATTCAGCGCGAGATCGAACTGACGGAAGACTTTGGTGACGAGATCATCGCCGACCGGCTGAATGAAGCCCGCAAGGCCATCACCGAGATCAAGCGCTATATCAGGACGAGATAGCCATGAGCCTCTACAAGCCCAATCCCATCTATCTGCGCGTCGTGGCGCAGTCGGATGGCTACTGGATATACGACCAGTTCGGCCCCTTTGAGGGGCCTTATGAGAGCAGCGCAGATGCCTGGGCTGTGATCAGAGAAGAAGAGGCCGCCTATCATCGGTGGCCTTAGCCATCTCTTTCAACTCATTGGTTTTTCCGATGAGTTGCGACGGGTGACTAAAGACCCGAAACCAAGGAGACTAGCCATGTTACCTGCTGAAGCTTTTGAAAACCGTCATCTGCCAGCTGAGACGCTGGAGACGCTGGCGGTGCAGTTCGAGCGCGAGCACGAATTTTCCGAAGCCGACTTCGCCGATCGACCGCGCTTCCTGGCGATCATCAAGGCCGTAGTGGCGCGCGGTGCGGCCGATGTCCGCAAGGGCATGCCCCCGGATGCGGCCGATCTGACGGTGCGGGCATACCTGAAGATTTATGCCCAGGTTCCGCCACTGCGGGCAGAGATGGAGGAGGAGATGGGAATCGACCCCGCCCTTCCGGAGTACGTTGCGACGGTGAACTAGCCACCTCCCTGAGTCCCCGGTTCGCCGGGGATTCTAGCGGGTGACTAACCCGATACCAAGGAGACCAAGATGCTTTACTTTGGATTCATAATGACATTCGTCCTGTTCACTGGCGTGTTTCTTTCACTCGAAGGTCAGAAGCAGGCCAACGAAAGGCGACATAAGGAGCTGCTTGACGCCCTCAAGGCCAAGGCGGAACCAAAGCGCGACCCCGAGATCGAGGGCGAACTGGATGAGTTGCTGATGCTGCTGCGCACCCCACAATGGGGGCTGGCTTCCTGGAACCATATGGTTCAGGCCCGGCATCGTCGTCTGGTCGAGCTTCTGATGGAGGGCAAGCAATGAGACGCCATCGTTATAAGCCCACCAGCTACGGCATGAAGGGCGGCGAGGGGCCGAATAAGGGCAAGAAGCTGGTTCGGTATGAAGCCGAGGCTCCTGATGGCACCTTTCATGCCGCCGGGATGATGCATGACGCGGCCACGGCGCCGCGTACAGCCTGGGTCAGGTTTTATCGGGTCGGCGAGACCTGGAAAGCCTCCGGGGTGCGCATTGTCCGGCACGATTGGGGCGATGAAAGCGTCTGGGTCGAAGGCAATCGGTTCGGTTAAGGAGAAGAGCCATGGTTTTGAATATGCATCGCGTGATGCTTAAGAAGGGCGGGAAAGACCTTTGGGATGAACCTAAACTCTTCTCTCGCGTCCCGATGATCAATGAGACCATTTATATCACAGAAAAAGGCAAGAGTCGCCCTAAAACCTACTATGTGTCCATGGTCCACATGCATTTGGACATGAACGAAGACGCGAATAACCGGGTGCTTTACAAGGTATCCGTGGTTTAACCAAGGAGAGAGTACCATGATCCCCTTAGAATTGAAAGAAGGTTTCAAGAATGCCTTCGTGATTTTTCTGGCCTTTATGGTTGGCAATGTCGCCACGGGGCCGGTTTCTGTGGTGGATATCTTTGTCGGCACCACACTAGCTCTTGGTTATTTCTATGGCTGGTGGGCCAGGACCAATCACTTGAATGATAAGCTGCAAGCCGAGATCGATCGGCGCAACAAGCAGGCGGAGGAAGATGCCGCCTATATGGAGGAATGATTCATGATTAGCATCATCGTTTCCTCGCAAGAGGAAATGGAGGCTCAAATCGAGGAGTTCCTTAAGCTGGGCTTCCGGCTTGCTGCAATAAGCAATGCCGGACTGCCGGCTGGGCAAGGTCGCCTGACATTTGTTCCGCCGGAAGCCTTCCAAAAAGAAGGAGCGTTCCAGAAGCAAGGAGAGAGCAATGACCTGGAATAGGCCTATCAATGATGACCTGATCCGGCTGCACCGGCTGGCGGAAACCTATCTCTGGCTCACCGAGGAGATGACTCCGGACGAGGAGATGAAAGAGTTTCACGAAGCCATGGTTTCCAGCATCAAGGGCGAGATCGAATGGCTGGGCCAGAACGTCGGAGCGACGCTGAAGGCGCTCCGGGAGCGCGGAGGCAAGATATGACTACGATCGAAGAGGCCGTCGCCCAGCTCAAAGCGGCGTCCAAGAGCAAGGCCTTCTTGGAGCTGACCACCGAGGAATACAAGCTCCTCAGTGAAAGCCTCTGGGCGCATAATGACTTCCTTCGTGAGAAGTCGCGAACCCCTGGCTTGCCCACCGCGATCATTGAGGCGTTAACCCATAGAACGGCGGCCATCACCAAGCTGATGATGAAGCTGGACAGCCAGAAGCCCATGCCGTGACGGCCTCCTGAAGTTGCTCGGTGCGAGCTGGGCAATTTTGGCGGGTTGTTGTGAAACCCGGCGCCATCTGGCGCATCAAAACCAAGGAGAGACTACCATGCCTGCGCATTACGATTGGCACGTTGTTATCGAGGTTCCCAATACTGTGGTTGCTCGCGGTGGCGTTATCGACGCCACTAGCCGAGTAAGCATTCAGGAAAAAATCTCCGAAGTGCTGGGCGCCGACTTCGATGAAGGCATCAAAATTCGGGTGAAAAAGGAACCCGACGCAACCGCCATTGAGCGCGAGCAGCGCTAGTTGAAAGCGATCGTTTATCGTTCGCGGTAAACGCTCACTAAGGAGAGCCGGCGCCCAACACCGCCATGGCGCAAGCCCAGTACAATGTATGGCGCCGGCTCATTTTACACCGAGGAGAGAAGTCATGGAAGTCAGCGCAAGACGAGGGGATCGGGTTGGAGCTGTGCTCAGCTTCGATCCGGAAGGCAACATTATTCATGTGCTTGGGTCGGGAGAGTTTCTCGGCGTTGAGCGCGTGCCAGGACGCGGCGACTTCCAGGTGAAGATCAAGCTGGACACCGGTCGCATCGTCTGGGGCCATGAAATCTTCGCCTGGGGCGAGGAAGACACCATCCGGCGCAATATCCGCGCCTGGGAGAGCGACGGCTGGAAGGTTCAACTGGTGGACCTGGATGATACTGGTCTACCCTTTGTCAAAGATCAGGAGGTTACCTTACCCTTATCTGGATGAAACCTCAACCAAGGAGCAAACAATGTTCGACTTTTTCAACATGGCCGGCACCTATGAAGATCGCAAGGTTTCCCTCTACAATGAGGGTGGCGTGGTGGTCTCAACAGCAATGGTGAACGATGGCGACCACCCCTTCGAGACCGCCATCAAGCATCCGGATTACAATGACGGCGCCTTCGTCATTGTCGAGGCCTATGACAGCCTATCGGATGCTCATGAGGGTCACGAGAATTGGGTGACGATCATGACCGCCGAGCCGTTGCCGGAGTTTCTGCAAGACTGCCAGAACTCAAAGGTCTCCCAATTTCTGGCGCCGGAAGACATGAAATTTCCGCGCAAACCGAAACAGAAGCGATAATCTTCAAGGGTGGGGGCCACTCCACCCTGGCTTTTAGCCTATAATGAGTAGGCGTTTTCAAAGGACAGATGACATGAAGACATCCATCATTGCACTGCTCACGGCGGGCGCTCTGGCGCTCAGCACACCCGTTCTCGCCCAGGATTCGGGCGGCACTTCCGATGGTACGCCGGGCTGGCGTAACACCAATGCCGACAATCAGGGCATCGGCGACGGCGTTCGCTATTCGGCGCCGAAGGCCCAGACCTACAATGTCTGGAGTCACGACAATATCCCGTTCGCCAACGCCAATACCGGCGCGGTGACGGGCGCCGGCCTTCAGGGCACTTTCATTCCGTCCCTGAGCGCATCCGAACTGCTGGCCCAGCAGAATGCCAATCGCGCCTGGGTGGTTCGCCAGAACCGCAGCTATGTCGAACAGGGCGGCTGGAATTCCCCGGTCCTGCCGGTGCGCATCCATGCCGGTGGCGGTCATCCCGGCCTCGGCAAGGTATTCGGTGAAGGCCCGCAGATGGGCTCGAACGGCGGCGAATAGTCCCTTCCCACCTCACAGCGGGGGCGTGCGCTAAAGCGCGCTCCCTATTCCCCAAATATAGCAGAGTTCCAAGGAGTTAGCCATGGACGAAAATTCCACGGTCGATCGGGTCATGCGCGAAAACGCCCGCCTCAGTCGCGAAAACGGTGAGTTGCGCCGGTCAAATGAGGAGTGGCGACGCGAAGCGCTGAGAGCCTATGACACCGGCCCAGGCCTCGGCACCGCGCTGTTCTGGGTGATGCTCTTCATCAGCGTTCTCATCGGCGTTGTCTGGTGGGCCAGCAGCGAAGGTGAGCGGGAGCGTAGTCAGCGGCTCGATCATGAAGCTTACCAGCGTTCTGTCAATGAGAACCGCGCTAGAGCAGAGGCCAAGCCTGCTTATCTCAGCCGGATCGTGGCCAACGCTGCCATGACAGAAGGGTGCAACACCCCCGGCCATGTCCAGGTTTCTTACCGCAACGAGACCGGGCGCACGATCGGCAAGGTCAGGCTGAACTTTCGCGGCTATCTGCCGGATCGCTCCAGCAACATCGTCCTGCCCAGCCCCAATCTCAATGAATCGCACATTGCCCTGGATTGGGTCGTCAAGCCCAACGAAACCCGGCGCGATTGCGTAAGGCTCCCGCTATCGGATGAAGGTCTCACCGCGACGGTCGAGCCAAAATTCCATGTGCGGGTGGTGGACTTCACCTTCCTGGAGGACATTGACGGCTATGCCGAGGCCTTCAAGGATGATCCGGCAACCTGCCCGCAGGTGAGCCCGGCACCGACCAGCATTGGCCGCACACCCGCCGAGCGCAGCCATAATTGGCTCGATGTCAGCACCCGGCGCCCGCCGCCGCGTTAAGCAAAGGGGCGCGGCCAAATGCGCCCCTTCCCCTCTCAGACCCTAGCCCATCACCAAGGAGAAAGCCATGACGATACTGGCAAAAAATGGCCAGACCAAGGGGGCTGCCCCCGCTGACATTCTCGAACAAATGAAAGAACGTCTGCTGGAACAAGATGCCCTCTTGCGCAAATTAACCGCTTTGCCGCTGGCCCATGCCACCGTCGTTGCCATCAATGAGGAAGGTGGAAGCGTCACGCTGGTGGCCGATAACCAAATCATCGAAGTCGATCAACCCGCCAATCTGAACCTCACCATCGGGGCTCCGGTGCTGATCAACAATCAAACCAAGGCCATCATCCGACTAGCCAAAGAGCCGCAGATCGGCGGCATCGGCGTCGTCAAAGCGCTGGTCAATGACCACATGAGCGAGGTGATCATCGATGGCCAGAATCGAGCGGTCATCAACGGCAATAATCGGCCCAAAGTCGGCGATCAAGTCGTGCTCTCAGCCGGCAATATGATCATCTATGCGGTGATGCCGCAGGAAAAAGGCCAACGCTTCACCCTCACCTCCGCCGTCAATGTCGGCTGGGAGGAAATCGGTGGCCAAAGCGCGGCCAAACAAGCCTTGCAGGAAGCCATCGTAATGCCAGCCATGTATCCGGACATCTTCCGCTTCTATGGCAAGGGCTTCCCGGCCGGCATCTTGCTGTTCGGGCCTCCGGGCAATGGCAAGACCCTGCTCGGCAAGGCCTCGGCAACCGCAATCCGCGCCGAGGGCGACAATGGTGCCTTCTTCTCGATCAAGGGGCCGGAAGTGCTCGATGCCTATGTCGGCGAAACCGAGCGCAAAATCCGCGAACTGTTCAAGGCGGCACGCACCCATAAGCAGAAGACCGGCAACCCGGCTGTCATCTTCATCGACGAAGCCGAAGCCCTGCTTACCGCGCGCGGCAATGGACGCGGCTCCAGCAATTTCATGTCCAGCACGGTGGTTCCCACCTTCCTGGCGGAAATGGATGGCCTGGAGGAATCCTCTGCCATCGTGATGCTGGCGACCAATAAGCCGGAACAGCTCGATCCCGCCATCACCCGCGATGGGCGGATGGATCGCAAGATTGAGGTGGCCCGGCCGACGCCAGACGATGCGCTGGAGATTTTCCCCATCCATCTGGCTAAGGCACCGATTGCCAAGCAGACCCGTGCAGACAAGCTGACCGCGCTGACGATTGAGACGGTGTATTCGGACAAGACCTTGATCGCCGGCTCCACCAAACCGCTGCGCTCTGTCGTCTCTGGCGCCATGCTGGCGGCGATTGCAGAGCAGGCAAAATCCTTTGCTTTGGCACGGGATTTGGCGAGCCGGAAACGCACCGGCCTGACTGAGGCCGATATCCTGAATGCGGTGCAACGGATTCAGGAGGAGAACGGCCGGATCAGTCACGCGGCAGAGTAATCTCACCAGACAGAGGGAGGGGTACATTTTGTATCCCCCCTCCTCTTAGCCAAGGAGACAATTATGGAGCAAAAACAACGTCGTGTCAAAGTCAATCCGACCGGAGAACAGGGCGAAGAGGCTGATGTGCTTCCCGCACCGCCGCCGATCGATGATCTGGTAAAGGCCGTCGAGCAAGCCGCTGAAGAGCAGCGCAAGGCAGCGGAGAAGGCAGCACGAAAGCCCAGCGGCGATCCTCGGATTCAAGAGCGCGCCAAGCTCCTCTGGGATGCCGGCTATATCTGCCATTGCGGCGTGGAAGGCTGCCCGATCGGTCATTTTGTCCTTAAGGCAAGTCTTAGGAGATAAGCCATGAACCAGAAGCAACGCAAAGTGAAAACCGATCCGACCGGCGCGCTGGAGGAGGGCGAGGTGGAAACCTTGCCGACACCACCAGAGATCGATGATCTGGTGCGCGCGGCAGAGGCCGAGGCGGAAAGGCTCCGTCTGGAGCAGGCCAAGCCGGAAAGCTGGTATTGTGCACGCTGCGGCAAGGCCGGTAAGAATGTTTGTGCCCCTCGCCTGCGATCATAAAGGAGATAGCCATGGAAAAGGTAACAGCAACATTCTGGGTAGCGGTGGACGCTGATGGCTCTACCGCGCATTCCTCTGATAGTTCCAGCGATGCCGCTGATCGCTATAATGATGAAGTGGACAGCGGAGACCCGTTCGACATCTACAAGATCGAGCTGACGGTGAACAAGCCGGGCCAGTCGCGCTCAACGGTGCGGATCGATGCCACCCAGCCCCAGCGGGCGCGGGATGATCCGGATGCGATTGCCGTGCGGGTGGATGTGGACGACTAGCCCCAGAAACCAAAACGGGGCCGCACGCCATGTGAATGCGGCCCCGATGGAACAGCATGCGAGGCGCATGCTGACCAAGGAGAGACTAGATAATGGCAAGGCAAGCGCACAAAGTCAAGGGCAAGTCACCGCGAAGATACCGGGTGAAGCTGGAAAAAACCGTGACGTTTCGCCTCAGTAGCTATATCGAGGTGGAGGCGGGGCCGGAGGCCATGGTCAACCGAGGTCGCAACTTTACCGTAAAGAACGCCGTCGAGGAAGCCATCGCCGCCGAAAAAGCCGCTGGCGTTGAAAGACAGTGGTTGACGGAAACATCCGATCTTGATAGCAGTTTCGCGATAGACTGGTCTTCCATTCAAGAAATCGATCCCCATATAAGGGATACAAGCAAGACACCGGCCGATAAGACTTAGGCCAGTGACCCGGCGCCGCCCATTAAAAACATGACGCCCCTGGCCAGATTGGCGGCCCCCTGTTTACCTCCCCACCAACCAAGGAGAACACCATGAGTGACAGCGCAACTGAACAAGCCCAGGCCCTGGCTGACGTGATGGGCATGATGATCAAGTCAACGCGCCAGAAGCTGCGCAGCGGCGAGATCGCCCAGGCCAAGGAACTCGGCGTCAAATGGGACGAGACCGCCACGGAGATCAAGCTCCCTGGCCAGCCCGACCCGATGACCGTCGAAGAGGGCATCCAGACCCTGCTCGACTTCAAGGCCAAGGAAGACCAGCTCTTCGAGGTGAGCGAGTATCTGCCGGGCATGCCCCATGACGCCGCCCATGCCTTCGTCAAGGTGATGGAGCGCCGCTATGGCTGGGTGAACCCGCAGACCATCAAGACCATGTTCGGCGACATTCAGCCGGAAATGGTGATGGTGCGCACCGGCCCCAAGCCGAAAGATTACGTGGAAGTCCCGGTCGGCAAGTTCAAGCTCCAGGACACCAAGGCGGAGCTGATCACCGGCTTTGCCCGCAATCCCAAGGCCAAGGAAGGCTCGTTCTTGTCCTTCCATGTCAGCGCCAAGGTGCGCCATCATGAGCGCAAGATCATCATGGCGCTGATCGAGGAGACGCGGGACTATCTGCGGGAACATTCGATCTACAAGGGCAAGGCGATGCGCTTGCCCGTAGGCTCGGATGGCAAGGTCGAGGCCTCGGTTGCGCCGAGCTTCATCGACCTGTCCAAGGTCTCTGAAGACGGTCTCGTGCTCACCCAGGTGAACTACAGCCTGATGGAGCACACCGTCTGGACCCCGATCCGCAAGACCGCCATCGCCCGCAAGCATGGTGTTTCGCTCAAGCGCGGTGCGCTGCTCTATGGCCCCTACGGCACCGGCAAGACGCTCACCGCACTGGTGACCGCCAAGATCGCCCAGGACAATGGCTGGACCTTTATCATGGTCGATAAGGTCGAGGGCCTGGATCGGGCGCTGGAGCTGGCCAAGCTCTATCAGCCTTCGGTGGTGTTCGCCGAAGACGTGGAGCGGGTCGCAGTCAAGTCCCGCGACAACAAGACCAACGATCTGCTGAACACGATCGACGGCGCGGTGTCCAAGGATGGTGAGATCATCACCGTTCTGACCACCAACCATATCGAGCTGATCAACGAGGCGATGCTGCGGCCGGGCCGGCTGGATGCGCTCATCCATGTCACCAAGCCGGATGCCGAAGCAGCCGAACGTCTGGTTCGCCTCTATGCCGGCAATCTGCTGGACAAGTCTGTCCCGCTGACCGCGCTCGGCAAGCTGGTCGAGGAGAACGGCTATATCCCGGCGATCATCGCTGAGATCGTGTCGCGCGCCAAGCTCGGCATGATCTTCCGCGAGGAAACCCAGATCGTCGAAGATGATCTGTTGGTGGCGGCCTATCAGATGGTCGATCACTCCAAGCTGCTTCAGCAGAAGAAGCCGGAGCCCTCGCCGGAGGAAGCCTTTGGTCTGGCAGCCAAGCGGCTGCTCGGCGATCCGCAGAGCAGCTACAGCGGCGATCTGGGCGAAGACCTGAACGTGATCCGCAACCGGGCGAACAGCGCCAAGGACTATGCGGAAGCGGCCTATGAGCTGTCCGAGAAGCACCTGCCAAAGATCAAGAAGCTGCTGGAGGAGTTCGCCGTCAAGGGTGCGCCCAATGGCAGCGGTGATCTGGTCCGCAAGATCGACGCCATCGCCGACCGGGTTGGCGCGCGCGTCACCAGCTAAGCGCCTAACCAAGCCGGTGCCCAATACGAAGGTGGCGCAAGCCCAACACGAAAGTGGCACCGGCTCCCCTCTCCCAGACGCCGCCCATGCTCAGCATGGCAATCCAGTAAGAAATTGGCGGCGTCTGGGGCCTTTAAACCAAGGAGAACTCCCATGGATTTCAGCAAGCTTCCCCCCGAGATTTTGGCCAAGCTCACTCCAGAACAGATGGAGGAAATGCGCCGGCAGGGTGACTATCAGAATGAGCTGATTGGCAAGCATATCCACACCTTTGGCGCGCTGATCGAGAAGACCATTGCCGAGATCGGCGACGGCCATGCCGGGCCGGTGATCCTCGAAATCCTGGCAATCTTCGCCGGCCAGATTCTTGCCAAGGCACCGGCCGCGCTGCATCCGATGCTGCTGCCCAAGACCATCGAAGTGATCATCGGGCAGATGAACGACTCCCGGCCGCCCGGCGCCAAGATCAAGCTGTCGGCGGTCGGCGAGGAGGAGGATGACATCAAGGTCCAGCTTCACTAATCACCAACCAGTTGGCCTCCTTGGGGCTGGTTGGGAAAGCGCTCCGGGAGAGCCCCCCGGTCCCCGGAGCGCCACTTCACGAAAAGTTGATCATTTTAGTGCATTGATATCGTGTTTCCATGTATTTGAGTGGAAACTATCTATCTCTTCTGCGTTATACTTGTGTCACTGGCGCTGGATGCCAGGACGCGAAAACCAAGGAGAGACAGATGCTCAACTATATCAAATACGGCGCTGCCGCACTGATGCTGGTCATCGGTCTCGCAGCGGGCATGACCAGCCTGACGCTCAATGTGAGCCATGGTCTGGAGAAAGCATGGTATGCGGCCATGATCCTGGCGCTTGCCGATATCGCTCGCATGAGCGTTCCGGTGATTGGCGCTTTCAAGGGCTGGAGCCGCAATCTGATGGTGGCGATTGGTGCACTGGCGGCGTTCAGCCTGTTCAACATTGCCAGCTATCAGGCGAACAAGGCCGGGGCACCGATTTGGGAATCGATGCAGGCCGATGTGAAGAAGGCAGAGCGGGCGGCCGAGATCGCCAATCTGACGGTTGAGATTGCCGGCTTTGCTGAGAAGCGCTCTTCGGCCACGCTGATCAAGCTGGCAGAGGAGGAGAAGAAGAACAAGTTCTGCGGCGGCAAGTGCGCCAACTTTATGAGCCTTGCTGATGAAGCGGCTCGCCGCGAAGCCCTGGAGGCTAAGCGCGAGACGCTGAAGGCGCAGAATGAGGCGGTCAAAACGGTTGAGGTGAAGGGCTTTGCCATCGGCTTTGTGGCCATGGGCTTCTCCCCAATCGCAGCCAAGACGATTGTCGATGCGATCGAGGGTTCGTTTGGTTCGCTGATCCTCGATATGCTGGTGTACTTCCTGATTCCTGGCGCGATGATGCTGCGCGAGGATCGCAAGGCGGTTAAGGCCAGCAGCTTTGGCATCGTGCTTGACGCCAAGCCCCAGACGGGAAGCAAGGCCAAGAAGGACGAGGTTTACCGGGAGCTGGTCTCCCTGCTCTTGGAGAAGCCGGAATATTCGGTGCTGGTCTCCAAGCGCCAGCTTGCTCAGGCGCTCAGCGAGCGGTTGGGCAAGGCGGTAGCCAAGACTTCGCTGAATGGCTGGCTGGCCAAGGAATGGGCGCAGCCGGGCAAGCTGAAGGTGGTGGAGCATTCCGCGCACCGCGTCTTGATCGGGCTCGACAAAGCAGCGTAAGACTACCGGGCGGGGCACCAAGCTCCGCCCCTTTTACCCAAGGAGACAGCCATGCAGAAACTCAAATTCAGACGCGAAGACGGCGGCATTGTCTATGTTCATGCCGGCAACGGCACCGATCTGGTGTTCGCCAACAACGGCGACGTGTATGTGGAGACCGCTACCTCCCTGTTCACCACCGATCCCAAATTCATCACCCAGGATCGCTGGGAAAGGACACTGCTCTACATCCACAGCAAAATCTTCGCCTTTGTGGACTTCACTCGCGAAGATGGGGTGTGGATGCATGTGCGCGGCAGCGATCCAGTGATGATCAAGGGCACCGAGCTGGCCGCCGCTACGCTTTCGCTTGATCTGCTCGACAAAGCCAAGGCGGCGCTGGTCGGCAACGACATTCCCTCCAATGACCTTCTGGTCCGGATCGACTAAGGAGACCTTCGCCATGGGCAAATTGGGTTTGATCGTCTATGCGGCGATCGGCTTGATCGTGGCGTCATTCCATACGGATGAAATCCTATTGGGATTGGCGCTGGCGATCATCTGGCCAGCGGTGCTGGTGTTCTGGGCCGGGGTGGTGATGTTCGTGGTGGCGGCTGGGATCGTGCTGTTCCTGCTGGCGATGAAGTGGCTGGAGGGCGACACGCTGCTGGACATCAAGAAGGATGTCACCTTCGAATTGCGCCGGCTGCACCGCGAGGCGCGCGAGGAATGGAAGAAGGGGCGTCGCTGATGCCCCTTCTCTATATGAAGCGCTACACCCGCAAATTCATCCGGGAACATCCCGATTGGCTGTTCGTGTTCGGCGATAATTTCGCCCGCAAGGGCTTTGGCGGCCAAGCGGCGCAAGCGCGCGGCGAGCCCAATGCGATCGGGGTGCCCACCAAACGCTATCCCACCACCGAAGAGGCCGCCTATCTGCGCAATGAGGATTTTGAAATCTGGGAACAGAAATCACGCCTCGACCGCCAGCAAATTGAGACGGCTTTGCGCCAGGGCCAGATTGTGGTTTGGCCGCTGGATGGCATCGGCTCCGGGATGGCCAAGCTGGATAGTTACGCCCCTGACATTGCCGAGGCGATCAAGGATTGGCTCGGCCGGCTGGAGATCATGTCATGATCCTTATCCCCCTTACGCTGGCAGCCGGGCTCACCCTGGCTGCTGATCTGGGGCCGGGGTTATCCTATAAGGATACTCCGGCTTACAGCACAAATGCGGCGCCAGTTCGGCGATATCGCCCTGTTCGACGCCGCATGGCGATCCCCCCGGTTCCCGATAGCAATATCTATGACCGGATGGCGCAGGGTATCCACCCCTTCATTCGGGTTGAGGGGATTGAAAGCCCCTTAGCGATGACCAAGGAGGAGCTGGAGAAATGGGGGCTGGAGAGCGGAGACACTGTTCCGATTTCTTTGGCCTCTAAGATTATCGAAGAGAAAATCCAACGAGCAAGAGAGTGACGATGGAACTGGCAATTGCCATGCTGGAAGAGCGGGTCAGGATCATGGAGTCGAGTGTTTCGACCCTGACAGGGGCGATCTCGGAAGCGATGAATGCGATCTCGGTGAATGAGGAGCGGCGTGAGAGCGCCCAGGCTGAGATCGAGGAGCTTCAAGAGGCGATCGATGTCCTGAAAGCTGCGGCCCGCGCGGCGCGTCGATAAGCTAAAGGCGGGGCTCGGCTTCCACCGTCGAGCACCGCCTTTAGGGCCGGCAGCGTGCTGCCGGGGGGTTCCTTTTTATCGCATAAATCCCCGGCCATTGCAACGGCCATTTTGACCCAACCGAATGACCCGGCCAAGATGATCGGCCATGTCACACCTGTTGCAACAATGATGCAACGCTGAAACCATAAGATCATCAACAAATGGCCGAAAATTTCGGCCGTCCATTCAAGTACAGAGTCGTCCAACCAAGGAGATAGCCATGACTATTCAGGACAAATTGCCCCGTTTTCTGCGCAAGCCCTACGCATTTTTGTACGGCGCGCTGAGCGCTTTCGTCCGTTCACCGTTGGAGGCCATTGAGCGTGGCTTCGAGGCGGTCGCACTGGTAGAACCCGAGCCGGAAGAGGAGAGCGGCCCCCGTAATGGCGAGCGCTTTTATGTCAATGTCACTGGCAGCCCGCGCCCTGGCTATATGATCACCGGCCGGATGTATCTGAACAAGGAGACCGCTGAGAGGGCGAAGGCCGAGGGCGGGATCAAGCATGGCCAGACGCTGAGCCTGGAGGAGACCCGCGAATTCCTGTCCCGCTATGTCGATGAGGACACGGTGAAGGCCTGGGACGAGGCGATGGACCCGAAAAACACCGATGAGTATCGAGCGGTGATCGCCAAAGGCGAGGATGGCAGCACCCGCTTTGATAAGCAAACGGTCCTATCGCCGGACGCGCTGGGCTATCGGAAGCTGCCCGAGATCACCACGGCGCAGGGCAATCGCTGGCTGGAAATTCCGGAGGTTATGAGGGGCAATCCCTATCTGATCGTCGATGGTGACGAGGAGCGCAAGGTGCCGGTACCGGCCTGGATGCTGGAGCAGCTTGGCTATCAGCCGGGCCAGAGCATCAGCAAGCTAGAGATGCTCGCGGTCGCAATGACGGTGCTGGAGGCGCGGTCACACTATCCCACCGACACCGACTTCAATAATAACACCAATCGTCGCAAAGCCGCTTGACGGAAACCGCGCAAATACCTATATTCCAGATGCGCCCACCTCGTGATTGCGTTCCAACCCAAGCATGGCGCATCTGGTCTTTGACAACTTTCGATTACATCCGTGTAGCTCAGCGGTAGAGCGCCGGTCTCCAAAACCGGGCGTCGGTGGTTCGATTCCATCCACGGGTGCCAAATTTATCGCGGGGTGGCGCAGCGGTTAGCGCACTAGTCTCATAAACTAGGGGTCGCCGGTTCGATCCCGGCCCCCGCAACCAAGTTTTGCGCATGGCTTTCCTCCACTGGGCCATGCGCTTGTCCCCGGCGAGGTAAGGCGACAGACCTTGCCGGGGACCACAATGGGGAAGTAGCTCAGGGGTAGAGCGGTGCTTTTGCAAGGCGACGGCCGGGGGTTCGATTCCCTCCTTCTCCACCATATTTTGTTGATTTAAGGCCCGTTAGCTCAGTGGTAGAGCGCTTGCCTGTCGAGTAAGTGGTCAGCGGTTCAATCCCGCTACGGGTCGCCAATTGCCGGATAGCTCAGTTGGGAGAGCGCGCGACCGATAATCGCGTGGTCGCTGGTTCGATCCCAGCTCCGGCAACCAGTTTATGGGGTGTGTGGCCTGCGCGCGGGCCTCGATGTGGAAGCGGTAGAGCCTAAACGACCTTGCTGCTGAATCGTATGTCAGGGCAACGGAGACGCAGGTAACAAGCATCGCCGCCACACCCCGCCAGTTTGATGGGGCCGTGTCAGAAGCATCCTGATTGGATGTGGCGCGATAAGACAGATGGGTGACGCCGTAGGGTATTCTCATCAGGCGGGTCCGCTGCCCGCACGGTCCACCAGTTTATGGGCTCCGCAGCTCTGGAGAGCGTCGCCGCTGATGGCGAAGACAAGGGTGAAATCCCCTTCGGAGGCCCGCCAGTTTATGAGACGAGCATGCCGTGCGATGAGAGCGCCCGTAAGTCCTCGTCATGACGAGGCATATAAGCCGCCGCCTCCTGGGGCTAGCCCAGTCTTGCACTGGCCAGGAGCAGTTGCATTGCATGTGTGGGGCCGGTCGGTATCGGCGGGGGTCCAAAACCCTCGAAAGCAGTTCAACTCTGCCCACAGTCTCACCAGTTTATGCGGGCCGAGATGGCCAACCGGAGCGCGGGATCGATCGTTAGCCGCGCCGAGGTGGGTTGGGGGCAGGTCCCAACCCCGCTCCAATTTATGGGCGTGTCAGTGAGTCTGGGCTGATCACCCTCAAGACAACAGGCTGGCGAAGCTTCGGTGTCTGGCTAGATAGACAGGGGCACTAAAAAAGGTCGCCTGTGGTCCCCTGCGCCGGTACGGAGACGAGCGGTGTCCGCGAGTGACCTTCAAGCGGCACCCGCCCATATTTAGATCATGGCCTATCTCGGAGGACTCAGGGACTTCAAACCCAATGGTCGCCGGATCGTGCCCGGCATAGGCCGCCAATTTTGCAGCAGAAGGAAGAAACCAATGACCTGAATTCCCCGCTAGAGGTCCGCCTGTCGCGCTCTTCTGGTGTCGAATTTTTCAACCAACGGAGAGTGACATGGAAAAGCATGCAGGACTGACATATCTCAGGATCAAGCTGAAACATCTGGCGCTGGAGCCAGCGCTGGTGAAGCTGGAAGAGCGCAAGAAGCGCCAGAGTCACCAGAGGTGGCGCAACCGTGAATATGCCAGAATCATCGAGAAGGATGAAGGGCTTCGCAAGGAAGTCGAGACGAACGGCTCCAGCAAGAAGCTCCAGGCGGAGCGCGTCCCCTATGAAAACCCCTGGCTCGCGGTCGAGATGCAGACCCATCGGGTTCGCGTGATCCGGCCCGAGGCACGCGCGGCGCAACTGGCTTACGCCTTCCTTCGCGGGAAGAGCTATGACAGCGTAGAGCCCACCTCGAAATACACGCCCCCAATGAACCGGGTCGCCGAGTTGGTGGTCAAATACGGGGAACAGACCGACAAAAAGGTGGCGCTGGATGAGCTGATCACCTGGGTTGAAGCGTCGGGTCGCTTCAAATGGCAGAAAGCAGGCTGGTTCTCACCGGTCGTGAAAGAGCAGAAAGCGGCGGCGTAAGCTGTCGCCGGGCGGTTGGGTAGCACGAGGGTGGAAGACGCACAGCCATCCTTGCAGGCCCCGACCGCCCACAGATCAACATCCGCCCTCAACCCTTGTCCGGCTGATTAAGGGGCTAAGGCAAGGACATAGGCGGGTGTTGGAATAGATGGGCGAGCCCCCAATGTTCAGCCGCCCATACCAATTTCGCTAGGGTCGTCCAATGGCAAGGACATCGGGTTGTGTCCCCGAAAATCGCGGTTCAAGTCCGCGCCCTAGTCCCATGCCCCCTTCGTCTAACGGCTAGGATATCTCCCTTTCAAGGAGGAGGCGAGGGGTTCGATTCCCCCAGGGGGCACCATAACCAAGGAGGCAGCCATGATCACGCCAGAGAAGGTCAGGAAAGTCGTCGTCTTCATGAAGGCGCGCGCTGCAAAGCTCCGCGACGATGCCGGCCACAGCGGATCAATGACAGATGGTGGCGCGCATGCTCTGGAGGAGCAAATCGCAGTCTGGCAAGCCGGCTTGCAGGGCAAGCTACCACAAGCTTGGTGGGCCGCCCTCGAAGAGCTTGAACGCCAAGAAGACCCGGAATATGCCGAATATCTGCGGCTGAAGAAGAAGTTCGAGAGCCAGTCATGACACGAGCCGAGATCATTGACGCCTTGGCCCGCTTCATGGCCAAGCAGGATGACCGCGACATCGAGGAACGGGAATACATCCCCGGCAACAAGACATGGTACGCCACCGCCTACCAGAAGAAGGATCGAGATTCATCCTACTACCACGCCAAGGCGGAGAAGTTTCTTGACCGCTGGACGTTCGTGGAGCAGATCACGTCAGGCAGAGAATAACGGAGACGGAGTATGGGAGAGCGTGGATTCTCCGCCCGCCTCGGACGCGACCAATATTCACGGAGGCCGATATGTCAGAAAAATGGTGGGATGGCCACGAGGTGGAGGACTCGGTCAAGCGAGTCCTCGCCTGGAACTTGCTGTTGCGTCACCCCCTTAATCGACACAACTGGGGGCAAGAGGCTTGGAAGCTTAGGGCTGAGTATTTTTGGCATTTGCTAGGAGAGACTGGCCGTTTGTCTATCTTGAAGGGCATAATTGAAGGTGTTATTATTGGGGTTATTCTGAAGATGTTCCTTGGTTAATTTGGAGGTAGCTCAGTGGAAGAGCGGCGCACTGTTACTGCGTTGGTCGCAGGTTCGAGCCCTGCCCTCCAAGCCACTTCAAAGCGTTGCCCAAAATGCACCGAGCACAAGCCCGCCACCCTCGAATTCTTCTACAAGGGCGCCAAGTGGCGAGATGGCTTCAAGCCTTACTGCAAGGTGTGTCAGAAGGCGCAGACCAGCACATGGATAAAATCCAACCCTGAAAAGCGCAAGCTCCAGCAGGGACGGTATTTCAGAAAGAACATCGAGAAAGTCAGGGCAAAGGCCGCAAGATGGCGCAAAAATAACCCGGAAAAAGTCACAGAGTTAAAGAGGAGAGCCCGGCGCAAGGGTAGGGAAAACCCGAGCTATGTCCTGTCACACAGGATGCGAAGGCGCCTTCTGTCAGGACTAAAGAGCACCAAGGGCGGTCGAAGCTGGCAGGAAGTCCTAGGCTATTCAGTAGCCGACCTCCGCCGCCACCTAGAACGCCAGTTCCAGCCCGGCATGACCTGGGAGAATATAGGCCAGTGGCACATTGACCACATCGTGCCGGTGTCGAGCTTTAAGTATCAGAACGAGAATGATCCGGAGTTCAAGGCGTGCTGGGCGCTGGCGAATCTAGCGCCTCGGTGGGCGACTGAGAATATACGCAAAAACGCAAAACGCATTTACCTTCTGTAACCAGTTGACGAAGCCCAATTGACGAATGAAAAACCGTTGACGCGATGGCTTCGTTATTTGCCCGACCGTAAACAGTATGCTACCGCTTTACGGTCGGGTGTCCTCTGGCCCATCCCGGAGGAAAACCCGGCTACGGCCGGGGAGGTTCCAAACGGACACCTTCCCGGCTAGTTGCCAGAGAGAATCCCACTAAAAATCCCTTCCTGCTTTTTAGGCTTATCCTCTCGCTTGGCCACCGGCAAGCGCCGGAGCTGCGGCTGATTGACCACGATCGGCGCCAAGCGATCCTTCGTCTCAGCCTCCGTCACAATGCGGATGACTTGCTCACGATAACCGTCAACGCTGACCTTCAAGGTCTTGATGTCGCCGGACAGCGCCTGGAGCTGGACCGCAATTCGATCCTGACTCTCCTTCAGATCATCAACGTCAGATTGCTTGGCCGGGGGAATAAGCCAGCCTGCGGCCAGCAGGGTGCCAAAGATGCCAAGGACAAGGCCAGCCATACCCTTGGGCGTCAAATCCCACCAGTGGCCCTCTGGAGCCGTCTGGCGGGGCTTCTTGCGCACCACCTTGCGTTTGGCCGGCGCCTCAATCGCGGCAGCCTCGCTATGCTGCCCCCCGATGCCGTTCATATATCCGTTCGCCATGCTGCCCATCTCAGCCCGGCGCCCCCTTGCGTTTAAGGGAGGCTACCTCGGCACAAGCCCCCGATTAGATTTGAATTCGTCGATCCATTGCTTGTACGCATGGTTACGGTCCACCTCACGCAAAACCTCACGCGGCGACATCTCGCGGCCCTGATTGGCCTCTTCCTGGAGCGTTTTGTAAAAGCGGAAGAAATCGCGATAGGCATCCTTCAGACGCAGGCCAAGCATGCGCATCGAGACCTGGGCGCCGCCATAGGCCACCCGCTCATCATCGCAATTGGTCAGGAACACCCCCCAATCGACAATCCCGGTCTCGGAGCGGCCCGACATCATGCGCAGGAACATCTCGGCAATGGTCGCCCATTCCTTGCCCAGGCCAAAGCGGCGCACCCATTGATAGGCGGAAATCTCAAAGCGGATATAGCTCTGGGCATCGATCCGATCATGGTGCTCGGCATAGCGGCCCAGCGGCTCGCCGGAGGCATCGAACACCTTGACGAGGCCATTGGCGAAGTCGGAGGCCTCGAAGAAGCGCAGCAGAAAATCCGTCTCGGTCGCGGTGGCGCAGGCCTCGATGCAAGCCAGCGGGTGCGCCACCCGGAGCCGATCGCCTTGGCGAAGAAGCTCCCGATCACCGTCACGTTCTGGAAGAACGATATCCACTGCCATATTGGTGCCCCCGCACGCTTATTCTATTGACAGAAAGACTAGGCTGATTCGCTGTCAGGATTACAAGTGAATTCCTGGGTGACCCTAACCAATCTGTGGAACTCTTCCTCTGTAAGATTGCCCTGTTCTATTTGATCTAAATCTAGGCCAGCCTTTTCAGCGATCTTGGCCTTTGTTTCCTGGTCAAGCTCCATATGCCAACTTCCTTAGTTTTTCACGAGTATCCCTGCGCCAGACGATATTCTTCATCATCTCTGGCGTTTGAAGCCTGCCCGCAGCTTCTTCGGTCGCCATAAATTCGTCAAGCGCCGCGTTGTTCGCCAGCGAACGGGCGCGGATCACTGTGACTTCCTTGTCGCCTGGAAGCCTTTCGTTTTCCCGGCAAAAGTCCCAGAACATCCAGCTCCAGCCCTCATCAACCGATTGTCGGCCCATGGGCGTTTTCATTTGTCCATCAGCAAATTTGCGGGCACGCTCATCCCAATACTCATCACCGAGCCCCTTGATGCGCGGCTTCCCATCCGGAGTGCTGCGCCATTCGCAAAGAGTGTTCGGATGAGCCTTCCTTTGGGAAAGCCTTGCCTCGTCCGTCTTGGCCTGCTCCAAAACACCGCTCACCCTGGCCTTGGCCCGCTTTGCGGCCTCGGTGTTTCTGATATCCCGGCACACCGCCAAGCATTCGCTGGGCAATGGGAATGTTCGATTAGTTCGTTCAGACTTTAGCTTGGCCACAGCAAGCTTAAGTATGTCGTCATCATAATGATGCAGCTTGCCATCCTTATCGCAATACGTCAGGATATCGTGATAGTCTTGGAAAAAAGCATCCTCGTCAGCCTCCTTGTCTGGTGGAATTCTGAACTGAGTCAGCAATGGCTTTATGAAGTTGTTCATTACGTCAGGCATTAACACTCTCCTCTTTCTTCCACTTCTCAGCCAACCGATCGAGCGTTTCCTTTTGCTTCCGGTTGCGTTCCTGAACCTCCAGCTTCCATGCGGGCACACTGGATACCGCCTGGGAGGCCGCAGGAGCCTCCGGGAGGGCCGTCTTGCGACGATCGCGAGCCTCGACCACTGCGCCCGCAAAATACCGCCACTGACGCACTGAGCCCGGCTTGGCGCGCCCGGAGAGCAGTCGAACCACCGGAAGGATATCCAATTCTAAATCGCACCCCTGCTCCATCCAACCCCTCGGCTCGGACATCACCTCCAGGCTTCCGGCAGCCCGGTTGAGCGCCACTCCACCCGCCTCAAACATGCGGTCCGCAAGGTTGTGGCAATCCACTACTACCTTTTTATCTCGGATTTCGGATATCGGATTACGGATTACGGATTCCATATGCACAATTTTGGCAGTTTCATTGATTTCATTGGCTTTTTTCGGCTCAGTTTCGGCAAGTTTGGTCAAAACTTCGGGCAAACTTTCGGCAAACTTGGGCGAAACTTCCGGCAAACTTTGCCGCTTCTGGCCCCAGCGGGCCTCCGCTGCGGCAGCCTTTTTGCGCATCTCCTCGGCGCGCTTGCAGCGCTCGATCTCAAACCGCGCATTGGTCAGAGCGCCATTCCGGCAGACGATTTTGCCCATATCGATAAGCGCGGCCTTGATGCGCTTCCAGACCCGCGATGACAGATTCATCACCCGCGCCATAAAGGTGTCGTCATCCGGAAACGGCTTGCCGCGATTGTAGAGATGAGCCAGGAAGCGCATATAGGCGCCTTCATGCTCCAGCGTCATGCCGGCGGTGCCGGTGATCCAATCGCCAAGATGCAACGGCAGATAGCGGAACAGAACTTCGATCTCGCCAGCAGTCGCTTCGATTTGTGCTTTAATGCGTGCCATGATGAAAGCCCCCCGGCTTGGTGGTGATGATCTAGAGTTCGATCTGTTCGATAGTGGTCAGCCAGTTCTCAGCAGTTGCGGCACAGATGGCGCCCGCGTCGAACAGGTCGAGGATGAGTGAGCTGATGGCTTCGCGTGGCCAGCCGGCAATCTTTTCGATCAGCGCTTGTGGAAAAACCTCAGAGAGACCTGAGATTGCGTCTTGCGAAGCTGCTTGAGTGATGGTATTCATTGTCTCGTTCCTTGTTGGCGTTTGTTGCATCGGCTCCTGATTGCCGCCCCCCGGCTCCGGACCTTGTGGCTTCCCACCTGGACACGCATAAGGGCCTCGGCTCGGTGATTGATGTCACAGAACTCAACACTACCCCGGCTACGCTTGTTGGAACGCATATAGTCGATTGATCCGAACTGCCAGGAACCGATCAACGACGTTGGAAAAAAGAACCCTTCGGATTGTTTGAGAGGCCGCCTCGCCAAAGGCGGCCTTCAACTTTTGTGCCTTGACTTGCTTGGCCTTGACTTGGCCAAGATGCCAGCGCCGGCCTGGGGCCGTCAAGCGGCAGAAATGCATCACTCCCCCGATACGAACAGGGAACCGCCACATCTGTGGAGAAACTGCTCACACTGTCTTGAATTAAGGCTGTGGAAAACCAAATTCATCCACAGCGGCGCCAGCCCGTTCGGACTTTGCCTGCCCAGACTACCAATGGTGGCGCCGCCCAAACAGGTTGTGAACGCCACAAAGAGCATGGCGGCTACCCCTCGCGCCGACTCAGGCCCTCTAATCCGGATTTGAGTCGGCGCTGCACCTCTTCGCCGCGAAGCTGTTGAAGCCGGCTGGCAAATTCTGGGCGAAACCGGCAGCCGCAATAATTGGCCGCCGAGCGATACCCCCCGCTCCCGGAAATGAACTCCACCAAAGCATAATCAAAATCGCGCTGCGGCACGGGCGGCTGGGCATTGTCTTCCGCCCAGACCAGATAGCCGGCATACATTTCCGCCGTTCTGATCTGGCCGGAGGGCTGGACCGCGAGGCATTGGCTGGCAAAGCCATCGACATGACGCATGGCGAGCTGGAACCGGGCCGGTTTGGTGGCCCGGTATCCCGGTGTCCTTCTGTTCAGGAGGCCGCCGCGCAACAGATCGAGAGCAGCCTCGATATCTTCTTCCTCAAGCCGGTTCGGCGCTTCGTTCGCCAGCTCATAATCCACATCGATCAGATCGGGATAGACCTGACGGGTCAGACTCACCTGGCCTTGCGGCTCCAGCCGCACCGGAACCACCTCATGATGAGGCGGGTCGGCGCGCGGCGTCGGCTGGACGATCGCCTTGATCTCGGGGAAATCGATCGGCTCAAGACGCCGCCGAAACCGCTTGAGGAAGTCGCGCATCTTTAGCCCCTGGCATTTGAAGTCCGATGCGGTGCCCCCGAGCGAGCCATCCCATTGGGGTTGGCCGCTTGCGCGGGCCGGCTGACATTTTCATGAAAATGCGCGCGCACCCACATATCGGCCTCCTCCAGTTTGGTCCTGGCATAAGCAAGCTGGCGTGAAGACATCTGGTCGGCGCCGCGCCGGGAGCCGCCAATGTCATGGAGCTGATCGATCAAGGCGCGAATGGAACGGCTGAAGGCGCGCTGTTGAGCTTTGTCTGCGTCAGACAACATTGGTCTTCTCCTTGGTTGTGGGCTGGCGGGGAGCCATCGAATTTATGGCGCTCGAATCCCCAGCTCTCGAAGTTAGGGCGTGTTTGCCGTGAGAACAAGTCGGCGCGGCGGGCATTTGGCATCCAACGCTCCACCAAGGTGTAAAATTCATCCGGTTTGCGCGAATGGTCGCGAAGTGGCGCCATCAGCAAGGAGCGCTCGCCCTTGGTGTTTTTTGGGTTGCCGCGCGTCCCGATGAGCCAGATTTCATGACTATTGCGAATGCGGTAGCCGGTGCCAAAGGCGAGCCGACCCTTCACTGTCACCTTACCCCAAATGCCGTGGGATTTATACTCAAATCCCCAAGAGTCCATCACTGCCAGCGCCTCGCGCAGCATCGGCGCGGTCGCCCAGAGAAACAGCGCGCAATCGGGTGTCGCCAGATCGCCGACCGGAAGCGCCTTGATGTCCTCCAAGGTCATGGTGTCATAATGGCGCTCGGCACTCTTTTTCTCTTTGCCCTTGGGTGAATAGGTTGCGAAGCGCCAGGGCGGATCGGCGACCACCACATCATAGGCGCCGGGCTCCAACGGATCGAACACCCAAGGCGCAGCCGGCAGGTCAAATAGGGGAAGTTGGTTCATGCCGACGAACTTGCCGTGATTTGCGCGTCGCCGACAAGCATGCCGAGAATCTGCACGAAAAAAGCTTAAATGTGCTTGCGGTTTTCCACAGCCCAGCCTATATACAGGCCAGCCATGTTTGCCCGTCAGCCATCGTTCCTCCCCCACCACCTGACGGGCTCTCCCCCGGAGGAGACCGGGACTATCTGGGAGTTCCCCCCATCGCCCAGCTCGGTTTCCTTCGGGGACCTTATGACCAAGGAGAGTGCCATGAACGAGACACTTAAGTTCAAGCGGATTCCAATCATCAAGCCCAGTCAGCGTGAGTTGGCCTGGACCGCCTTCGAGCTGATCTTTGCCAGCTATCTGTTCTGGCTTGGTCATAGCTTTCTGGCGGGCCTGCTTGCCGGCCTCTGCATCGGCTGTTTCCTATCGCGCCTCAGCGCTCTGCACCACGTCTCGGCCGCTCTCGATGAGAAGCGCCTTGAGACCAGCGCCCTGGAGCAATAGCCATGGATTTCTTCAGCGCCTATCTCTTCATTGGCCTAAGCCTGATGACCCAGCAGGTCATGGGCGATGCCCGAGAAGCCCATGACATTCTGTTCGATCAGATCGAATTGGAGCCCTGGCAGCGCACCGCCGCACGGGTCACCATGATCTTGCTCGGCACCCTGATCTGGCCCCTCATTATTGGGATGACCTATCTGAGGAAATAGCCATGTATGACGAAATCCACTTTAAAACCCTGATCGGCTTTGCCTTGATTGTGCTGGCCTTCACCGTGCCGCTCTCCTATTGCGTCCAACAGACCGAAAAAAGCAATGCCAGCGTCAAGATCGCCTGTCTCGAAAAAGGCGGCGAATGGAACAATAGCTGGGGCGGCTATTGCAAGCTTCCAGAGAAGGGAAAATGAAACCCTTCCGCCAGCTCAATCCACAGCGCCGGATCGCCGAGCTTGAACGCCAGATCGCGACTCTGACACAAGAGTATGCCCGGTACGCGACGCCGGAGCGGTTTAGCTGGTTCTGGAGGAACCTCAGCCATGGCTTTGAACGAAGTGGAAAGCTCACACCCAGACCAGGACATCCGAACCAAGATGGATCGGTTCTTCCAGCGACTGCGCGATCTGAGCCAGGATCGTCGGATTGAAACGCTGGAAAACATCATCGTCGCCCAGGCCGGCGCCATCGACAGCCTGCTCCCGCGCCTTGTCGTGCTCGATAAGACCTATGATCCGGTCCAACATCTGACTTGGCCCCTCATCCAAGAGGGGCGCCGGCTGGCTTTCAACATCCAGAAGGAGCGCCCGGATGCCGGGACGGTTGAAGAGGAGACTAACGAAATGGATCGAGGGGAAATGGGGTAAGCGCACCGCCGTCTTTATCGTGATCGCCCTCTGGGCCATCGCCACTCGCGAGATCGCCCCGCATTACAATCTGTCCAAATGGAGCGTAACCGGGGTCTCGACCGTGATTTTCTATTTCGCCTTCTGGCTCGCCGATCGCGCCTGGGGCAACGATGACTAAATCTTCACTCTGTGACCAAGGAACAGCCATGGCCTTAATCGACGATGCGGATGCTCGCGTCGAACAGCTCAGCCTTGCCCTGAAGGCGGCGAGCCGAGTCCTCGCCGTAATGGCCAAAATCCACCCCGATGATAAAGCGGTGGCAGCCGCGCTCAACACTGCTATTCTGGCCGATGCCGCTTATGGCGTGCAACTCGACAATCCCGTCGCCGAGACCGGCCGGATCAATGGAGCGCTGGGCCTCAATGGCAGATGAAAATCTCCGTCTGCATCAAGAGATCGCGGCAGCCAAACGGCTCCGCGAAAATCTCGCCGCCTTATTCGAAGATGATGAAGAACTCGCGGTCAACAGCATTGAAGGGGAGACCAATCTCAACGAAGCCATCCAGGAAGCGGTGAACCTCTATTGCACCGACAAGACCCGCGTCGAGGCCATCGCCGAACATATCAAGCTGATGGAAGCCCGCAAGGCGCGGCTGGAGAAGCGCATGGAGGTTACAAGGGCCGCCGTCTGCGTCGCACTGGAGCAAGCCGGCAAAAAGACGGTTGAGACCGCGCTCGGCACCGCTACCTTGAAGAACACCCCGCCGCAGCTCAAACTCGACCCAGAAGATGAAGCCGATATCCCCACTCGCTTTTGGCGAGCCGGCAAACCCAGCCTGGATAAGAAGGCGCTCAAGAAAGCGCTGGAGGAAGGCGAGAAGATCAAGGGGGCGCGTCTCGACAATGGTGGCCAGTCCATCCAGATAACCTTCAAGTAATCCGCAACAAGAGTAGCCATGAACGTTCCACAGTTGCTTGAATTCAGCCGGGGACAATTGCAGGTCATTCGTACCATGTGTGCGAAAGACTGCAACTCACTAGAGTTTGATCTTTTCCTAGAGATGTGCAAGGCGCGTGGCCTCAACCCACTGCTGAAGCACATCTATGCCATGGTCCTCAACAAGGACAAGCCGGACAAGCGCCAGCTCACCATCATCGTCTCGGTGGAAGGCCAGCGCCATATCGCCAATCGCAAGGGCGACTATCGACCCGATGACAAGGTGCCGCGCTTCGAAACCGATTCAGACCTAAAAGACCCGCTCACCAACCCCATCGGGCTGATCTCAGCGGAGGTTGGCTGCTACATTCACCGCCATGGTGGCTGGCATTATGTGCCGCATATCGCCTACTGGGAAGAATACTCGCCAACCATTGAGGAATGGGCAGAGGACCCGGCCACCGGCCAGCGGCGCCCAACGGGACGGATCGTCCTGGACCCGCGCAAGGGCAACTGGAAAAAGATGCCCAGAATCATGCTGGCCAAATGCGCTGAATTCGGCGCGCTGCGCAAGGCCTTCCCGGATGATTTTGGCGGGCTCTATGGCGAAGAAGAAGTGGATCGCGCTCACTCCATCGATCTGACCGCCTCCGAAATCCTCGCCGAAGCCGCCCAGGAAGAGCGCATCAAGCGGATCGGCGGCACCGGCTTTATCATGGATTGGATGGCTGGCGGGCCGCTGGAGTCAGTCCCAGCCGGGCAATTTGTTGATCGCTGCCTTGCATGGCTGCGCGACGCCGAGGGTTCGCCGGAGACCATCGCTGCCTGGGAGAGCCGCAATAATGCCGCCTTCAAGCAATTCTGGGGCACCAATCCCGGTGATGCGCTAGCGCTGCGGGTGAAGATCGATAAGGCCAAAGCGGTGCTGGCGCCAGAAGCCGAACCGGTGCCGGTGAAAAAGCCTGCCAAGGCCCCGGCAGCGAAGAAAACCAAGGACGACAAACTGCCGCCCCTCAGGCTAAAAGAGAACCATGACAGAGAGAAAGACAGCTCGAAGAATCCACGGGCAACGAGGAAGGCCAGAGTATAACATCTGGGTCGCCATGAAACAGCGCTGCTTAAACCCCAAGCATAAAAATTATGCCAGATATGGCGGGCGAGGGATTACCGTCTGCAAGGAGTGGGCGGAATCCTTTCTTGTCTTCATCCGGGATGTGGGGCCTCGCCCCAATCCGAGCTTGACGCTAGAACGCCGCAACAATGATGAGGGCTACAACAAGGAAAACTGCTACTGGGCAACGCGCTCCGAGCAATACCGAAACCAGGGGAATAACCGCCACATCTCTCACAACGGGAAGACGCAAACGGTATCGGAGTGGGAGCGTGAACTTGGTTTTGCCAGGGGCACCCTCTGGTTTCGCTTCAGAAGGGGCTGGGATATCGCTCGTGCAATAGAAACGCCGCTGGAAGAAACAAACACCCACGTCAAGCGCGTCAATGAACAAGATAAAGCATTGCCCAGCCTGCGGCTACGTGATGAGCAAGCCGAGGAGTCCAAAAGCCCATCGGCACTTCTTTGCAGTAGTGCAAAAAGCATTCGTGAACTGGCCGGAAAGCCACCCCTTTCAACCCGACAGCCCCGAACATCTAAGGGCATGGCTCCAGGTCAAGGCAAAACACCGCGACGTTCTTCATGATGATCTGGAACGGCCCAACCCAGAATTCGTCATCGCCGTGGTGCGCCTGACCCAGGAACGCGGCTATGCCTTCCCAGCCGAGCATAGTGGCGGCCTCGCCGTCGCTTTCCCGCGCTCCATTAGCTGGGAAGAGTTGGACCAAAAAGAGTTTGGCCCAATTGCCGAAGCCATTTATGCCATGATCGAAGAGGTGATCGGCACCGACATCGGAACCCTCAAAGAGAAGACCAAGGAGACGATATGATGGATGAAAGCTATACAGTCGAAGAGGCGGATTTCCTGATGCGCGTTCATGAACGCCAGATGGAGGCAAAGACCCTGCACGAAAACCTCTATTTCCGGCTAAACAAGGAGATCGCCCCGGTCTTTATCCGGGTGTTCCATGAGGTGGAAAACAAGAATTATCCCAATGTTGAGGCGCGCAAGGCGGCGCTGGCCGAGGCCACGCAGGCGGTGGTGGAGTTCGTTGCCACCGCGATCGTCACCTTGTCCTTGCAGCTCGGCGGGGCGACCAAAGACGAAAACGGCACCACCGAATACGGTAGCGCCAAAAAAATCGCCCAGGTCATGGTCGAGGGCATCGCGGCAAGCGTCATCGATCGCCTGGAGCATAAGCCAAAAAAAGCTGAAACCGCCGCCGTCTCATGATAGCCTATCGCAAATATCTCGCCCATAGCAACGATGACACCCTCCAAAGCAAATGGCGAGATTGGAGTCCGGAGCCCATGAAGCCCGGAAGGCTGGGGGTGATGCTGGATAATACGGGCTCTGGCGTCACCCCCGCTGCCTTAAGCCTGCAATCAAAGCCGCCCACGCGTTTAATGCACCCATGGGAACTTTGGCGGCTCCCCTATCACTGCCCATTGGGCCCTTGATAGCCAGAAAAGTAATGGCGGTGACTTATGAGTGAGACGACTCCGGTTAAGCGGCGCGCCATGACCAGGGCCGAGGTGATCGAAATCCTGCTCAACCAGGGTGCCGATCTTTTTGCCTTGGTCCAGGCGTTGCCGCCCCGGCGCCGGCTTCCGGAGAAAGCCATCTGGACACTTTTAGAACAGCATGGCATCAAAATCCCTTGCGGAAACTTTCAAAGCTGCGCTACCCTGATCCATACGCGGAAAGACTGCATCCGCGACCATAAAATCCCATTGCGGGGCAGTCCGGAGGCCACCAGAGTCACCCATGATCGCCCCTGGAATCAATGGTATTTGTGCCATTCTTGTAATCGGCTTAAGACCAGCCAGCGCGGGTTGACCGGATTAGGGAGTGACGCGGCGCGGATCGCCAAACTGCGCCGGGTGGAAGCCAAGGCCGGAGCGAACCTTCACGGTGAGCGACCAGCCGGGAACACCAAGGAGGAGGAAGACCAGCCATGCCCGATGACGGCCCGCATCCGGAAAAAGACCCTGCCTTCGCGCCCTTTTACGCCCAGCGCCAGCAAATTCGGGAGCAGCAGGAACGGGCCAGAAAGGCTCAAGAACAAGCTCAAGGCCAAGCCCCTCTTCAAGGCAAAAATCCCCAGCCGGCCGTTCCCGAGCAAAACAGGCAAAAAAGAGGCCAAATGAACCTCCCCTCCGTCTTGATCGAGGAGGCCGCACGTATTATATTTGACTATTGGGAGAACAATCACCCAACCGGTCGCGAACCGGTCGCCTGGGACCGCCTCCACCCAAAATATCGGGCCATGTGGTGTGACATCACCCGCGTGGTGCTTGAAATGGGCATTAGTGTGGTCCTTAATGACGCCACCCATTTCCTCGACCACTCCAATGGTGACATGGGCGGTGCCTTTGCCAAAGCTCTCAAGCGCTACCGGACAGAACGGTTGGAAAGCTGAGAAGTTCCGATTACCCATCAAGGAGAAAAGCCATGGCCAAAAAATACGAGACCGATAAATCCGGGTCCGATCTCGATGTCCTGCCGCGCGAAGCACTGGCGCCGCCAGTCTGGACCACCGAACTCATTACCCCTGAAATGGCCGCCGAATATCTGCGGGCCAATATCATCAACCGACCGATGAATGCCTATGATGTTGACAAATATCGGCGCGATATGGAGAATGGGGATTGGCTGTTCACGGGCGATCCGATCCGTTTCAATACGGAGGGCAAATTGTTCGATGGCCAACATCGCTTGAAGGCTTGCACGCTTGCAAATAGGCCTTTCAAAGCGATCGTCGGTCGTAATCTTCCAGTTGAAACCGTCAATGTCGTGGACACCGGCCGACCGCGCCGTGCCTCAGACATTCTGACCATGCGCGAAGTCCCCTATGCCACCATCGTTGGCGGGGCAGCCAAATGGTTGCTCTTGTTGCGTGGCTTGCAAGGGATGGATAAGCCGGCGGGGAAAACGCCGTCCTTCCGAATTTTCAAAACTTCAAACCAGGAAGTTTTGAAAGTCGTAGACAAGCATCCGCTGCTGTTGGAGTCCTGTCGCTTTCCTAAGCGACCGGTTGGAATGCGGCCTACTTTGCTAGCGGCGATTCATTATGCCGGCAAACATCTGGTTGGCCAAGCCGAGCTGGCCGATGCCTTCCACCGGGTCTTTGTCGATGGCATTCCCTATTATGAGGAGAATGACCCGGCTCTAAAACTCCGAGAAATCAGCCTGCGCCAGTCAGAAAAGCAGCTCTATGCGCTCCCGGTCAGAGCATTGATGTCCTCGATCTATGCGTGGAATCACTTTGTTGCAGGCCGCCCCATCCAGGCCTTTAAGCCCCCCGCTTTTGTGAAAATGACCGGGCTCAAGCCTGAGATGATCTGATGGCAACGAAGATTGTCTATCCCTTCGAGCAATTTCCGTTCTTCAGCGGAAAACGCCCGGTTCTGGCCTCGGGGGAGGTCGAAATCGAAATCCTGTCCGTGAAACCCCCTGTTACCCGGACAAAAGATTTGCCCTATCCGCCCGGCGATCAAGAAATCTACACTTGGCGGATCAATCGAGCCGAATTATGGCTCGGTCGTCGGGGTAAAGTCGCCGCAGACCTAATCGCAAATGACTGGCTTCGCCAAGATTTGGAGCGATGGTTACGCGGCAAACACGGCTTTTTGATCGAGTCTGCCCTTCAAAAAGTCCATCGTAAGCTGGCCGTGCCCAGCGAAGGAGAGAACTAGTCTATGGCAACCTCAACCATGAAGACAGAAGACCAAGCCCTGAAAGTGGCCGATCCCGAGACCGGCGATAAGGGAAATGGCCGGACGCTGCGCCCGGCCGTGGAAAGGCTGCGCAAATCCGCCGTGCTGCGCGAAGACGCGCAAACGGCAACGGGGATCAATCAGCTCCAGGCCCTGGAAGGCCTGGATGCGATCCCTAATAAGATCAGCTCCGTTCCACCGCAGACCATCGAAGTTCGCCCCGAAGAACTGTGGGTGGACCGGCGCTATCAGCGTTCGCATATGAGCCGCAAATCGATCAACCTGATCCACAAGATCGTCGAGGGCTGGGATTGGACCAAGTTCAAGCCCCCGGTGGTGACCCGCGACAGCGAGAACCGCTGGATCGTGATCGATGGCCAGCACACCGCCGTCGCTGCGGCTACCCATCCGGGCATCAAGACGATCCCGGTGATGTTCGTGGCCTTGAAGGATGTGACCGAACAGGCGCAGAGCTTCATTGGTCACAATCTGGACCGCATCTCGGTAGGTCAGCTTGAATTGTGGCATGCCCGCAAGCAGGCTGGCGACAAGTTGGTGCTGGATGCTGAGCGCATCATGCGCACTCATGGCGTGAATGTGGTGCGCCAGATTCAGGGCTCGGCCCATGTCTGGGAGGCCAATCAGACCATGGCGACCGGTGTGGTGCTGCGCATTCTGGAGAAATATGGCACGGCCAAGTTCAACCAGATCGTGCAGTTCATCTCCAAATGCGGCCTCAGCCAAATCCGCTCCGACCACTGGAAGTTTGCCACCGCATTGCTGGCCAGCAGCAATGAGGCCGACAAGATTTACAGCCCGGAACGGATGACCGAAGTGGTGCGGGCGACCCATGAAAACGATGCCTTTAACGAGGCGCGCCGGATCGCTACCCTCCACAAGACGCCGACCTATAAGGGGCTACTGATCTTCTACAAGAACCAGTATCGCGATCTCTACCAGCTTCGCTAGGAGCGAAGGTTTATCCTGAGCGACCAACACTACTAGAGCTGATGTTATCGTTCGGGGTAAACCCTCACTTAGGTGAGGCCTTTATGCAACAACCCGCCCTTAAGCCCTAATCCTGGCGAAAGGGCGGGTTGATCCCCAGACAGCGGCATCGCAGAGTGACCCAACTAAGGAGTAGGGCACCATGAGCGATGAAACGAATAATGTGGTCTATCTGGCAAATGAGAACCCTTGCCCCAGACCGCGATCTTGCACCCATTGCATCCATTACCACCCCAATGAACTGTTTCATAAGAAGATGGTGACGTGGCACCGCGATTGGCCGTTCAGACGGACCCAGGCGGTTCCTGGGGCGCTGAGTCATTTCAATGCCTTCTGTTCCTTCTTTGGCGGCCACCACGCCTCTGTGGCGCGCGATGCCTGCCAGGGTGACTATTGGGAGGGCGAGGATGGTTAGCCGTTTCGTTAAACCGACGCCGGATTACAGCCGGCAGCATTGGCCGATGCCGACCTCGATCTGCTGGAGCTGCGGCCAGGAATTTAGCCATCATTGCGGGCCATGCGATCCCAAGCCCGGCGAATTGTCCTTGTGCTTGAGCTGCACTGCGATCTCGATCTTCACCGAGCAGGGCCAATTGCGCGAGCCTACCCCGACCGAGCTGGCGCATTACAGCCTTGATGATGAAGTGCGCACCTTGCAAGGCGCGATTCAGGCGGTGAACCGCCGCGCCCGGCTTGGTGAACAAGATGGGTAGGCGCGGCCCCTATGGCTGCCCGGTGGCTGGCTGTTCCAAGCGCGGCACGATGTCGAGCCTTTACCAGCACGCCAATATCAAGCATGCTGCCTTGAGCTTGAGCCACACCCGGATCAAGCAGGCAATTGAGCGAGGAGAGACCATTATGACCCATTATGACCCATTGGAACCCAAGCCATCCCGCGACCTAAGCCCGTGGGTGATCGGCGTGCTGATTGTTGCGGTGCTGGCCGGCGTCTTCTGGGCGCTGACGGTGATCTGGCCAGACCTCTTCACTTTCCTTTGACGGTTTCCGTCAAAAGTAGCATAATCTCATTATGCGACGGCGGATCAATCTGTCCCCGGCGATGTCCAAGGCCGCGCGGGCCTTGCTCGACATCAGCCAAGTGCAGCTAGCCAATCAAATCAAGATTTCCGCTAGCACCATCCGCCGATTTGAAGCCAGTCGCGGCGATATGGGGCTTGATACCAAGACCAAGATGGTCGAATATTACAAGTCTCAAGGGCTTGTCTTCGTCTATCGCGGCGACGAGGTGATCGGCGTTATCCGAGGTGAGATTGGAGACCTGATCTTCGATTATTGACCTCTCAATAGGAGATATCCTCTCAAACTGCCTACCCAAATCAAGGAGAATAGCCATGACAAATCCCCCAGAAAAGACAAATCCCCCAGAAAATCCCCAGACCGACACGGCGTTGTCGCCGTTACTTCAGCTTGCCGAGAAGGCCTGGAGCTTTGCCAGCGATACGCTGGACCAGGACGGGCCGGGCATGCCGCATTTCATCGCCGAACTGCCAAATGGCGAGGTGCATTTCATGGCCACGCCCTGGCAAGGTGAAGATGACAAAGAGATCATCCTCAACATCGTGACCAAGCATTTCGCCGAGCACAATGTGCAGCGTTATGCGCTGATCAGCGAGGTGTGGTTTGTGCAGCGCCCGCCCGGCGACCCGCGCAAAATGGGGATGCCGAGCGAGCAGCCCGACCGCAAATCGGCGCAAATGATGCTGGCGGTGGATCGCAGCGGCGAGGTGCTGCACTATATGGCCGAGATCATCGAGAGCACCGATGAGACCGGCACCCCCAAGCGTCAGCTCGGCGAGCGGCGAGTGTTGCCCGCTGGCGGTGAGCACACCGGCCGGATGGTTAATCTGCTCGGCCCGCTGAAAAAGCCGGCCGTTCACTAACCCTCCCTCTGGCGGCGCCCAACATGCTTTGATGGCCATGACGCCAATGGCGCCGCCTCCTTCCCCCAAGACTAGCCCAAACGAGACCTGCCCATGCCCCCAAGAGCCAAGAAAACCAAAGACACCCAGGATCAGAACTTCACCCAAGGCAACATCCTGGAAGCCACCATCGAGCGGATTGTCGAGCGCCATCGCCGTCGCACCCAATGGCATAAAGCCGAAAAGACCTTGACCTTGCAGGGCAAGGCGGTGTGTCGCCGGATTTGTGCTGGCGACAAGAAGGCGGGATCGGACCTGTTTGAGAAGGTCGCCAAGCTGAGCGCTGAGCAGGTCGATGCCATCCTGATCGAGGGCTATGACGATCCGCAGATTTTTACCGCGATCGTTGAGACCTATCCGATGATTCAGGCGCGCCGCATCATGAATCGGCATCGCGAGATGGTCGAGAATGAGCTGGAGGATTTGGCGCATTCTCTGCCGATCATGGAGTGGATCAGTCAGATTCCGGGCGTCGGGCCGGGCTCGCTGGCGGCGGTGATCGGCAATACCGGCAATCTGTGGAACTATGCCACGGTGCAAAAGCTCTGGAAGCGGATGGGAATGGCCGTGATGCCCGATGGCCGGCGCCAGCGCAATATCAAGGGCGCTGATGAAGCGGCCAAGGCTGCCGGTGGCTACAATGCCCAGCGCCGCTCGGTGGTCTGGAATATCGGCACCTCGATCATGTTTAGCCAGACCGAGCAGACCGAGAAGGATGCCGAGACCGGCGAGGTGATCCGGGTGAAGCGGCGGGCTGGCGAATATCGCAAAATCTATGATGCGCGCCGGGCATATGAGGAGGAGAAGAACGAGCGCGGCGATTATGCCGCGCTGGCGGAAAAAATCCTCAAAGGCAGCCAGTTTGCCAAGACCACCGAGGCGTATAAGGCCTACAGCCAGGGCAAGTTGCCCAAGGGCCATCTGAAGAGCCGGGCGCAGCGTTATATGGAGAAGGAGTTCTTGAAGCGGCTGTGGGTGGAATGGCGTCGGACGATGCGCGATGCGATGCCCGCCGAGCCCTATAAGGACCCTGAGCCAGCGGTGCCCCCCAAGCTGGTGAAGGCGCAACCGGTGCGCTTTGGCGCCCCGCTATAGGCAGCAGCAAAAAGGCCGGGCCTCGATAAGGAGTCCCGGCCTGGAAAGGAATGGCCCATGTAAAAGAGAGACAGACGATCCGCCATGTTTACCGCGAAAAGCGAATGAAGTGAAGGAGTAAAGTTCATGCCGATCCAAAGAGTCGCAGACCACAATGGCGACACCACCTATGAGTGGGATGTCAAGGATGACGCAGCGGTCGCCAAAGCGATGGAGCGGTTTCATGATCTGGTGAACAATCAGAAGTTCACCGCCTATGACCCTGGCAAGAATGGCGAGGGCGCCAAGCAGATCAAGGCGTTCGACCCGAGTCAGGAAGAGACCATCTTCATGCCGCAGCGCATGGGTGGTTAAGAATGGACTGGGATGTTGACCTGATCCGGCGCGCGCTGGAGGGAATGGTTGACCGGGCTCTCCACAATATGGGGGAGCCCCCCTTTCCATTTCTGAGGGAAATCCGGATTTGGGAGGAGCCACACTACTACCTTTGCCACATGATGGAACTGCGCTTTACGAATGATACGGCGGTTGGCAGCCGGCTCGATTATGCTGCCCATGAGGAGCGTCGTCGGTTTTGCGTTAAGG